TGGTCCTGTGAAACCTGTTGGTCCTGTGAAACCTGTTGGTCCTGTGAAACCTGTTGGTCCTGTGAAACCTGTTGGTCCTGTGAAACCTGTTGGTCCTGTGAAACCTGTTGGTCCTGTGAAACCAGTAGCACCAGTAGCACCAGTAGCACCAGTAGCACCAGTAGCACCTGTAGATCCGGTTGATCCCGTTGGACCAGTTACACTACTTGCTGCTCCTGTAGCACCTGTTTGTCCACCACTTTGAGAGCATATCCAGTTATTTGAAAACCCTCCACCCGTCTGAGCAGATGAAGAAACAGCTAACATTTTAACACCATTCCCACCAATTGTTCCAGATATAGACTGAGATAAAACGGTATAAATATTTGTTCCTCCAGAATCCTTAATAGTTATTGTTGATGTTAAACTAAAATTATTAATATTTATCCACGAGCCTATTTTACAAGTAGAAGGGTTAGGCATTTGAATAATTTTATTAGATGTTGGATTAAATGAAAATGTTTGAAATAAATCACTAGAAGACAATGCTAATAAAGAACTACTATTTGAAGTTTGCAGAGAGTTTTCATATGTTCCTTCACCAAAAGAAAAATTTAAATTTGCACTTGAATCAAACCAAGCATTATTATTAAAATAAATACTTCCTGTTGGTCCAGTTCCTGAAAATAAATTTATATTTGCAGAAGCGTCTAAAGTTAAATCAGAACCAGTAGTAGACGTGCTAATATTTTCAGCTGTAATATACCAATTTTTTGTAGGATCATTCAATTGTTGGTTTGACATATATTTATATATTAGATTAAATAATATATTAATAAACAAATAATTATTTCTGATTAGTTTCTAATCATTTCTCCTAGAAAAAATTTTATTATAAAAATTTAGATGACTTTAATAATAATAAAAAACAATTTTAAAAAGTTTCATCTAAGTAACAGCCAAAAATTAAAATATTTTTTATAATTCAAATACTTTTTATGCGTCATTTGATACAAACCAATAAGTAGTTCCACTAATTGTTGCGACTTGAAATTTACGCATTAGCTGTGAATTAGTAAGATTATAAGTGTTTGCGGCTGTATTACTAATTGTATTGTCAATTCCTACAATATTAACAGCAGGTGAATTAAGTGTTACTATTTGTAATGCAGCTTGCGTTTGATTAGTTGATGTACCTCCGGCTCTTCTAAACTGAACATATCGGCCATCATCAGCGGTTGTAATGGCAGGTAGAGTAATAGTTCCGATTGTGCCCGCTCCATTGGTGATGGATGTTATATAAATATAATTATAGTAATAGTCGCTCCAAAGTGTATAAGTAAAGGGTGAACCTGTTGAGCCTGTTAAATATCCTACTGACTCTTGTATTCCTGACTTTATAAAAGTTGTTTTTGTAGGTGTAATTGTAATTGAAGACCCGCTTGCGTCATAAGAAATTATTGGATTATTGTAATATATTCCCGTCGGTCCAGTTGGTGACCAATAACTAAAACCAGTATTACCTTGAGGTCCTGTTACACCAGTAGGACCTGTTACACCAGTAGGACCTGTTACTGAACTTGCTGCTCCTGTAGGTCCTGTTCCTAATGGTCCCGTTTGTCCAGTTGGTCCAGTATATCCTGTAGGGCCTGTTACACCTGTAGGACCTGTAGGTCCTGTATCTCCTTTTGGTCCACCATATGGTCCAGTTACACCTGTTGGTCCTGTAAAACCTTGATTTGGGTTTCCAGCTCCCAAATATTCTTCTAAAATTATACAATTTGCTGTTACTGTGGGGTTGTTCCCAATAACTCCTAATGTATATGTAGGCGATATTGTGTCATTTTCCAATTGAAAAAATAAAGTGTAAGTAATAGCATTTGTAGTCTGAGGCCAATGCATAAAATTAAAAGTATATGTGTCAGTAAATGGTCCAGAAGCATTATTCGTTCCGCAAAGTGTATCTTGACCTAAAAGTGTATAACTTGTTCCTGCGTCAGTAGTGTAGACAATACCTAAATTTAGTCTTGTTCCGAATGTGTCACTTGCTTGGTATTTTACTTTAAATTGGACCTTAATTCTACTCTGGTTACTTTGTGGTGTAATGCTTTCAGTATAACCTTGTAAAGCACAACTATAACAGGGAACTGATACAGATGGAAATGGAGTTGCAATAGTTTCTAAATTTTGTAAATTATCAGTGAATCCTGTGTTTTTATATACATATTGTATAACTACTCCAGGAGAACCTGTTGGTCCTGTAGCACCAGTAGCACCTGTTTCTCCTGTATTACCAGTAGCACCAGTAGCACCAGTAGCACCAGTAGCACCAGTAGCACCAGTTGGTCCTGTTACACCTGTATATCCTGTTACACCTGTTGGTCCTGTATTACCAGTAGCACCAGTTGGTCCTGTTACACCTGTATATCCTGTAGCACCTGTTGGTCCTGTATATCCTGTAGCACCTGTTTCAGTTGCCGTACCTGGTATTCCTTGTGGTCCTGTTACACCTGTTGGTCCTGTATATCCTGTAGCACCTGTTCCAGTTGCAGTACCTGGCATTCCAGTAGGACCAGTTGGTCCAACAGAACCTCCACCTCCGCCTCCATTACATGGAACAAAACATTCACATTCATCAGGAACATAAAGAACTTCATCACACCAATCACAAGTGTTTCCACAATCACAATCATCAGGACCAGTGTAATCGCAATCAGGACAAGGAACATAATAACCAGTTGTGCAAGGATTTGCACATGGATTTGCACCATATGGCTGTCCATTTATGTAAGTTACAGTAAGATTTGTTACTGTAATATTTTGACTATTTATATTTTGTGCATTTATGTTACTCATTTATATAAAAAGCACACATATTTTAAATTATTATATTTTATTAATATTAATTACTATATTTTAAACTATTATAGACAGAAAATAAATAAATTAATATTAATAACATATTTCTAAATAAATTAATATTAATTATTTTATTAAATTTATTTAATTAGGAACAGGAAATGGTCTTTGATTCTTCTCAATAACTAAAGGTTCAGGTATAAAAATAGGTCCTTTATCGTAAATATTAGTAGATGCTAATTTAGTTATTTCTGGAACAAAACAAGGAGCAGGATTAACTAGATTAGTAGAGTTAATTCCAAATAAAAATGATTCTGTGTCGGCAGCATTATAAGATAACTTATTCCAAGGAATTTGAGCAGGCATTAATCCATTACCAGGTAATCTTGTGTTATAAGCTGCTCCATATTGTGAATTTGGATATAGTGTGTAGTTTTCTGAATGTTTAAACTCTCTCTGTTCTAAACAATAATTGCCTTGAGTATTTCTATTACGTGTAGAAGCCATTTATATATACCTTTAAAAAAAGTTTAAATTAAAATAATTAAAATAATTAAAATATTGCTGACTTTAATTTCCACATATTATTCTCAGTTATTTTACCAGTTTTAAGTAATTCACTGACACAAATATGTGTTAAATACATATAATCATAAGCAAACATTATCATTAAACCAAAATCTTCATCAATGCTCATAAAATGAGAAGCTGATTTAAGCATACATTCCTTGAGTTCTTTATTATCTCTAATTTTTTCATATAACTCTTGAATTGCTCTATCCATTTCTTTTTCATTATAATCGTCCATCCCTAAAATATCAAGCAATTCCTGTCGATAAATAGTATCTCTTATAAAATCCTTTTCTTCATCAGTTATTTTATCTGACGCAAAAAATACTTCAGGTATATTATATGTGCAAATTACTTTTGTATTATACATTAATTTAAATAGTAATAATTATTTAAATTAATTTATAATTTAAATAATATTTTCAATATTTTCAATATTTTCATTTTCTTCTTTGTATAAATATTTCAAAAATAGCATAATAAAAGAAAATATTAAAATCATAATATTAGATATAATAATAGGAAATTTATTTATTAATATTCCATAAGCAATCATTAAAATAGCTGAAAAAATATTTAAAAAATAAGAAATAATAGAAATAGATTTAACATTTTTAATTTTATAAATATGATAAATTTGTGGAATTAAATTAATACTTATTAAAAAAGACCCACAATATCCAACATAATCATTATTCATATTATGATTATGATAATACTTTTAATATTATATTTATTTAAACATATTGATATGTAGAATGTTTATTAAAATAATCACCATCACGTGTTAATTCACGTGAAGGAACTCCACCACGAATCCATCCTTGAGAAGCATCACTTTCAATAGAAGAATTCTTAATCTTTTCTTGAACAGCAGGTAAAAGAGGAGTTTGGTGATATTTAATATAACTTTTCTCACTTAGATTACTTGTGCTCTTTTTATTAACAATTTGTTCACCTTGTTGAATTTGAGATTCCATAATAGGATTAACAGATCCGCGTCCTAAATATGGTACTGTAGCAAATGGTCTTTGAAATAAATCAATATGGCATCTAGGATGTGTTTGAATAGACCCAATTTGAAGTTTAGATGAATCATCGATATTACATCCACCTGCACCAGAATTAAAACCACCGTTATACATAATACCAGGTTGAGATGTTGCGAGTAATTTTGCATTTTTCATTGTACAATCAGAAGCAAAGTAATTTTGTGTTGTATAATTACATGATGCTACATTTTGAATGTCAGTTTGTGATTTATTACATTCATCAAGTCCAAGGCGACTCATATTTTGAAAGGTATAACTAGAAACATTAGCCATTTATATATTATAATATACATTATTTTTTACAAATTTAAATGTTTTTTGTTTCTAAATGTTTATTCCACTCTGACAAATAAACTTTTTAATATATTTTATTCAGTTTTATCTATTATTGTAACTTTTGAAATATTTTTAATTATTTTGTCTTCCTTTTCTGAATCATTATCTCCAGAACCTCCCATTGATTCAACAATTATCTTATTATATTGGTCTGAAAATTTTGAAGCAGACTTTCCACAATCTGGATGTTTTTCTTTAAACTTAGGTATAAGTCTTTGGTTTTTTGAAACTACTCTTTTTATAGCTTTTTTAAGCTTATTTTTGTCTTCATCTTCTTTTTCCCATTTATCTTCATCTTTAACATATAAAACTTCTCTCTTCTTATCAGTGCAATGTATTGGTCTTTGAGTGATATCTAATGCTTTAAGGTTTTTTGTAATAATTTTTGAAATGCCTTCAACATATCCAATCTCACCAACTTTTTCCAAGTCACCAAGTTGAAGTTTAATTGAATCAACAAAATCCATAATATTCATTGCATCTTTACATGTTTCATTTAAAAAGAAATTAAGATTGAAAGCTTTATTGTGTGAATTTGTTGTATTATGAGAATGAGTATTATGAGTACCATTTTCAAGTACTTTCATAACCATATTTTGTTGTTCAATCATCATAGTTTTGAGTTCTTTATTTTCATTAATTAAAAGCACAATAAGTTCTCTGTCAGATGGGTCATTTGGTTTTTTGTCATTGTTAAAACATTTACTTTTATGTTTCCATAATCCGTTTCTAGAATCATACATTTTATTACAATTTTCACATGTAAATTTTTTATTTTGCCCTTTTTGCCCTTTTTCTGTCACCAAAATGTCACATTTTGTCACCTTCGTATGTTTTGATGTCAATATATGTCTATCCCAACTATATTGTTTACAGCATTCATAATCACAATTTGAACAATAAAATTTTTTGCCCTTTTCTTGCCCTTTTTGCCCCTTTTTTGTCACCGTTTCGTCACCTAAAGTTTCCATACATATTTGTAAGAAAATATTTTTAAGCTTTAATTTTAAATTTTATCATAACAATTTTATAATTATTTTTTTTGTGACCAGACCATAAAATTCAATTATGCTGTAAAAGAATCATTTTTGGCATAAAGTATTTGTATATTTCCATTTTGGACATTTTTTTTGTCCATTTTAAGAAATTAGAAAAAACTTTCCCCAAAAATTTAAAAAATATTCACTACACATGAAGGAAACTTTTTTGAGCTATTTTTGCGGATTCCTTTACATTATGTAGTATATCTCTTTAAGTAGGATTATGAATTTATATATTGTAAGTGTTTTTGCGTCTCAATATGTCTCTGATATAAAATCTCACCAAAGCATCCAAAATCACATTTTTCACAATAATAAGGAAATTCTTTTATTCTCTCTTCTTTAGTTGCATGTTTATTTAAATAATGAAGCTTATAATTTGTTGTTTTACTTGGTTTATAATCACAAAAACTACATTTGTCATCTATTTTTTTATCACATCTAGGTTTTCTTTTCTCTCCAGTATGTCTTTTTGATTCTAAATGTTCATTCCATATTGAAACGTAATCACATTTAAAATTGCATTTTTCACAATAATATTTTGATTCCATTTTATATAATATATTATATTCTTTTTAAATGATTTAGAAATATATTCTTTATATATTATATAATGACAGACCGTAGAAAATATGACTTTGGTCATCTTGATAAGTATTGTAAGGAAAATAATGTGATATTGTTAGAGGATTATAGCGATTGTAAATTAACAAGAGATATTTATTTAAAGGGTATATGCTGTTACTCAAATTGTAAATTTGTATTTGAAAAAAGATATAGAGAATTAATAAATGCTGGTGGCTATTGTAATTTATGTATACAACTAGTTAGAGATGCAAAAAGAAAAATATATAACTTAAATAAATTTGGCGTTGATGAACCAAAAAAAATTTATACCTTAACAAAGTTAAACGAAATAATATTACATAATAATATTGTATTAACAAAAACTTATAATGAGAGCGTTAATAGCAATAGTATAATTGAAGGATGTTGTTTAAATAAATGTGGAAACTTATTTTCACGAACACTAAAAGACATTATTAAAAATAATAATTTGTGTTGTAGAATATGTAAATATTCTAATGCTGTTATTGAGAGAGAAAATACTAATTTACAAAAATATGGAGTTAAAATAATTTCACAAAATAAAAGTATTCAAGAAAAAATTAAGAATGCCTGTATGATTAAATATGGAGTTGAACATACAAGTCAATTAGAATCAGTAAAGAAAAAATTTAAACAAACTTGTCTATTTAAATATGGTGTTGAAAATCCAACTCAAAATGCTAAAATAGCTGAAAAAGCATCCAATAATTGTTATAAGATTAAAACATATAATTTACCTTCAGGAAAAATTATAAAATGTCAAGGTTATGAACCTTTTGCTTTTAGAGATTTAATAAAATCTGACATAAATGAAGATGATATAGTAAACGAAAAAACTATGATTCCTGAAATATGGTTTATTGATGAAAATAATATAAAACATAGATATTATGTTGATATTTATATTCCATCTCAAAATAAATGTATTGAAGTTAAATCATTATACACATATAAAAAGTATGAATGTATAAATTTATTAAAAGAAGAATCAGCAAAAAAATTAGGATATAATTTTGAATTTTGGTTTTATGATAATAATGGAAATAGAATAAATAATTGTGAAGATAAATATTATTAATATAATGTGTAACGATAATTATCAGCAACCCTTTGCATATTTCCTTCTGGAGTAGATTCTTTAGCACTGTACATTGTACCGTATAGATACTGAGAATATGCACCTTGGTCGTTTGTTACTCTAGTATTTGGACAACTGTTAAATGGTCTTAAAAAATTATCTAGCTCAAATTCCTGATAAAGATCTCCATATAATTGTTTATTTGTATTTTTTATACCAGGATTCATCATTTGAACAGCTCTTTTAACATTTTTTGTTATATCCTCATCACAATCAACATTAAATGAAGGAGGAGCTGCTTTTCTATTTGGGTCATCAACAATTTGGGTTAATAAAACATTGCTAAATGGATTTTTTTTTGTTCCCTCTTTAAATTCACTTTTTAAAACAGAATCTAAAGTTTCAGGATTTACATAAGAAGCATTATTTTTATCGAACATTCCAGTTACTTCATTGCCTTGAAGAGAGAAACCTTCATTTAACATATTTTTAGTTATCTTTTGTTTTCTCATCTTAAATAATACAAAAATAACTAATAAAGTTAAAATTCCAACAACTAAAACACGCTGAGACATTGTTAAAATATATCCTAAAATAGTAATTAAAATAATTAATCTTGAAATGGCATTTAGCTTTTGTTCATAGCACATATTTGTTGTAGGCCATAATTCAAATATGTATTCTTTATTAAATAAGACTAATGGATCATTGGACCAGAATTGTATTGTCATTATATATATATAAATCTTTTAAAAAGTTTGTTAAAAACTATTATTTGACATTAAATTGTATTATTAAAATGTCAAAAAAAACGGTCAACTATTTTGCATAAACTATTTGGAGATGCTTTTAATTTATCTACCAAAAACTTATAAATATTATTGTACACTTCATTATCTTTATATTGTCGGCAAGTATAAAGATCAAATGACATATGATTTTTTTCAGGAAATGTGTGAATAGATAAATGTGATTCTGATAATAAAAATATAATACTGCAACCTATTGGTTCAAATTTATATTCAACAGCATTTAATATTTGAAAATCATTATTTTGACAAATATTTTTCAATAATAAATTTAGTTCATAAAAATTATTTAATAACTCTATATTTTGTATTCCCTTAAAATCACAAATCATATGTTTTCCAGAAGATTCATATTCGTTAAACATATATATATATTTTAATACATATTATTCTATACATTTTTCTTTATTAGTGTTTTCTAGTTTGTTTTCTTTTATATTTTCTGTTTTTCTTTGTTTTTCTTTGTTTTTCTGTTTTTCTTTGTTTTTCTGTTTTTCTTTGTTTTTCTGTTTTTCTTTTTCTTATTTTTTTTCTTCCAATAACAGTCGATAAGTCTAATGTCATATAATAATATGGTTCACCTTCATCATCTGATTCAGCATCTGAATCGTATGTAGTTTTTTGTGATGATACTACAAAACCAAATTTATTTTTATAATATTTCATTAAGTTGCTACCCTTACACTCTAAATCTATATATTTAATGTTATTAAACTTGCCTATTCTTATTAAAGTATCAATTAATTGTTGTCCAATCCCTAAACCTTTAAATTCTTCAGGAGAACAAATTCCATCAAAATTTATTATTTTATCACCTTTTTTATTAGTATTAAACATAAATACTAATAGACCAACAATTTTTTCATTTAAAATAGCATATAAAATAACACTAGATGCCATTGTTCCAACCAAATGATTTATAGTAATTGATTCTTCATCTCTACAAAAATTTCTATATTGTTTTATACCACCTTTTATTTCATCAAAAGTTTTGTATCCTGAACGCACTATAGGGTCAATATCTAATTCTTGTTTTTTTAAATTATTTATTATATTTATTGGAGCATTATAATATATTTGTATTTCACTCATATATATATATTATAATGATTATTTTTTTCCTTTTTTCTTTTTATTACTAGAGTTATTTGAGCCTCTTGGAGTTCTCTCTACTTTTTCTCCAGAACTAAATAATTTAATCAACTCTTCTTCTGGAATAGCTGGTTTTTGTTGAGCTTGTAATTGCTGATGTTGTTGAGCCAATAATTGTTCAGCTTTAGCCTTTGCATTTGATTCAGCCTTTGCTCTAATTCTCTCTTTGGTTTTTGCCATTTTCATTTTTTGATTTAAATTTGCTTCCATTGCTGCCACATTTACTTTTCCACCCATACCAGCCATACCACCCATACCCATCTTACTTAACATCGATTGAATATTTCCCATACCAGGCATATTTTTCATTTTATTCATCATTTCTGTTGCTTCAGCAATAAGCTCAGTTTCTTTAAGGTCTCCAGATTTAATTTTAGAATCTAATCTATCACCAACAGTCTTAACTAATCCCATTAATTTGGTAGGATTTTTAACAAGACTTTGGAAGATATCTTTCATATCAGTCGCTCCATCAAAATCCATATTTAAATTAGCGGCTGTTTCTTCAGCAATTTCACGTGCTAATTGTCCTAATTTACCATCTAACATACCAGTAATATGTTCGTGAAGTTGGTCTGCATCTGGCATATTAATCCCAGCACCAAGTCCTTCAGAAGGTTCAGATGTATTTTCTCCTGAAGGGATATCAAATAATCCTTTCATTTGAGATAATGTTTCTTCTAACTTAGACTTAAATTCATCTTGATTAATAGATTCAAACATTTTAGCTGTATCACCAAACGCTTCTTTATTATCTAATGTTCCGACAATAGAAAACATAATTAATTGAAGATACTTCCAAATAATACCTTTTGTTTTTTCTGATATTTCACATTGCCATAAGTTTTTGAAATGAATTTGTGGTAAAAATTCAGTATCAATGTCAGATTCATCTTTAAACATATCATTATTTTGATATAAAATATCAAAAAATCTTGGAGGAAACTTTTTTTGACAATGTTCAAATAAAATTTTAACTGAATTTTGTTCAGATTTTTCTAATGCTTTATTTCGTTCTTCTTCTTCATCAATGTAACTAAAATTCTCTTTACTCTTCCACCATTTATTGATAAAAGAATCATATTCCGGAAATGTTGTTCTAATATCCCCAACAAAATCTTTAATAACCTTAGTAAATTCTTCTGGAATTGATTTACTTTCTTCTGTCATATTATTTAATATAGTATATATTTATTTAAATCAAACTCATTGATATATATATATTAATTAATTTAAATATCAATAGGTTGAATTTTAATTATCCATAAAAATAAACCAAAATATTCAAAGTTGTAAATGACTATTTATATATTTATTCACATAAATCAGATAATTTAGTCAAGTTTTGAATGTACTTCATAGTCTTTGCTTGATTTTCAGGAGACATATTTTTAATTGGAGCTCTTAAACGGTCAATAGATTCCATAATTTTATCTGAACTATTTGACGAAGCTACATCAGACGAATAGTCCTTTTCAGTAAAAAAAGAAATATCTCCAGTATCAATTTCTGCTTTATATTTATCTGCAATAAATGCCTTCCATATTTTAACAATCATCTTTGGATTAGCTTTTCTAATTGCAGTCAAAGCATTTTTCGCAGCCAAAACATCTATATCTTCAGGAAATACACTTTGTACATCATTAATGAAAGCGACAAAGTGATCATTAAACGCAGCTAAAATATTAGACATTATGTATTTTTATTCTTTTCTTTTTAAATTACTTTTATAATAAATAAATAAATTAATTATAAAATTAATAATAATAATTAATAACTCATTGGAGGTCTATTTCCAGTTAGAGTTCTTAAATCAGCATCTCTTTCTTCTTTCATTTTTTTAATTCTATCTTCCATAACTTGGTTAGAGGCATCTTCTCCAATTTTTTTTGCTCCACGAATAGTTGTGTTTTGTTCTTCATTATTTCCTTGTTGAGAAAGTTGACCGCTAAATGCTGTATTTAAATCAACATAATTATGCATTTGTCTCATACCTCCATTACCTTTTGCTTCTAAATCTTCAGGAGCTTGATCTAAAAAACTATATTGGTCTGAAACAATATCACCAAAGCTTCCTCCGCCTCCCAATGAAAATGCCATAGGCTCCATATTATTTTGCGTCGCTTGTCTTACTTCAACTTCTTGTCTTGGCTTTAAGTGTTCTAAAATTTGCTCTCCATATATTACTTGATAACCTTTAGTTAGCAATAAAAGAGCAGGAACACGAGTAACATTTTCTGGTAAAATAATTTTTTGTTCATTTTCTAAAATAATATATGTTTTATTATTAGCCTCCTTAACTCTTTTATCGATACATATAAAATGAATATCTTTTTGAACATTAGACTTTGATAAGATTTGTAAATATTTCTTAGAAACTTCACAATATTTGCTATAATATAAAATACAACTCATCTTAATCTATACTTAGTTAATTGAATTTAATATTTAACTCATTTTAAAAAAAAATGATTTAAATTAACAATTTAAATATAAATATATATTAGATACAATGAATCCGCACCTTGAGCCTTTTGATACTGATGACCATTCATTTGGTTTTACACTAAGTGGTATAAACGTAAGTTTAGCTAATGCAATTAGAAGAACAATGCTATCTGACCTACCTTTGGTTGTATTTAGAACAACTCCATATGAGCAAAATAAATGCAATATTATTGCAAACACAAGTCGTCTTAATAATGAAATTATTAAACAACGTTTAAGTTGTATACCTATTCATATTAAGGATGTAACTGATTTTCCTTTAAAAAATTATATTATGGAAGTAAATATAGAAAATAATACTGACACAATAATGTTTGTTACAACTGAACATTTTATTATTAAAGACTTAATTAGTGGAAAACCATTGCCTCAAGATAAAATTAGAGAAATTTTCCCAGCTGATGATGTTACTGGATATTATATTGATTTTGTAAGATTACGACCGAGAATTTCAGATGAAATACCAGGTGAAAAACTTCATTTAACTTGTGAATTTGACATAGGTACAGCAAAAGAAGATGGAATGTTTAATGCAGTATCCACAGCCTCGTATGGTTTTACAAGTGACACAGCAGCACAAGATGCTGAATTAGTTAGAAAAATTCAAACTTGGAAAGATGAAGGAAAAAATGAAACTGAAATTAAATTTGAAACAGCAAATTGGAAATTATTAGATGCAAAACGTATATACAAAAAAGACAGTTATGATTTTGTTGTTGAATCGGTAGGTGTTTATTCGAATAATGAAACTGTAAATTTAGCTTGTAAAATATTAATCGAAAATTTAAGCAATATTAGTACTATAATTGAAAAAGATGAATTAGAAATTAAAAATTCAGATAATACTATGTCAAATTGTTTTGATGTTATTCTTGAAAATGAAGACTACACAATAGGAAAAATATTAGAATATTTCTTATACACAAAATTTTACGAAACACATATGTTGACATTTTGTGGTTTTAAAAAGATGCATCCTCACGATAATTATAGTATTATTCGTTTAGCATATAAGACAGCAGTAGAAAAATCAACTATTAAAGGGCATTTAAAAGAATGCATTGATGATGCAATCGAGGTTTACACAAAGTTAAAGAAAGACTTCACAAAATTTGTCAAGAGGTAAATATAAATAATATAATTTTATAAATTTCATATTATTTATTTGGTAAATTTATTTTTTTTAATTACTTGAATCAGCAACAACAGTATCAACATTTCGTTTTCTCATTTGATGATTCAAACAATACATTAATAGAGATGGATGCAAATCGTTTACATAATTAATTACAACAGTATTAGTTACAAAATGTTTTTTCTCTCTAAGCTCGTTGATATATTTTAGATGAATATTAAACATATGCGTTCTATATTGTTCTGAAAACTGAATAAGAGGTTTTTCCTTTTTTATATAACAAGAAATATAATTAGAGAATAAAGTATCAGTAAACAAATGAACTTGGTCTCTAAAAGTAGAAAAATCTTTTTTATTTTCAGGGTAATACTTTAAAAACTCTCCTACCTTACCCTCTTTTCTAAGACAAAGATATTGATATTGAAGCTTTGGTTGGTTACCTCTAAGGTTACGTACTTGCTCATAAACAGGATTTCTAATTTTCATTCTTTCTCCAGTAGAATAATTATGAACAACAACACCGACAATATCATAAGATGTATTCATAGAAGCATATTTTTCAATTAAATCAGAATAATTATCAAATGCATAAATTTGTGGAAACATTATATTACTTTCTAGAATATTATAAAAAAAATGAACATATTCTGTAGGATTATAAGGTGTAACCGTAATTTTATCAACATCATTATGAATTGAATATACAGCTACAAGATATAACTGTTTTTTATTGAATGGAACAACAATTCTATTTTCAGGATGTTGAAGAACAAAACTATAACAAAAATTTTTATCTAATTGATTAATATCTAATTTACATTCAGTAGCAGCCTCCATAAACATATCCCTAAAGGTTTTAGCTCTAGGACCTTTATAAAAACTAGAAGTTGCGCCGACGGTATTTCGTGTAGAAATCTCCCAACCGCCTGTCAAACCAATCGAATCATCCCAAAATACAGTAATCATTGTTCCTTCAATAAATTCTTCTGCAACAATTCCATTATCTGATTCATTATACTTTTTAATAAATTCATCACTTGGAATAGATTTAGGAGGAGAAAATCCAACAACATTGTCATTATTATTAACAATAACAGAACGACATAATCCGTAACTAGGAATCAAATCAAAACTTAAAATTTGTTTGTCGTATCTAATAACTTTATAGGAAGCCTTATTTAATGTTCTACATTCAACTTTGTTTAATTTTAGTATATTAAAAATAGTAAATTCGCCGCTTGTAATAATGTTATTAAAACCAGGAATATCAGACAAATTATAGCTTGGATAAATCATTTATTAATATTAATAAATATAGAATTGTCTTTAAACTATATTTAATATTGATTTTTACTTAAGCATAAAAATTTCTGTTATAAATATAGAAACAAATGTCATCAAATATTGAAAGTATAAAACCCTCTGATAACCCAAATGATACTATATTAGAACTTCAATTAGGAGACGTAATAAGTATAACAAGTCCATTGAACGAATTGTTAAATGAACAAACATTTATTATTGATTACATTGATAAGTCAAAAACTTATTTAATTAATGCAGACACAATGGATAAAATTCGTGTTCCTATTTCATCAGACGGAACAATTGGAGATGGAAACGTAACACGCATAGCTATTTTAAGTAGAAGTGATACACCAAGTTATGCCAGACAAAATGGACTATTGTCAGGAAAATGGATAAATATTTATTTCGAAGGTGATTTTCCTGTTATTATAACTGGTGAAATTACAAATTTAGAAAATGATATGATTGAGGTTAAAACAATTGATGGAGATATAATATATTTAAATTTTGATTACAAAGGTCTTCCAGAAAATTTGCCAATTGAAATGATAGAAATTAGAGGAAAGCCTTCAGAACCATTAACTAAACATGAAAAAGAAGAAATTGTTAAGGAGGAAGATTTAGAAGAAATTCCTGAATTACAGCCTGAAAAGAAATTTGTTGAACCAGAAAAGATTCAAATAAATATTCCAATTAAAGATGTAAAAGACCAAATTCGTCAATTTATTATTGAAGCAGATCAGGTTAAATTTGGTAATGAAGAATTTGGCCCAATTGTTCAGTATGTTGATGTAGAATCAAAAAGCCAAAGATATAGTATTGAATCACAAGTTAGTGATTTACTTGATGAACTTCTCTCTACAATTCCAAATGCACAAAGAACTCCAAAGGTTCTAAATAATATTCACATTATGATTGAAAGATTTAAACAATTGAGAGAACATTTTTCATTTTTTGACCAATATGGAAATGTTGAAGGTGTTTTGATTAAAGAGGCATCGTTTAAGCCTCTTGCAACTTATTTTAATAAATTACAAAGTAATTTGTATTGGATTTTACCTGTTGTTAAAAATATAAAAAAAATTTATAATTCTGATATTAATGATGATGAGAATAATGATATAATTAATTTGGATATAGATTCAGACCTAAAAAATATTAAGGATTTAATAGAAAATTATAAATCAGATGATTTGCCAAATGAGAAAAACAAATATTCTTCTTTATATTCAAGTATAAATCCTTACTTTACTCCATTTGATTCAATTGATTATGAAAATTCAGGTGGAATAATTGCTGAAAAATATGTGCTTACAAATATTAATACAGTTATTGACAATTTAGAAGAAATGTATTCTTCTATTTTTAGCGGTAATGCTGTAAGAAACAGACGTTTTGTTATTCAAAAATATAATACAGCTCTCACTAAATTAGATACTATAGATTCAAATGGTGTCAAGCTTGTTACTGTAAGAACAAATATAACAAATAATGATTTATTATCAGTAAAATCATTTATTACACTACCTGAACCAGTTATAAGATTTTCAAAAATAAATCTTCCAGGAACCAATATTTTAGATAAAGCAAATTTAAACTTGTCATTTGTAAATTATTGGCAACTCCTTAAAAAGAAAACAAAGGTAAACACAATTTTTGTTGATAATTTTGAAAATACAATTGATTTCAATGAGCAAAATTTTGCAAATAGTGTTAAAAACTTTGTTTTAAATGAAAGTGATGAGTTAAAAGGTATGAATCGCAAAGAAATTTACACAAAATTTGTTGACAATATAATTCCAAAAACTAAAATATTATTCAATTTAATGAAAAAATATATAAATGGTAAATTGTCAATTGTAGATGTAGTTTCTTACTTAGAACCATTTTTAGTTTATTCAGATGACTTAACATTTATGCAATATAGTGACATTATTGATTTTATAAATGATAAAATTTCCGAGTACAATAAAAAATATGTTGAACGCTCAAGAATTTTTAAAATGTTAGGTCAAATGAAACAAAAAGAAAATATTATTTTTTCAAAAGCCTTTTCAATCATAGATATACTTGACAAAAAATTAAGAAACGAAGTTTTGGTTGAAGGTTATGATATTGATGAAGACAAAATATCTCTTACAAATTCTGAAATTCTGAGAAAAATAACCATAAAAGATTATACAAAGTTATATACAACTGCTATATCTGTTCAAAATTTCCCTTTATTATTTCCAAGCGAATTTTCAACTCTTTTTGATCAAGAAAAGGAAAATTTAGATAAAAAATTAGGTAAGGAAGAAAACTCTAACAAATGCCAAACAGTTATAATCGCAAAATATTATACTTCTCTCGACGAATTAAGACAAGATAATGATAAGCTTGTTTACTTTGATAAAAAGTATGATAAAACAAATTATGGAGTTCTAGAAGATCCAAATGGTTATGAAAAAAATGTTTTATCAATGTCTCCTGAAGAATTACGAGCACATATAACAAAAAATTTAATGGAAAATAAACATATGTTAGAAAATGATGCTGAATATTTAGCTAACACTTTAGTTGATGGACATAAAAAAGTTATTGATGGACAATTTGCTATATTATATAAAGGATATCAACAAAATTCAGCAAATGAAATAGAATTTTATATTCGTAAAGATAACAAATGGGTGTTAGATTCAAATATGAACAAACAAAATATTAATACTGACGAAACATCTGTATTATGTGACATTCAAAAACAATGTATAAATGTTCCAGGAGAGACAGGAGATAATTGCGAAAGCCTTAAAGAAGATGAGCTAGGATTACAAACAAAACTGTTAAAAGATATAATTAGTGAATTTGATACAAAATATAAAATGACAAGTGAACAATTAAAAACTACAATTGATGATAAATTTAAATATTATCAATCGTTAATTGCTATATTAAATAAAATTCAAACAAATGAATTATTAAAATATAATAATCAAAAATATAAATTAGGTTCAAATGTCGAAGAAGATAAAAAACATAGTCCTATATCTCCTTACAAACCCTTACTTAATTTAATTATGGGTCAAAATGACTTCGTTAAAAAACAAACAGACATTATTAAATTTACAAATACTTTCACTAGAGAATCACTAGAAGGTTTTGGTCCTTTAAATGAAAAAGAAAATGAACATTGGTTATATTGTATTAAATCAAATGTACCATTATTACCGTCGTTTATTTACAATTTGGCTGATTCATTTGTGGTTGGTGGTCAATATGAATATATAAAATATTTAGACATAGTAAAATCTCTAGTTGGAAAGCTAAGTGATGATGGAGAGTTATGGTGTGATAAAAATAGTGGATGGACAATTTGTCCTGTTGATTTAGATTTTGAAGAAGGTTTTGAAGCAGGATTTAAGGTAACATCAAGAGCTGCTATGGAAGAAGATGCTGGTACAAAAATTATATCTGCATTGGCTAAATCTGGAATAAAATATGACACACCTGAAACAAAAATGATTAATAATATAGTAAATGCATTATCTATTGCTATGGGAATAAACATTGAAATCCAAAAAGAATTAATTATAAACTGTGTTTTATCTTCAGTTAGAGATACAGTTGAAACAGAAAGTGATTATAAACAAAAAGTTAGAGAGATGCAAGAAAAAGGGAAAAAAATAATGTCATACAAAGATTTCTATAATACAGCTATTTTATACTATACTTTAGGTATGTTTGTAATTGCTGTTCAAACATCAATTCCATCAGTAAAAACTAGAAAAACTCATTCAGGTTGTATCAGATCATTTTCAGGTTATCCTTTTGAAGGTGCAGGAGATTTTAGCACTATAACATATTTAGGTTGCGTGGCTTATGATATAAGAGAATCTGGCGAACCATGGAATGTTTTAAAAGGAAAAAAACAAGAAATAATAACAAATAGAATTAAATCTTCGATTGATGATGTTTTATTAGCAAATCCAGATGTAAAAAGAAAATTTGAAGAAAAAACTAATTATTTATTAACAAATCCTGCTACAGAAATTCCTGAAGAACACGATATAGCAAAATGGTCAGAGTTTTTACCTCCTCTAGTAAAATACACAATTAAACATCTAGTAAATATTTCTCCTGAGTTTAAAAAATCATTAATGTCTGATTTAAGGTCAGGCTCTATAAATCAAAGAGAAAGAATACTTGTTATTGAATCAAAAATAATTCAGTTCTCTCTAGCTTTAATTGAGAGAATCCAAGGAATAGTTAATAAACATAATATGCTTCTTCATACATCAGGAAATGAGCCATATCTTGAGAATTCTTGTTGCGAAACAAAAGAAGACGAGACAACTGTTGGTTATTTCTCGAAACATGACCCAAGAATTACAGAATATAATGAAATTGTTACACACTTATCAAATATGATGGAAGACATAGTAAGTTATTCAAAAGGTTCATTATTTTTTAGCAATATAAATACAAAAAATAAATATCCATCAATTCTTTCTGAATTTAGCGAAAAAACAATTTATATGGCTTTTATAAAGTTTTGTAAGTTTAAATCGTTGGTTCCTATTCCACAAGATTTATTACCAATATGTACAAATAAACCAGAAAAAGATATAATAAATCCAAATGATTCATTAGATAGAATAATCCAAAAGTTAAGAGAAGATGGAAGAAATTATACAAACGAACAGTTTTTAAGAATGCTTCAAATTGTTAGCCAACATAATATAGTTAATATAAATATTGATAATACTGTAATTTCTTCAATTACTAAGCTTATAAAACTATTGGAAACAATTGATGATGAAAATGATGAAGTTGTTGAACAATCATTAAGAAATCTTATTAATACTTCATTAGATACATTTGACATAGCGACAGAAAATTACACGAGAGAAGTAAAAGATTTAAATGATTTTTTAATAAGACATATTGGAGAAATGAAACAAGAAATCATAGAATTTGTTCAACAAAACTCAGGTTCAAATGTTAGTGTAGGTTCTATAAGAAAAATGACAAAAACAATTAAAAATTTATCAAATTGGGTATCTGATTCATCAAAAAGAGAAGATATAAATAAAATTTCAGATGAAAAATTGTATAATATTATTAATTTTTATAAAAATTTTGTCGATAACTTTGTTAATGTTTTTCCAAATATTATTTTAAACAAAGTTAATTATGATGATGTTCACATACCAAATTATTATGGATTTTCCAAAAATCATGCAACCAAATTAAAGAAATACGTTAGTGGATATTATGAAAAACTAAAAATTTTTTATGGAATTAATACTTTGGAAAATGTTTTAACAACAATACAAGAATCATCAAAAAATTTAGTTAAAATTTCCAAAGCTACTCCAAGTTTTACTAGTATAAAAGTAAACAATGATAAAATTATAAAACCAGTATTTGATGAAAGAACAAGTAGATTTTTATTTGAATATTATTTGCTTCGTGTTTTAATTAATTTTATTGAATTAACAGATAGAGATGATATGATTGTTACTGAAGTAAGAAAAGAAACAGAAATTACAGATATTTTTGCATCTGAATATATTGAAGAAATTGACACAAGAATTGATTTATCTATGAGCTCTAGGCAACAAACAGATACGACATTATTAACTGGAAATAAAAAAGTATTAAGACAAAAAACATCTGAACTCCTTATTGCATTTATAAACATATTGAACAATCAAAAAGATACAATTGATACATCTTATGAAGAAATTCAAGATAGAGTCTTTAAGTTGCGCGAAAAAGAAAAAGATATGGTTACAGATAGACTTAAAAGTATGACAGACCAAGAGAGAGATGCTGATACTATATTAAAAATCAATAAATTAGGTATGTATGGAAAAGGAATGCAAAAAGGTTTAACAACATTAGATAAAGATTTTTATGATGAGGAACAACAATTTAGAGATAAAATGGACAACGCAGAGAGAAATATTAGAAAGAAAAATTCTGATGCAACAGATGAAAATATTGATGCTCTAGTAGATGAATATATAGAACAACAAGAAATTGATAATGATATAGATAATGAAGCATATGATATGGGATACCTAAATGAAACATTTTATGATGGTAACACTGATGGTGTAGGTGCTCCAGAAGAAGAATATGATGATTATCAAGATGATAATTAGATAAATTTATTAATTAAGTTTTAGAAGAATATTTAGATATATAATAAAAATTTGTTTGTTATTATATATAAAATGTATAGAAACCTTATTAGAGAAAATATTACACTTGTATCAGTTGTATTATTTATTATTATATTTGGATTTATTCAAATGATGAAACCGGTTTGTTTTTATAATAGAGATGGAAGTATTAGAGAATTTGGTGTTGGATATAGAAATAAAACAATTTTACCAATTTGGTTATTATCATTACTTTTAGGTATATTATGTTATTTAACTGTAATGTTTTATGTATCTTCTGCGAAAATATTTTAATGTACATAATGTTTATCTTTAATAAAACTTATCAGCATATTCATCATATTCATCATCTTCAGCTTTTCCATATAACTCAATTTGTTTTTCTTTTTGTATTTTTATCTCTCTAATTTTTTTAGAGAATTCTTTTTGCTTTAATTCATTTTCTTTTTGATTACTTACATCATTTTTTCTCTCTCTAATTGGCTTAAATTTATTAATATTAGCAATACTATTTTGTATTTCATTTGTTTCATTTGTTTCATTTGTTTCAAAACCAAATAACTGATTTGCTATTTTATTATCAGATTCTTCAACCAATTTTCTCTCTTCTATACGTTTTGATTGTTCTATATTTAAAACAGGAACCTCATAATTATCGCAATCCCAATCATCCCAATTATCTGACATTTGTTAATTTATATAATATTATAATTATTATACTTTTAAATTAATTTAAAATATATAGATTCATTTAATAATAATATTCAAGAAATATTTGATGAAATTTCATTATTTATTAATAAAGAAATCAAACTTTAATTTAACTTGTGATTGTGTATGTAGTGCTTGTAGATAAATCTTTTTGTTGTTTTGATTGTTGTTCAGCAGCCAAAAACTGTTGATAATTTTTCTCCATAGTCTCAGCATTATTAGCACAACCTCTTGTTGTCATTTTAAGTTGTACAAGTGAAGTCAATAATATACCTGTATACATATACCACATTGATTCACCTACGTTATCTCTAGAAACCACTAGTTCAAATAATTCATTCTTCATTTTGTCAGTTTCTGGTCCAGATTGTTTATATTTGTCTTTCATTAATGGAGTTAAAATTGACCAATATGAATTAAAATTCGTAGGAACAATTTGATTAATTAGTACAGATGTATTTCCACATATTTTAATTATAGCATCTGCAGCACTTTGCATTGCTTCTTTTTGTTCAGGTGTAGAAGTAGTGTCAGCATCTATTTTCTTTTGAACTTCAGGATCAACCAATAATTCTGTTATTATTTTATTTGCAGAACTTGAAATCCAAAAATATCCGACAACGTCCGAAAATGCACTTTTAAAACCAGGATAAATTGTTAAAATTAAAATTACAACACCAAAAATTAATGTCCATGGTAAAAATGTAAAAACACCTGCAGCACCCATATTTTCTGTTATGTTTCCTCCACAAGTAGACGTTATTATTGAAGCATTTACTATAAATTGAATAACCATAACTAATAATAAATAAATAGCTAAATACATATAACTACTACTTATATATTGTTTGTTTTTTTGTGGGTCAACTGATATATCGTAAGTAAAACTAGGCTTTATTGCCAAATAATAAAATAATGTTGTTAATAAAAATGTTATAATATTCAAATAAGAGCTAGCCATATTATAGATAATATGTATAATTTAATTTATAATTTTAACTATAATTAATATGGATTATCTTGATGACATTTCTAACCAATCGTGGGCTTCGCCTAAACCTGCACTTACAGAACCTGGTGTTAAATATTTTTTGCATCAAACTCTTAAACAATGTCATATTGCAAGAGATAATTTTCATAATTTAGTCTTTAATATTGGTATGTTAGCTGGATTTTTGATTATTTTAGGACTAATTTTACTTTATAAACATAAAGGTAGATTAACACCAGTTGAATTAGAAAGAAAAAATAAAGAAAAACAACAATATATTTTATCAAAAATAAAAACCTTTCAAGAAGCTAAACGTGTAGCTCATCAAGAATTAATAACTGGTTTACCTGCTTGGGATAATGAATACGACATTATACATTCTAAAACAAATATATTAATTTAAAAAAAACAAATATATTAATTTAAAAACCTAATATATTAATTTAAAAAGCAAATATATTAATTTAAAAAACAAATATAATATAAAATATAATATATAATGGATGAAAAAAAACAAACAACTAACATACCTGATGTAAAAGAAGCTTTAAACGAATATTTTAAGCTTAAACGAAAATATGAAAATAAAATTAATGAAAATAAAAAGAAAATTATAAACAATGATACATTGAGTAATAGAGAAAAACGTTCAGAGTACTTAAAATTAAAACCAAAATGTATAAATTGTCAAAGACCAGGAGGATCCAAATTTAATATTACATATTTTGAAGAAACTGATCTAGAAGATTCATATAGACAATATAGTGCAACTTGTGGAATTGTTGCAGACCCTTGTAATTTAGATATTAAAATTAAAATTGGCAAAGTTGAATTAATGCCAGAACTTTTAAATATAATACAAAAAGAAATTACTGATACAAAAAATGAAATAATTGATAATAAAAATAAATTATTATTTGGGTTTTTAACTGCTGAAAGTGTATTAGAAAAATTCGAAGATTTAAAGGATTCTGTAAGCCATTTTTCTGCTTTGTATGATGTATATCTATTAACTTATGACAATGTAGTTGATAATGACAAAAAAAAACTTGAATTAAACGAAGCAATAACAAATTCTTACATACAAATAGAACAAATTAAAGATTGTATAAAAAAAATGAATGAAACCAGCAATGTTCAATATGCTCAAGATGCAGCAAATATATACGTAAATATTCTTCAACCACTTTACAATAAAATTAGAAGTTTAAATTATAATGAAACAATGGTATGGTATAATGACAATTTAAATACATGTAATTTAATTCAAACAAAATATAGCATTTCTAATTTATCATTCTCAAGTTTTCAAGATAAAGTAGTTTCATATGATGTTGGCTTAAAAGCTCAACCAAAAAAGAAACCTATGTTTGTTATTGAATCATCTGAATCATCTGAATCTGAAAAACAAATTATTCCTGAAAAACAAGTTATTCCTGAAAGTCCAACAGAAATTCCTCTTGATGAACCAATTTATATAAATGGTGGAATTAAATGGAAAAATCCAAAGTATCAAAGTCTTTGGATTAAAATGCCTATTAAACTTAAAAATGTTTTAATGACTAATCGTGAATGGATGAAAGAGTTTATGTTAAATTATTTAAATACAAAAAATAAAATAAATGGTTATCCGTTTACAACTCCACCTGATTTAAAAATTCCTCCAAGTATTTTACCCAATGGAGAAGTAGATTTTGGTATTAAAATTTATAATGATGAGTATAATAAATTACCTGAATCTTTGAAACAAAGTTATATGACATTTTACTCAGTTAAAGATGGAGTTAAGAATTATAACATGTTAATAAATTCTATGAATGACCTTGTTTCAAAAGAAGTAGGTTTTAATAAAGGTTTTTTTTAAATTAAATTATTTATAAATTATATATGATATTAAATTATATTTCAATTCCGGTTTTTTTAATAAGTTTTGCAATAGGTCTATTTTTTGTATATGTTTTAGGACCAGAAATGAAAACTATTTATATTTATCCTAGTCCAGAAAGTGTTGGAAAGTTTTTATTTAAAGATAAGGCAGATAATTGTTTTTATTTTGAAGAAGAATTTGTAGACTGTCCAAAAGATGAATCAGATATATCTACTATACCAATACAATCATAAATAAGTAATATTAATTATATAAATAATTTATACTTACAACAGCATAGTATATTATTTTTATAAAAAAAACTCATCATATATATAATGGGAATGTACCTTGGAAAATTTGTTCATACTGAAACTGGAAGAATAATAATGTCTATTATTAGGTTTTGGTTTAGCTTCTTTATTTAGAACTGTATGTAAAAATAAAGACTGTCTAATATTTCATGCTCCTCCTTTAGACCAAATTAAAGATAAAATATATAAAAGCGGAGATAAATGTGTAAAATATAATTCGGTTGCAAGTAAATGTAGCGCAAATTCAAAAATAATTGAATTTGATTAATGTTTGCGTAATTATTATAATCAATCATTCTTTATAATACTTATGAGCGAATCAACTAGCATTTTAGATTTACCAACTGACCCAGTTGGAGGTGGAAATATAAGCAATAATATATCAATGTCTGCTTCTGAAAATGCGTCGATGCAATCTCAAATGCCTACAGCAGGAGCAAATGGATTAAGTTTAGACCAAACTACTATAACTCAAATTGTAAATGGACTTCAACAAGCTAGTTTAACTGGAGCAACTCAATTACCGTCTAGAGATATTCCAATGTCAACTTCTAGTCATAGCATTGATCCAAATGTTCAGCCAAATTATGTACCTCCTCCACAAAATAATATTGATTACATAAGAAATTACGAGAACACAAGTGATATGATTAATGATTATAATAAAAATTATCAAACACATAATTCATTAGATGATATGTATAATGAAATACAAACTCCTCTTCTATTAGCGGTTCTTTACTTTTTATTTCAGTTACCTTTTTTTAGAAAATTTATTTATAATTATTTTCCTATTTTGTTTTCAAATGATGGTAATCTTAACATAAATGGTTTTTTATTCACAAGTGCGCTTTTTGGTTTATTATTTTATTTTCTTAATAAAGTTTCTAATCATTTTGGAGCGTTTTAAAACTTAGTTTTATAGAATATATGATAAATACTTAAATGTATTTATGGTAATAAATATACACATATGAAAGAATTTATGTCTATATTTAAATCAAATTATGAAAATATAAATAGAATGATTTTATTTAATTTTTTTAAAACTGGAAATCCTGTTTATGATGCAATTATTTCAACTATTATGATTAGTTTTTTTGGTTTTATTGTTAATTACATGTATGATTATGGAATTGATAAACTTTTGTATAAAATGTCATTTGATGATATTAAAAGTATATTTTTTAAGAAAAACACAGTGGTTATTGAAGGGAAAAAAAGTTCAGTAACGTCAGCTTATTCATTGTCATATACAACATCTTCATTATATAGCGACCGTTTTAAGGCTATATGGAATTTTATAATTTTAAATATTGACACAAATAATACAATTTTTCGCATCAAAGAAGCACATAGTAATTTTCAATCGTCGTCAAATGATTCTGATAATAAAAGAAAAAATCTTGATATTTTTATGGTTTATCAAAATAAACATTTTATAATTAGTGAAGATATATTTGTAAAATCAGAATTTGAACAAGAAGAATCTAGAGATGATAAGGAAAAAATAAATACAAAAACAGACAAAATTACAATACATATTTATTCTTATAAATATTCAGTTAGTTATTTAAAAAATTATATAGATAATATAACTGAAAAGTATTTATCTTCTATAAGAGAACATCGTGGAAATAAAAGGTTCATTTATAATCTTGATAGAATTTCATTTAAAGAAGACGATGAGTGTATATTAGATTGTTGGAGGGAAGATATATTTGAAAGTTATAGAACCTTTAATAATATATTTTTTGATGGTAAATCAGAAATAATATCAAAAATAGATTATTTTTTAAATAATAAAGAATGGTATATACAAAAAGGCATTCCGTATTCTCTTGGAATTGGTTTACATGGTCCTCCTGGAACAGGTAAAACTTCATTTATTAAAGCATTAGCTAATTATACTAATCGTCATATAATTGTTATGTCTCTTAAAACAATAAAAACTAAAAGACAATTAGAACAATTTTTCTTTGAAAATACATATAATGATAAAAACGAGAATAGTTCTGTTTCATTTGAAAAAAAAATTATTGTATTTGAGGATATTGATTGTGTTGGAGATATTATTTTAGACAGGAAAAATAAAGAACCAAAAAAACATAATACGAGAAACAAAAAAAATAATATAATAGATAAAAGTGTAAATATAGGTGATGTTTTACAAAGTATATGTGAACTAAATGAAAATGGTACATGTACAGTTCCTTCTTCAACAAATGAACCAGCTATTACTCTTGATGATATTCTTAATTTATGGGATGGAATTAGAGAGACACCAGGAAGAATATTAATTATATCTTCAAATCATTATGACAAATTAGACCCTGCTCTTATTAGACCAGGAAGAATTGATATTACTCATGAGTTAAGTAACGCAAGTCATAATACAATATCTGAAATATATTTACACCTTTTTTGCAACAAAATAGATAAGACTATTTTAAAAACAGTCAATGAATATTTTTACTCTCCTGCAGAATTAATAAATATGTTTGTTTCGTATAAAAATGAAAAGGAATTCATTGAAAGATTAATTCAAAATATAAAAATTTAAATAAATATTTGTTCATCATAATGTATTTTATGGAATCTTTTATGATGATTATTTTGGTTAATTTTTTCTTCAACGGCTAAAACTGGAGATATTAAAGCTCTATTTCCATCTTTAGTAATTATAATGTCAGCTATAAAATCACTATTTTCATCTGCATAATTTTTATAATACTTATCAATCAAATACTTAGCATGTTTTCTATTCAATATATACATTTGCGTTCCTACTAAATTATCTGGGTAATTATGATAAGTATAAATAGGTTTTTTAGATGTCTTTTTTTTTAAACTATAACCACAATTTTCTTTGCTTTCAGTGACAACAAAATTTGTAAGATATCCTAAAAGTAAAATGTCTAAATTAAGTATATTAAAATCTGATAATACCTTTGGCAATATATCAATTAGCTGTTTATGTATATGAATATCATTCTCACAAAATATTCCATAACATTTATCAGATTTATAATAAAAATTAAAAATCATATCTAAATGTCCATAACAACAAGACCATTCACTTAACAATTTTTTGCTTAAATTTCTATTTATAAGTCTTGGGTCATTGTATTGAACACCGTCATAAAATTTATAGTTTATGCCTAGTTTTTCAAAACGTTTACACATATTGGTTTTTCTCTCTTCATCATTGAAAGATAAACAATAAAACTTGCAATTCGACAAACTTAACATTCTATATTTAATAAATATTTTTCTACTATTTCATATTTTTCGTTTTAATACAAAATAGTAAATAACTTTTAATAATAATTAAATGATAAATGATTATGTTGTAAAATTAATAGATAATTTACCAGATGATATTAAGAATGTAAAAAAACCACAATCAATTGATTTAGTATTAGATGGAGGTATATTTAATGGAAGTTATCTTGTAGGAGCTCTATATTTTTTAAAAGAAATGGAAAAACGTAATTATATTAAAATTGAAAGAATTTCAGGATGTAGTATAGGGTCAATCGTTGCTTTTTTATATTACATTGATGGATTAGAACATATGTCTAAATTATATGAAATAGTAAATAAAGATTTTAGGCAAACATACAAATTAAAAATAGTTAAAGAACTTAAAAAACATTTAGAAGACCATATTCCAAAAGATATTTGTAAAAAAGTAAACAATAGATTTTTTATTACATATAACAATATCAAAAAGGGTAAAAAAACTATTAAATCTAGGTACAAAAATGTAGATGAAATAATAAATACAATTATTAAATCAAGCTATATTCCATTTTTAATAGACGGTAACGTTCTTTATGAAAATAAATATATCGATGGAATAAATCCATATATTTTTAATAATGAGCCTAACAAAAAAATATTATATTTAGACTTATTTGGATACGATAAAATAGGAAATTTAATAAATGTTAAAAATGAAAAATCAAATTTTCATAGGGTTCTCTCTGGTTTGTTAGATATACATTCTTTTTTTATAAAAAAAACTAATACACCTATGTGTAGTTATGTTAATGATTGGAATTTTTTAAATTATGGTTTTAATTACTTCAAGTTTTTAATAGAAAAAATTTGTATTTATTTAACATATTTTTTGATTTTAATTAAGAATAAAATTTCTGACGAATTTAAAGAAACAGTATTGTTTAAAATATTATCAAAAATAACATGCGATATTTTTATCATAATATTGGATAATTATTGTTTATGAGTTTAAATTATTTAGCATTTATATTATTTTATTTAAATGGACTCTATTGATATAACTAGTTCTGGATTTTCATTAGGAAATGCTTATGATTTGAATGGAGGAGCCGAAGTAGTAGATTATAAACTATATATTTATATCGGAATTGCAATTTTAGCTCTTGTAATTTCCTTTTTAATTTATAAATTTTATGTAAATAAACAAAAACACGTTACATTTCAAGATAAATTAGATGACTGTTATGATGGGGTTTCTAATACTTAAAATCTATTTTTGCGTCTTGTTTTGCCTCCATAAATAGCTAATGTTTTGCTCTTGTTAGATTTTGGTTTTCTTTTCTTTGTTTTTGGTTTATTTTCTTTTTTATCATTTTTATCATTTTTATCATTTAATGTTTTCTTTTTAAAATCATCTGGTTTATAGTTTAAAAACCACTCTTCAAATTCTTTTTTGTCGCCTTTTTCTTTAAGTTCTTTATATTTTTCAGCTTTATTTGAACGAATTTCTTCGACAGATTCTTGATGACCATAACAAGTAATACTAAAACGTTTTAACAAATCTTTTTGTTCCAATCTGTTTTTTTGTTGAACATCAAAAAGAAATTTTGACATACATAAAATTCTATCTAAAAATTGATTATAATAAGGCTTGTCAGCATATAAAAATGCCAAATAAAAACTTAACATAGTATCAATTGTAGCAATTTTAACCTTTTGTCCAGATATATTTATAACATTATAACTATGGCACGCTATTGGTTTATAAATAAATGCAACAGTTTCATTGCCTATTTTAATTTCATAATGTAAAGGAATTACTTCGCCAATTGGTTCTCTCTTTATAATTTTTGTATTTTTTATACCTATATCCTTTAAACGTTCTTTTACAATTTCTGCTGTTGTTTCTGGTTCATTTGATAAGACATCAAAATCTGCTATCTTTTCTAATTTATTTCTAAGATTCTTTGGCATATATTCTGAATACAAAGAAATAGCATATCCTCCAAAAAATACAACACCTTGGTTAACTAATGTGTTTCTTATATTATCATAAATTTCATCTGCTTGTGTCTTATTTTCCATAGATCTTTGGAACTCTACTTGATTACAATTTAAATCAGTTATCGGATAATTTTTATTTAAAAGTGATAAACGTTTCATTACCTTTTCCCATCTGCTAATATCACCGGCAGGTCTAGATAACTCTAAATACATTGACATTCTTAAATAATTCGGTGGCGTATATAATATTCCACCAACTCTTATAGAATCTTTTTTAATTGCATTAAAAATGCCTTTTGGGATCATTGTTATATCAGCAACAGGAATATAATTTACGAAAACTTTATATGTTCCATGATGTTGTCCAGACTTTGCTTCAACATCCTCAAAGCCTTCTTTGTAATAAATATCTGCTAATTCCTTTGCATCTTTTAAAGCATTCGTTGTAAAAAAATCATAATCTGGAATTTCTACATCTTTATTATAAAATTGGTCTTCAGATGGTAATATATTATTAATAGCTGTGCCGCCATAACAAACTAAGTTTTTTCTTCTAATAAAATCTTCAACAATTTTAATAATTTCTCTTATATCATCTGAATTTACAACACGCCTTCCCATTTTTTCTTCTGCTTTATCAACAGCCATACGAAGAATTGCTAATTCACAATCATCAAATGACAAATCTTTACAAATATTTTTATTCTTCGGCATTCTTATATTATGACAATAAAATTTAATTTAAAATAAACATTTTATTTATTTAACGAGCAAATAAATAAAAATTTTTAGAATATTATATTAAAATTTATAATTATTTTTATATTCTAATAAACTTCCATAAAGAACCATAATCTGTTTTAATCTTTGTGAATTTTCTTCATTATGAATTACTTCTAAATCAGATGTTATTTTTTCAATATCTTTTTCAATACATCTTGTCATAGTGTTTATAAAATTGTCTAATAATTCTTTGTTTTCATTAAATTTTTCAATATTTGTATTTAAAATAAACTTATTAAGAGTACTAATTACTTGCTGATTGGTGTCTTCTGATTCCGAAACTTGTAATCCTTCTTTTTCAAAATATTCCTTCATTTTATCTATTACTAATTTATCTTCATTTGATAACTGATACAAGTTTTCGTCTTTTTCTTCTTCACAAGATAATTCAGCTTGTTTATCACAATCTCTTTCAACATCTTCTGTTTCCCATAGTATTAAAATTTTTATTCTTTCAAGAATTTCTTCATCAGTTGGTGTTATATTTACCCATTTATTATCAATAAATGCATTTGCATCCCAAGGTGGATTATCAATATAATATTCACTATAGTATTGTTCCCAAAAATCTTGAATACCTTCTAGGTCATTTATTGCATCAGGAACACTTCTTTCAAAAATAAATTCTGCAACTTTATTGACAAAATAATCTGGAATTTCTGATTTATAACATGTTCCAAATTGTTGAATTACACATGGCCTTTTATAATCAGGACATGCTTCAGAAATAATAAACGGAATTTTATCACTCATTATGTATATAAATATTTATGATTAATCTTTATATATATTTAAAATATATTTATTTGCAGCTTACAGCATCATTTATCACTATTTTATAAAATTGTTCTTTTGGAAAAATAGTAGAACAACCATTACATTGACATTCCTTTTCATTAATTAAAAAAAATCTACCAGCAATATTTGGCAATTTTCCAGAATCAATACAAACTGGACAATTATAATTGATAGGTTCGATAATACTATGAGCAATACTGTTTCCCATTTAATTAAAATAAATTTTGTATTTAAGTATATTTTTTATTTCTTATTATTTTAAAAATTAAAGCTATAATAATCTGTTGTAGAATTTCGTGTAGCATAAGAATAAGCTGGGTTTTGAGGAGTAGGATTTGGAATTGTGACAGGTTCATAACGCAAATTAGCAGGTTTTAAGCAAAACGCATAACCACAATTATCAAAAAATGATGCATTTTCCATCAACAAATTATCAACTGTTTGATAACGCATTGCTATCATTTGACAACCATATGCACGACATAAAATACCACTTGGGTTAGATGGTGATACCCCTTTATCAGGGAATACAATTGTCATACATCTTTTATTAAAATCGGTTAATTCTTGTGTGTCTTGATTATTTTTAATATCATAATAATTATATCCTCTCATAAATACAGAGTTACTTGTTAAATTTACATATTCTAAAAAGTCTTGATTTTGTAAAAAAGAATTATTTAATTTATCAACAATTAATATAACTTTATTTTGAAAGTTTAATAAAGGAACACCTCCTAAATTTTGTCCGGAATTTTCAAAACTATAATCTTTTCCAAGCATAATAGTATCATATGACTTAAATACATTTGCTAAATTACTATACATCTCTTGGTTATTACTTTTTATTCTTAAATGTATTAATAATGGGTCAGTTGGATTTGGACTTGTACCTCCTGAAAAAGAATAATTATTAATTGTATCCATTACACTTCCAAAATCAACTGAATTAAATGTTTCCTTAACGTAATAATCTTCTGTTGTACTTGTAGCAACTACCGGTTGATTATCAATTGAGTAAATTTCAAAATCTAAACAACGAACACCTTGTTTAATTAAAGCTTTTAGATTACAAACATCTACAAAACTGTTTTTATATGTTCCACCTGAACAAGCATTATAAGCAGTTTTAATATAATAATCATATAAATTACCGCTACAATCTGGGTCATTTCCTGTAATAGGTCTTATATTACCATCAACAGTAGAATATAAATTATTCATATAATCACAATTACTATTGTCTAATTTACTTAGGTAAATCATATAACCAATAAAAATTATTAAAATAATAAAAATAAATGAAAGAATCATATAGCTTTGGAAATTTTCGCTAGTATTTTTTATTGCGCTTAAATAATCTGTTTGTTGGCTTGACATTTTACTAATATAATATTATACTATTTTTATAATTTTGTTTAAAGTTTTGAGATTAATATTTAGGATATTATCTCTTAATTTAAAAGTGAGGATAAATTACTTAAATATAATATTTTAATATAGTATAATAATGCCTAAGCTTTGTGAATTTGAAACTTGTCGTAAGCAAGCTAGTTACGGTAACTCTTATGGGAACCCATCGCGATGTAAGGAACATAAAGGGGATTATAAATTAGTAAGTCAGTTATGTCAAAATAGCAATTGTATAATATTTTCTTGTTATAATTTTGAAAATGAAAATAAACCAATTTATTGTATGGAACATAAAAAAGATAATATGATTGATGTTAAAAATAAGAGTAAAATTTGTAATTACACAAATTGTATAATAAGAGCAACGTATAATTTTATAGGTGAAAAAAAAGGAATATTTTGTTCAAAACACAAGTTAAATGAAATGATAGATATTCTAAATAGACATTGTGAATTTGAAGGATGTAAAATACAACCAAATTATAACTTTGATAAAGAAACAAAAGGACGGTTTTGTTTAAATCATAAATTAAATGAAATGATAGATGTTGTCAATAATAAATGTGAATTTGAAGGATGTAAAATACAACCTGTCTATAATTTTGATAAAGAAACTAAAGGTCGTTTTTGTTTAGATCATAAATTAAATGAAATGTTAGATGTTGTTAATAACAAATGTAAGTTTGAAGGATGTAAAAAAAATCCATTATATAATTTAAAAGGACAAACAAAAGGAATATACTGTGTAACCCATAAATTAGATAATATGTTGAATATTATTAGTAAAAGATGTTTATATAATAATTGTAATAAAATACCTAATTATAATTATGAGAATGGAAAAATGGTTTATATTGTTTTGAACATAAAAAAGAAAATATGATTGATATTCGTCATACAAAATGTTCTTTTGAAAATTGTAAAACTAGACCCAGTTTTAATTTTATTAATGAAAAAAACCCTATTTACTGTTCAAGTCATAAAGTATCTAACATGGTTGATATTACACATAAAAATTGTAAATCTAATTTTTGTTTAGGAACAAGAGGAAATCCAAAATACAAAGGATATTGTGCAAATTGTTATCAAAATTTATTTCCAACAGACCCTTTAACATTACAAATGAATTCAAAGACAAAAGAAATAGCTGTTCGTGATTATATTAATTCTAATTTTGAAGGATTTCAACACGATAAATCATTATGGACTGGTAATTGTGATTGTACACATAGAAGAAGGTTAGACCATAGAAAATTAATCGGTAATACATTATTATGTATTGAGACAGATGAAAACCAACATAAAGGATACAATAAAGATGATGAAGAAATTCGGTATGATGATTTATTTATGTTACATGGTGGGAAATTTGTTTATATTCGTTTTAATCCTGATAAGTTTAAGGATAAAAATGGAAAATCAGTTAATCCTATGCTTTACACTCGTTTACCTATTTTAAAAGAAGAAATTGAGAAACAAATTAGTAGAATAGAAAAAGAAGAAAATGAAGAATTATTAGAAATAATAAAATTATATTATGATGAAATAAAGAATTAAAAAAAATATATAGTATATACTTAGTATGGCTGGTGGCTTGATGCAATTAGTGTCCCAAGGACAACAAAATATTATTTTAAATGGTAACCCAAGCAAGAGTTTTTGGAAGGCAACATATAAAAAGTACACAAATTGGGGAAAACAGAACTTTAGGCTAGATTTTGAAGGAACCCCAATATTGGGGTTAACAACTGAATCTACATTTACATTTAAGGTCAAACGCTATGCCGATCTTCTTATGGATTGCTATATATCAATAAATTTACCAAGTATATGGAGTCCTATTATGCCTCCGCAAGAATATACAAACCCTGATAGTTCAACAGGATATACAGATTGGGCTCCTTATGAATTCCAATGGATTGAAAATATTGGCGCACAAATTATAAGCAGAATTACAATAAATTGTGGAAATCAGAAATTACAAGAATATTCAGGACAATATCTTTTAGCGTCAACACAAAGAGACTTTAATGCACAAAAATTGGCACTATTTAATGAAATGATTGGTCAGACAGCTGAATTAAATGACCCAGCAAATTACGGAGCACGTGTAAATGCTTATCCAAATGCATTTTATACAACAAGTCCTGCAGGAGCTCAACCTTCTATAACAGGTCGCACATTATATATACCTCTTGGTGCTTGGTTTAATTTAGTTACAACACAAGCATTTCCTTTGGTTGCTCTTCAATATAATGAACTTCAAATTAATGTCTCATTTAGACCAGTTAATGAGTGGTTTACTATACGAGACGTTATGGATTATACTAATAACTTTCCTATTATTGCGCCCAATTTTAATCAATTTTATATGCAATTATACAGATTTTTACAAACTCCTCCTGACGAAGCATTAGGACCAACATCTTATTTGGATACTAGAACAAATTGGAATGCAGATATAAATTTAAATTGTACTTATTGTTTTCTTTCCAACGATGAATCAGAAATGTTTGCGAAAAATGAACAAAAATATTTAATGAAACAAATTTATGAAAAACCTTATTATAATATAACAGGTCAAAATAAACTTAATTTAGATTCACTTGGTATGGTTAGTAGCTGGATGTTTTATTTCCAAAGAAGTGATGCAAATTTACGTAATCAATGGTCAAATTACACAAATTGGCCATATAATTATATGCCTCAAGATGTTGTACCAGGTTCGACAGCAGGTGATTTTCCAAATCCAGCACCTCCAATACCGCCTGCTACTCCATTTTTAGGTCCAGGTCTTAACCCAGATGGAACTTTAACTGGTCTCTACATAACTGGAGTATATAATCCACAAAATATTCAATATATTTTAGTAGCACTAGGAATATTATTGGATGGTCAATATAGAGAGAATATGCTTCCTTCAGGTGTTTATAATTTTATTGAAAAATATGTGAGAACATCTGGTAATGCACCTCCAGGTCTATATTGTTATAATTTTTGTTTAGATACAAATCAAATGAATACTCAGCCATCTGGAGCTATGAATATGAGTAGATTTTCTAATATACAATTTGAATTTACAACTATATCACCTCCAGTTGACCCATATGCTCAAGTTTTAACTATTTGTGACCCAAATACTGGTGATATTATAGGAATTAACAAACCTACATGGCGCATTTATGATTATAATTTTAATATGTATTTGATTGAAGAGAGAGTTAATATGGTAACATTTATTGGTGGCAATGCTGGTCTCATGTATGCTACTTAAAATGTAAAGAAATATGAATAATATTTAAAGCCTTTTATATATTATTTTCTTTAAGTAGGATTTTAAATTATATATTTTATCGTCATTTTACTACAACAATGTAAGGAACTTATAAAAATAATGCTTCAAAAAGTTCCCTTCATATGAAGAGAAATGATTGAAATTTTGTTGGGAAAGTTTTTTCTAATTTTGAAAATGGACAAAAAAAATGTCCAAAATTGAAATATACAAATACTTTATGTCGAAAATGATTCTTTTACAGCATAATTGAATTTTATGGTCTGGGCACAAAAAAAATAATTCTAGCTTTGTTATGATAATTTTTTTTATAAAAGCTTAAAAATAAAATCTGTCTCTATTTTATGGAGACTTTAGGAAATGAATTTGGGGCAAAAAAGGGCAAAAAAGGGCAGTCTGATTATTATTGTGAAAAATGTGATTATAAATGCAGCAAAAAATACAGCTGGGAAAGACATATTGATACATCAAAACACATCCAGGAAATAATTGGAAATGAACTTGGGGCAGAAAGTGGAAAAAAAGGGCAAAAATATTCATGTGAAAAATGCGAAAAATGTTTTCATACTAATGCTGGTTTATGGAAACATAAACAAAAATGCAAATTAACTAAAGAAGAAGAAAAAGAAAAATCTAATGAACCATCAGATAAAGAATTAATTATGCTATTAATTAAAGAAAATAGTGAGTTTAAAAATATGATGATGAAGGTTTTAGAAAATGGAACACATAATACTACTCATACAAACTCACATAACAAGGCATTTAATCTACAATTCTTTCTTAACGAAACATGTAAAGATGCTATGAATATTATGGATTTTGTTGATTCAATTAAGTTACAATTATCTGACTTAGAGGGAGTAGGAGAGTTAGGTTATGTAGAAGGTATATCTAATATTATTGTTAAGAATTTGAAGGACCTTGATGTTACTCAAAGACCTGTTCATTGCACTGATAAAAAGAGAGAAACATTATATATTAAAGATGAGGATAAATGGGAAAAGGATGAGGAGCGTCTAAAATTACATAAGGTTATTAGAAAGGTTACTTGTAAGAATCAAAATTTAATTCCAAAGTTTAAAGAAGCTCATCCTGATTGTAATAGGTCTTCTTCCAAATTTTCAGATCAATATAATAAGATTATTGTTGAATCTATGGGAGGTTCTGGTGACAATGATTTTGAAAAGGAAGAAAAAATAATTAAAAATATTTCTAAAAAAGTTTTTATTGAAAAAGAAGAATCTCTTTAAGTATAAAATCCAATTTATTATATAAAATGTTAATTATTTGGAATAAAGGAATTTGAAGCAAGTGGTCCGTCTTCTATAAATTCTCCAGTTAAACTATATCTTTCTGGATAATTTGGCATATATTGAAGAGCTGGAGGTTTATATCTTTTATCAAAGAGATATTGTTCTTCTTTAAATTCAGCTAACCAAGTATTTACACCGAAATTAGCCATTGAAGGTTTAGAATACATATTTGATGTAATTATTTTTTCTCGTGTTCCATATCCACTTGTTAAAGGTGAATATGGAGATGTAACTCCAAAAGTTAATTTTCCTGCATCATTATTTCCAGGAACACAACCAGTTGATTTTTTTAAAGGTGGTGAATATGGTTGGCAACCAGGACAGTCTATATCAGCAGAACATTGTTGTCCAGTTATAGAACAAGTTGATTTTGGTCCACAAAAATTTGTACAACTATATGTTGTTGTTAAAGGTAAATTAACTGTGTGACTTGTTGAATTTCCATAATCTTCTTGGTTTTGTCCTGTTGTGAAAGATTCAGTAATATATTTATTACTAACTAAATAATCAACCCAATTAAATATTGATATAACTAAAATAAAGCTAACTATTGCCAAAAATATTATATTATATTGCTTTATCGATAATTCCATATAATATAAAATGATATAAAAATATAAACTGAATTAGGCATTTTAGTAATTAAATAATAATTCAAATATTTTATATCAATTTATTATAAGTAATGTCAGATACAAGCGATACGTCAGCAATTGATGAAAAACAAGACCAGTCAACTTCATCAAATCAGAGTAATTTTATTTCTAATATTGGTGGTTTTGTCGTAACAGTAATTATTTTATTTATTATAATAGCTTTTTATTATGGAAGTAGTGGATTGCTTTTATACGCATGTAAATTAGGTCAATCAAATATTTTGCCAACCGATGTTCATTGTTATCCATATGAAGAAACAAAGGCAAATATTGACCCAATTCAAACAAATATTTTTACTACATTTACAGATCCTGCTTTATCTATGAAAATGAAATTTCCTTATAATGATTACAATTCTTCAAATAAAATTTTAGATATGTTTCGAGAATACAAAAATGAACCAGGATCAAACTTTTTAGCAAACTATTTTATTTCAATAATGGAATCAGTTGTTCAATTCAATTATTCATCGTTTAATTATATTTTAAATATGTTAAATGGTTTGCCAGAAGTATTGCTTGTTTTATTTGGTCCAATAATTGTTGCTATATTATCTACATTTATTTTCTTGGCTGATCATATATATTTAATTTATTTATGGTTTTCCAAAATGGGTTGGTTTTTTAAAACAAATACTAATGATAGTGGAACAGGAAATCCAAAATGGGAAGAAGTTGGATTTGGCAATCCATTTTATTATTGGTGTGCTGTATGGTTAGTCTTTCTATTCATTATTTTATTCTTATTTTGTTTTCCTCTTTTTTCGATTATTGCTTCTCTTGCTATGGGATGGTGTATGTTTTCATGTATGACGTATACAGCAGAAATGAATAATAAATCTATAAATGCTGCTACAATAATTCAAGATGTTTTTAAATATTATAAAATTCCTATTATGGGAATATTTAGCTTCTTAGTAATAGTTAGTGCATTTACTAATCTAGGAACAATTCCAGGAATATTTTCAATAATAGTATTAGAATTAATATATTTTGGAATAATAGCAATTGATATTTTTAAACCAATAAACCAAGAACATTTATCGGCATTATCTAGTTATAATCAAGCAAAAAAAACATGTAGTTTCAAAGAACAATCAAAAGACAAACATGGATTATTATATGATTTATTATTTGGAGGACAAAAAGGTGGTAATTTAACAAAAGAATTAAAAAATATAGGTAAAAAAATATCTCGTAATTAATACTTAAATAAATATTTATTATTTATTTAATGGGAAAGGATAAAAAAAAAAAATCAAAGATACCTTTTATAAGTATATGTACTCCTACATTTAATAGAAGACCTTTTATACCGATTATGATAAAATGTTTTGAACACCAAACATATCCAAAAGACAGAATTGAATGGCTTATTATAGATGATGGAACAGATAAAATAGAAGATTTGGTATGTCATATTCCTCAGGTTAAATATTTTAAATATGATGAAAAAATGAGTATAGGAAAAAAAAGAAATTTGTTAAATGAAAAAGCTACTGGAGACATTATTGTTTATATGGATGATGATGATTATTATCCACCTGAAAGAATAAGTCATGCAGTTGATACATTAAAAAATTCAAAAGCTTTATGTGCTGGTTCAAGCGCAATGTTTATTTATTTCAAACATATAAATAAAATGATTCAATTTGGACCATATGGACCAAATCATGCAACTGCCGCCACATTTGCATTTAAAAGAGAATTATTGAGTAAAACTAAATTTAATGAATTATCTTCTATAGCTGAAGAAAGACAATTTTTAAAAGATTATACAATCCCATTTGTTCAATTAGAATCAATTAAAACAATTTTAGTTTTCTCTCATGACCATAATTCATTTGACAAAAAAGAATTATTAAACCAAGGTTATAATGAAACTATGCATGATTCGCCTCTAACTCCACTAGACATTGTTAAGGAGAAAGAAATATTAAAGTTCTTTATGGAAGATATAGACCCTTTATTAGAAGCTTATAATCCTGGAAAAAGCGAGTTTAAACCGGATGTAATAAAACAAATTGCTGAAATAAAGGAAAACAGAGCAAATCAAATAAAAGAACATATTAAAAAACAAAATGAACATATTAAAAAACAAAATGAATATAATGATACAATTAATAAGATTAATAATAATAATATGATGATGAATCCCCAAGAGGGTCAAAATACAATTAACCAACAAACTTCAATAATACAACAATTAAATATAGAAAACAGCCAATTAAAAGACAAGGTTAAGTATTTAGAAAATAAATTAAAACAACTTTTAAGTGAAAAAATCCAAGAAAAAATTAAAGATAAAAATTCTAACTCTACACAGTTAAATCTTAACACAAAAACAGTTGAACTTTCACAATTGCCACCAAATATAGTTTAAATATTATAATATAAAAAACCGCTTAAAGATATTTTGAGTAAATAAATTATCAATACAAAATGGAATACAATGATAATTTTAATCCTGTATATAATGATAACGATTATATTGGTGATTTTATGGATAATCGTAAAACAATTGAAGATACTAAAAAAATGGACAGAGGATACAATGCAATTTTTAGAATGAGACCTCGTTCAGACGGTAAACTTAAGAAAACCAAAATTGATGTTTATACTAGTGGTGATATTGGTTCTAGCATTAGAGATGCTGAAACTGGTGAATATTTCAGGAGTAATGTAGGTTCTGAGGATGAAGATTTATTTTTTAAGGTTGGTCTTTCAACTGGAGAATGCACTAGTAAAAATAAGTCGTCTACATTATTTTATTTGTCTCCGAATCATTATATGTCTCATATGCAATGTGAATTAGACGAAGAGTTTATTGCTAGATGGGAAACAAAGCGCGATGATAGAACTAAAGAAATAAATATGTCTTCTAATAGTATGACTTCAGTAGTTGTAAATTAAATTAAAATTTACAAAAATCAACATGTTAAAAATTAAATATAATATTGTATTTAATTTTTATTTAACATTCTTCACATTCTTCACATTCTTCGTCTTCTTCAACTTCTTTGTCAGCTGTTCCAGTAGCATTTTCCTTGGTGTATTTTTCAATATATCTATATATGCGATTAATATCTAGTTTACCAATTTCATAATTTTCTAATAAATTACTAATTTCATTGTCATCACTATTATTTTTGAGATCAATGAAAAACCCGAATAAATCTTTTTTGTCCATTCCTAATTTCTGGCATAACTTTTGTATAAAAAGTGAATTGTTATATTCAGTTGAGTATTTAGTTAAAACTTTTGTAAACCTAACCTCTGTTGGATTATATTTTTGTTTTTTAATAAATGTTTCATGATATAATTTATTATTTTTAAAGGTTTTAATGAGAGAACTCATTTCATTAAATTGCCATATTTGTTTTTGAAATGTTATTCTATCAATATAATCAGCAAAACAAATATTTTCTAATTGATTGATGTAAAAGGGTACAGAAATTTTTTTATCTGTTTTATCAATAACATCAATAATATTTTCGTGCCAAAGAAGCCCAACGCTAGTTCTATCAGTTTCATTCATAACATTATTATGTTCACTAATTGTATAATAATTGTTTATAAGCTTATTTGTTATTTTTTTAGTATCATCGCTATATGATTTAATTTGTAATATATTTTCAACAATTTCATTTTTAAAAATATCTGGTTTATTTTTTCGAAGAGTTAAAATACTATTTAGTTTTCGTAAATCTCCTTGAACAAATTCAGTAATTTTAGTTTTAATATTTTGCTCAATAGACGGAAGCAATAAATCTACAATATTGCGCGTTTGTATTACATTTGGTGTTTTTAACTCAACTGTATTACAAACTTTCATAAGTTCTTTAATTTTTTTATCTACTCTATAATTTCCAATGCATATAATAGGATTTATTGTTACTTCTTCTAGCTTTTGTTTTTTAGTTTTTTTTGGTCTAATAAGTTTAATTAATGTATTAATTCCACCTTTATCACCATTATTCATTCCATCAATTTCATCCATAATAATAGCTATTTTTCGTGTTTTTTTATTAAATAAACTCATTATATTTTTATCAGACATATTATGTTTTGTTATGTCTTCAATAACAGAAGTATTTCTTATGTCTCCAGCATCGTATCTAATAATATCATAATCAAGTTCTTTTAAAATATTTGTAACAAATGTAGTTTTTCCTGTTCCTGGATCACCATAAACATATATTCCTTTTTTAAATAATATGTTATTTTTATTAACTTCAAAATCGTGTAATACGTCTTTAATATAGGAGGACTTATCATCTCTGTTAAGAATTTTATTTATATTTAATCCTTCCATCTTATATATCTAATAATATTCTTTTTATGTGGGTTTTTACCTAATCCATGTTCTTTTAAAAAATTAATAACAACTACTCTGCAATTATTGGAATCATTTTCTATACAATAATTAATTATAAAATAAACATAATTCAAAAAATGCATATTTTTGTACGTGTATCGTTTTATTTCACACCATTTATTGTAATTCTCTCTAAGTATCAAATTAAAGACGAATTCATTATCTCTTCTTATAATGTTTCTTATATAATTTTCATAGTTTTTTATTGATTGTTTAAGAAGATTGTGATATAATGAATAATTTTCTTTGTTTGTAAATATTAATTCTTTTTTTGGTAAAAATTCTTTAATTAAATTAATTAATTCGTTAGGCAAATTATTAATTTTATCTACAAATGTTGTCATTATAAATATATAATAAGTTATATTTATAATATTTAATTATAGTTTATTTTTTATTAAGAAGATGTTTGGCAAGGATTATTGACACCATATGTGATGCCATCCCAACTTAGATCGCAATTAGATGCCCATCTGTATTTATTACAATTTCCTTGAGAACCAGTAAAAGAAGGACTATTAAAATTCATTACTAAATGTTGGTTTCCTCCATTTGAGGGACATGTTCCTAAATCTTTTGTGTTTGTGCAAGTAGTATCATTGCCGGACCCATCAATAATCCAATAATCAGGGCATTGGGGCACCATAGGTGGCCAGTGTTGATCCTTAGCATACGTTAATGCTATACCTATAAATATTAAAGCAATAATTAATATTACGATAGCAGAAAAAAGTACAATTTTTTGAAAACCTTCCATATAAAATAAATAAATATAATTTTTTCTATTTGCCTATTTTATATAAATGAATAAAGTTAATAATGGACGTGTAGACATAAAAAGCCCAAATACAACAACCTTATTTCAAATGTACGACAAAATACCAGCTAATCAATGTGTAACATTTAGGAATGCTACTGAAGGTTTGTGGAGTTCAACTCCTTTGTCGCAAGCTTTTTTCTCTCAACAAAATATTTTAATGATTCAAAATGGTATTAGAGCTGGTGTTTATAACAGATCCAATGGACAATATGTTATTGGTCCTCAAGATTGTGATTCACTTAAAATAATAATGAGAAGTGTATTTTTGCAGCATTCTGCAAACCAACCAAATAATTTCCAACAACAAATTACCGAGCTAAACAAGATTGTATTAAATTACTGTATTCAACAAGTTTATGGTGAAGCGCAAGGGTACATGAAATATATAAATGATGTAAGCACTTTAGTTGTTCCAATTGCTCCTCCTGTTATGACAAGTGATAATGATAAACAATTAGAACTAAAACCTTGGTTTTAAATTGTAAATTATTAAACTAATTTAAATACTTATTAACATAGATACTAATAAGCATGGACGACAACATAGTTTTAATATGTGCTACTGGGCGCTCAGGATCTACGAGTATGCAAAGAATAATAAATACAATACCAAATAGTAATATTTGTGGTGAAAACTTTGGAGCTATAAATTCACTTCTTGATTTTTATAGAAAAATAAAACAAACTTCGATTGATTATGTACCAGGACATTTTAATCCAGCAAGTTTTGACAATATAGTTAGTAAAAATGTCAAACCATCGTGGTATAATTCATATAATTATTCCCAAATTGTTCAGCTAATAAAAATGACAATTATAAATATGTTTAAAAATAAGGAGTCAACTAATATTTGGGGTTTTAAAGAAATAAGATATGACTCTGGAAACATAAATTATATTAAAGAATTCAAAGAATTATTTCCACAAACAAAAGTTATAATTCAATTTAGAGAGAATATAAAAGCTCAAAGTAATAGTGGTTGGCATAAAGATGATAAGAATTCTATTAAATTTTTAACAATAACAACTAAAGAACTTGTAGATTTTGCAATAAATAATAAAGAATGGTGTTTTTTAACTAGTTTTGAAAAAATGTTTGATAGAAATAATTTACAAAATTTGTTTAAGTTTATTGATTGTAGAGAGAATTATAATGAAGAAAAAATAACTGAGGTATTAAATAACAATATTAAGGATTAAATATATGTGAAATATGAGTGAAATTATAAAAAATAAATTATATTTAGGGAACTTATTTGACGCAAATAATGATAATGAAATTAAAAAAAGAAATATAACTTGTATTATTTGTGTAGCTGAAAATTTAAAAATAAATATTTCAGAATCAAATGTAAAAATATATAAATATAATTTACAAGATAATGACGATTGTGATATTTCTCTCTATTTTAATGAAATAGGAGAAATTATTAATAATGAAAATATTGTATTAGTTAATTGTGCTGCTGGTATAAGTAGATCATCAACAATTGTAATTGCTTATATAATGAAATATTATAAAATTTGTTTTAAAGATGCATTTGTTCTTGTTAAAAATAGAAGAAATGAAGTATGTCCAAATAAAAATTTTATGAAAAAATTATTAGATTATGAAAAATTATTATTTGGAAAAAATAGTTTAACATATGAAGAATGCATTTACTTATTTTATTTTACATGAATTTATACTTCTCTCTATATTAAGAATAAAAGAATAAAAATAATTTTACATACGACTGTTATATAGATATAGAGTTACTTTATAGACTATAATTTGGAAACAAAAGTCGTATGTCTTTAAGTATTTTAATAATTATTTATATATTACATATATATATATATGAATAAAACAAAAAGGTTAAAAAAACGTACTAATAAAAGAGGCGGGAAAAATAGAAATTGTATAACTAAATGTAAGAATAAATTTTTGAATGAACTTAAGCAGGATAAAAGATATAAAACAATGCAAAAATTAGCTTCATTTTTTACAAAAAAAAATATTGTTGAAAAGCAAGCAAATATTGTGTTAGACAGTAAAGATATACAAAATGATGAAGAATTCAAATATTGTGTAAAAAAATGCGAAAATAATTAAATAAAAAAATAAAGTTTTTATTTAATTTGTAATGAAATTTATAAACATTTAATTTAATCTTCATCTACAACTAAGGAAGCCTTCTTTAAAACTTTCTTGACTGTTCCTTTTGATACAACTTTCTTCTTCTTTTCTTCTCCACTCATAAGTCTCTCTCTCTCTTCTTTATATTCAATATATTGTTCTCTAAGATTATTAAGCTCGTTAATCCACATTTTGTTAATAGTAGTATTTTTAATCTGTTCCAGTTCAGATTGCTTAGTTCCTTTATCTTTCAATAATTTTTCAACATTTTCTTCAGTTACTGAATCCATTGGCATCTTAACAAGATATTTATAGTCTTCGTCTCCTTGAACTTTATCATAACCTTTTTCTTCTAACATTGTTGTAACTTGTTCCTTCTTTTTCTTACGCAAATCAATAGTTCCATCTAAATTCTCTTTTATATATTTTGCCTTATTAGATAATACAACAAGCTCTTTTTCCAAAGCATCAATTAAATATTCTTTTCTTGTTCCATACATTTCAAGTCTTGTTGCATAATATGAATCAATAATGTCAGATATATTATTATATTTTTGAAGAATATCATCAGAATCGAATAAATGCATATTTGTTGTAGTATTTGTAGTATATAATTTTAGAATTTTTTCAACTCCATTGCAACCGTGGTCTCCCTTTCCCTTTTCTAACTCTTCTAATTTTCCCTTCATAAATGTAATGGTAAAATCAACATCAGTGTCTTTACTCATATCTTCGTAATCTTTAATTGTAGCAGGGATTTTCTTTCCGTCTTTATCAGCTCCAGGCTCAATAAGACTTTCAATTAGTTCCTTGAAATCTTCAGTCCAATAACCAACAGGTAATTCAGTAACCTTAATTTTATCAATAGCTATTTTTTGATATAATCCTTTAATTAAGAATTTATCATCTGATAATTTTGTAATCTGTCCTTTAAACCCTTCATAATAAGGAATGAAATCAATGTCATCTTCAATTGATAATAATTTATTCTTCAAATAATCAATAATTTGTAATGGATTATAACACATAATATCAGTACTAAATCCAGTGCCAATACCCTTTGAACCATTTACTAAAACCATTGGAATAATCGGAGAATAATATACAGGTTCAATTGATAATCCATCATCATTTAAATAATTTAAAATATTATCATCTGCTGTTGGGAAAATACTTCTAGTAATTTTATTTAATTGTGTAAAGATATATCTTTCTGAAGCACTATCTTTTCCACCTTGTAATCTAGTTCCAAATTGTCCATTAGGCATAAACAAGTTAATATTATTAGAACCAACAAAGTTTTGAGCCATTCCAACAATAGCTGCATTTAAACTAGCCTCACCATGATGATAACCAGATTCTTTAGATGTATATCCACTAAACTGTGCAACCTTTATTTCCTTATTAAGATTCATTTTGAACGCTGAATACAAAATTTTACGCAATGAAATCTTAAGACCATCCATGATATTAGGAATACTTCTATCACAATCATATTTTGAGAAATGAATTAATTCACGGTTGATAAATTCTTCATATGTTACATTTGTTTTAGAAGTATCCAGATATGCATCTCTATCATATAACTTAAGCCAATCCTTTCTATCATCAGCTCTTTTCTTATTGAAAACCATATCAATTGCATCATCAGACTTATCAGAATGTTCAAATCCAATAAGCTTCTTTTTAGAAAAATATTCACGAAATTCCTTACCTGTACTGGTACCTAAACCTTTATAATATTTAACATTCCAACCTTTAGAATCATTTTGCTCCTTCCATTCATTATACTCTCCATCATTATAAAACTCAAGTTCAACAGAACCTTTCTTTGCTTTCAAGATTGGAGTATTCATAAATCCAATAAATCCTTGAATATTGGCGAGTGTAGGCCATTCAGATTGGAATAAATTTATACCTAATCCCTTAATATGACTTCCATCTAAATCCTGGTCAGTCATAAATAATACCTTACCATATCTTAAATTTTTATATACATCTTCAATATCCAAATATTTTTTACCAGTTTCCAAACCCAAAATCTTCTTGATTTCAGCAATCTCTTTATTTTCAGAAATCTTTTTAACATTCTCACCTCGAACATTTAGAATCTTACCCTTCATAGGATATACTCCAATTGTATTACGGTCTTCAGATGATAATCCTGAAATAATACCAGCCTTAGCTGAATCACCTTCGCAAAAGATAATAATACAATCTTTAGATTTTTCAGTTCCTGCCCAGTTAGCATCAGTTAATTTAGGAATTCCACGAACTGATTTACTCTTAACACCATCAGTTTTCTTTGCAGCTTTATTTTCTTTTACTTCAGTTAAGGCACATGCAGCATCCATAACTCCCATCTTTGCTACTTTTTCAATAAATTTATCGGTAACTTCACACTTAGAACCAAACTTGGCAGAAGGTGTATTCATGTAATCTTTAGTTTGACTATCAAACGCAGGATTTTCAATGTCACATCTTATGAATAAAACAAGTTGTTCTTTAATACTATTAGGGTTTACTTTTACCTTCTTTTTCTTTTCAATAAATTCAACTAATTTTCTAGTAATTTGATTTAAAATATATTCGACATGCTTTCCACCCTTAGCAGTATGAATACCATTAACAAACGAAACTTGTACAAACTCATTTGTAGGAGTTAAAGCCACAGCATATTCCCAACGTTCTCCATTTTCTTCATAAACACGAGGGGACTCTGCTTTATCACCAATATACATATCAATATATTGTTGAAAATTTTTAATAGGAACCAAATTATCATTATACTTGACCTTAAGATTTTTATCAGTTATTGCAGAAATATCATAGACACGCTTCTTTAAAAGAGCAATAACATCATCAGAAGGTCCTTGAATTCCAAGTCTTTGATAATCAGGCTTAAATGTAATTTTAGTGTATGGTTTATTTTTACATTTAGTAATAGAAGGTTTGCAAATTTCATCTAAGTTATTCTTATATTCTTGAACATACTTAAGGCCTCTAATATGGTCTACAGTTTCAACGCGACCATAAGTAGACCAAATAAGAACAAGTTTAAATCCAAAACCATTCTTACCACCAACAATCTTTTTTTCGTCTTTATTATAATTTGTCGAAGTTCTAAGATGACCAAATACAAGTTCAGGAATCCATACACCATCCTTTTGAGCCACGTCAATACCATTACCATCATTTGTCATCGTAATTGTTCCATCAGGATTAATTTCAATATCAATATGTGTAACAGGTAATGCATTTTCAGACTTACTATCAACTCTAGTTTTCATTCTGACAACATGATCACGACAATTAACAATACCTTCATCAAATAATTTAAATAATCCAGGGATATAATTAATATTTTTTTCGACAATTTTATTACCATCTTCGCTCATAATCCACATATCAGCATCGATACTTTCAACAGAACCAATATACGTATCTGGATTATCCAAGATATGCTGCTTATCAGTCTTCTGTTGAACATCAAAGAATAATGCATTGTTATTAGCGTCAGTAGCACTCATTGTAGTTTAGTATATAATTTTATTTTTAACTCATTTTTTAAAATCAATTTTTATTTAAACTAATAAAAATAAAATAAAATCATTAGTCATATTAATATGCAGTCTAGAAGACACTTTACTCCAGGTTCTACCTCAAATACATCACGTATAATAAATTATATTGCAGCTTACAATGCATTATTTCCAAATGCTCAACAGTTAACATGTTCTTCTGGATGTTTTCCAAACAAAAATAACAAATTAGTAGTTGGTTCAGATTCACCATCCACAAGAATTTCAAATAATAGAAGAATTTCACAAATAATAAATTATTCAAAAGGAGGAAAAACACAATATGGTAATTTTTATTTAGGACAACCACTAAGCATTAATTATTTAGGTAGAGTAGAAGGTATGGCTGGTGGAAGTGGAAGTCCTCCAAAAAATTTTTAAATGCGTTTTATATATTTGATTTAACATTTTATTTTTTTCTCATTTTATCTTATAATGACAATCGAACATACTATTGGAACTCGCGCACAAGTTTGGCATGGAACTGCTAAAAAGACAAGTGGAGGACTTACAAAGTCTGCATTAATGATGAATAAACATGGTCGCATTGTTTCTAGAAAGAAGCATGAAACAGCCAAAAGAGAGAAACGCCTTGTTAAAGCTGGATTTTTGACTAAGAAGGGACATTTTGGTTTTATTAAGAAGGGTACAAAGGGACACAAGGGACGCAAGGGAAGCCGTAAAATGAAGGGTGGTATGGTTCATCATACAACTGCAAATAATCATCATGCAACTGCAAATAATCATCATGCAATGGTCGGACACAAAATGAAGGGTGGTATGGTTCATCATACAACTGCAAATAATCACCATGCAATGGTCGGACACAAAATGAAGGGTGGTATGGTTTTAGGAGGCCCTTTGGCTCCTTTATCATACAACGGACAAGGTGTCGGAACTTCTGGAGTTAATCTTCAATTTGTTGCTGGTAACGCCGCTTAAATAAAGTAATAATTTCAAATTATAATGTAATGTAATTAAATTACAATATAATTATCTTTCTAGTATTTAAGTGCCTTTTTTTCAGTTTGTTTCATTTAACCATTCTGTTTCAATAAATTTTTCATACACAATATGTTCTGATAACTTAAAATATAAATATTTTTCAAAAAAACGCTTACTAACAATAAATTTTAATGAGTTATTATTGCAATATTTATAGTAGTAATTATATACGTCATCAAATGAAACAAGAGCTAATTTATATTCGCTTACAATTTGTTGTTTAATATAATCAAATGAGTCAGTAATATCTTCTATTTTATTCCACAATAAACAAGAGACATTTAAAACAAATTTATCTTCAATAATTTCGATTAATGGGAAAAAATGTTTAAGAATCTTTAAAACATTCTCTTCACTAATATTTCCAGCTGACATAAGGTGTTCAGAATTTTGTTTTGCCCAAGACTTGAATAGAGAACAAATTTCATCAATTTCAAGTTCATAATCAAATAATAATTCTGATTCTGAGTCTGATTCTACATTTGAAAAATTTATTGTTTTATCCCAGAATTGAATAAAATCACTATGCACTGGTACATATTTACTTGTTAATCCAATAAAAGAATCAGAACATTCTTCATAAGGATATCTATCTTTGATTAGATTTTTTAATGAATTAGAATAAATAATATTTGGTAAATTACAACTAGAGAGAAATTGTTTCCAAACAAAATGTAAATTTTTCCATTCCATTTTATATTCCGGTGTGGTTTCAATAATGAATTTATTACAGAATTCAGAAACTATATTAACAGGATTTGTATTTTTAATGTAATATGCATATGATTTTAATTCTTCATCAGCTTTATTTTCAATAAATTTATCTGAATTTTCGTAGCGTTTAGAATAATGCACCGAAACACATAGTAAATCTAACCCAATCCTTTTTAGTAATTCTCTCCAAACATCATTAGAAAAATTTTCATTAATTTTAATTAGTCGACAATTTTCATAAGAATGGTTTTCGTGATACTTAGTCATAAAATTATTTGTAGAATTGCTATTTCCAATTGAAACCAAAGCAACATTATCCAATTCGTTTAAAAATTGTTTCATTTTTTGACTAACCAAGTATATAAATTGTTGGTTTTTCTTTAAAATATTGTCGCCTATTATGGTAAGAAAATATTTGGCGGAATTTTTAGAAGTAAAGAATGAAGGATAAATAACATTTAAAACATTTTGAATTGTATCAGTTTCAGGTATAGAACTAAAAAGACTTCGATCTTTAATTTGTTTAATAATATTTATTTTTGTTTTATGTTTCCATTGTAAAAGTACTCTATCTTTTGAAATAGTAGAGAGAAGTTTATGAATTACATCATCTTCTTTAATAATTAAATATTTTTGCCCATCATATTCATAAAATAAATTGTTATTTGGCAAATAAAAGTATTTGTTTTTACTTAAAAAAACTTGGATAAAAACATTCTGTTCATTTGTTAAATAATTGTTACGATTAACGCGTTTTTCGTGATTTTTTGATTCATTATTAAGCGTGTTAGGTAAATAATTAACAATATGATTATATATTCGTTGAGTCATATATTCATTATCTTTGTATTTATGTAGTAAATCTTTTAAAGTTTCAGAACATTTAAATTCATTTATATTTTCTGTCATTCTATGTTTTTTAACATATTGTCTTTAAATTAATTTTTTTAAATATATTATTATATTAATGAAAATAAATCTAAGATATTTACCAAAAAATATAACTAGAAAAGATAAAAGTGTTCAATCAAAAATGTTAATAAAATCAAGGCGTCTCTATAAAAAAGGGAAGTTCTATACAAGAAAAGCAATTCCATCTTTTAAATCTAAAAAATCACCTCATATATTGAAGGCAATGAAAATATATAATATTTATAAAATTGGAGCTACAAATGAACTAGCAAAAGCAACAGGTTGTTCAAAATCTGCTCTTGCAAAAATTATAAATAAAGGACAAGGAGCATATTATTCATCAGGCTCAAGACCTAATCAGACATCACAGTCATGGGGAATTGCTCGTTTAGCTAGTTCAATTACTTCTGGTAAAGCAGCAGCTGTTGATTATAATATTTTAGAAGAAGAATGTAAGAAAAACTCAAAGGCTTTAACTATGGCAAAAAAAGCAAAAAGAAAGTATGGACATGGAACTAGAAAAGTCGCCAAGGTAAAAATATAATTTTTATTTTATTTTTAGAATATATATGGCTAGTTATAATGAATATTTAAAAAATAAAAATTCTTGTTGTATTCCAGGACCTGAAGGTCCTCGGGGTCTTAGAGGTCCTACAGGAATTAATGGTGATATAGGCTCTATAGGCTCTACAGGCTCTACAGGTTTACAAGGAATTCCTGGAACAAGCACAAATACTGGTGCTACTGGTGCTACTGGTGCTACTGGTTCTATAGGTTTTACAGGAGCTCAAGGTTTCGCTGGACCTACAGGACCTACAGGACCTACAGGAATAACGGGTCCAACAGGACCACAAAGCACTGTTACTGGACCAACCGGTTTAGCATCAACAATAAGTTATTACACTATAGGAACAGGTCCAACTGGATTATTCGTTAATGATCCTATTAATGGCACTGGCGTTCCAGTAGTTCTTAATTCTCCTATTATAGGAAACTTAACAAATGGAAACATATTTATAGCTCCAAATGGAGGATTAAATAAATTTAAAGTAACTGTTTCTTATAATTTTGGAATAGATATAGAAATACCATACGTTTTGCTTTATTTAAAATTATACGTTCCATCTACATATTATTCTGCTACAATTTTTAACTATGATGCATCGAATAATAATAAAATATTTTGCAGTCAAACAAATTTTTCTGAAACATATGTTACTGGTTCATTTACGGATATTTTTAATTTAGGAGGAACAACTATTTCATCAGGAACAACATGTTACATACAGTTATATGCCTTAACTTATACTGATTTTGGCGGAGCAACTGGAGCTACTACTTCGGCCATTTCAAATTACGCATTTGCAATTGAAAATGTAACACAATTATAGTTATAAATAGTATGTAAGTTTCAATAAATTATAGAATTATAAATTATTTTAAAATTAATTCGTTCAAAATTTAATTTTAAATATTTAAATTCATAAGTATTTAAAGATTTTAAATTAAAAATAGTATAATGTCTGCATTTTCAAATAAAAACCAAGTAACAACTCAAAATGATGGTAATGTTTTAACTATTAAAACAGTTCAAATAGCTCCTTTTAGAACTTTAATGACTGCTCTAAAAGATATTCTTTTAGAAACAAATATAACTTTTGAGCCAGATGGCATTCGTATTATTAATATGGATAAATCGCATACCATTTTAGCTCACCTGTATTTAGCTGCCCAAAATTTCGAGGTTTATGAATGTAAGAAGGAAAAAATTATTATTGGTGTAAATATGTTTCATTTATTTAAATTAATTAATTCAATTGATAATGATGATACATTAACTATTTATATTGAAAACTCTGACTATGTCGATGGAATTGTTTCTCATTTAGCCCTTAAATTTGAGAACGGAGAGATTAAGCAATGTAAGACGCAAAAACTTCGTCTTATTGAACCAGAACCAGAAGAGCTGCAATATCCTGATGTAAAATTTTCTTCGATTATAAATTTACCTTCTGCTGATTTCCAAAAGATTATTAGAGACCTTTCTTGTATATCCGATAAACTAGAAATTAAGTCAGTTGGTAATGAACTCATTTTCAAATGCTCTGGCCAATTTGCTTCAGCTGAGATTCATCGTGCAGAATCGGATGGAAGTATGGGATTCATTTTGAAACAAGATTCTTCGAAAATAATTCAAGGAGAGTTCTCTCTTAAGAACTTAGGCTACTTCATTAAATGTACCAACCTTTGTCAGCAAATTGAGGTCTATTTGGAAAACGATTTGCCTCTGGTTGTGAAGTATAATGTTGCTAGTCTTGGGGAGATAAAACTCTGTCTCGCACCGCTTCCCTCCTCATAAGTTGTTACCATTTATCGTAACAAATTTTTAAAAAATCTCAAATTTCGTTGATACTCCCGAATATAATGATATAAAGAGAGATTAAATAAAATTATCCAAAATATAAAATATAACTTAAAAATTATATAATTAATTATAATATAATTATATAAATGTCAAAGTATTACGGAACATATAATCAATATTTAGGAGCTCAAAGATGTTGTGATTTAAGAGGACAAGGTCCTATTGGTCCTCGAGGTCCAACTGGACATGCACAAATTGGTCCACGTGGTTTCACAGGACCTCAAGGTGAAAGTTTTACAGGACCAACTGGGAGAGGATGTAGAGGCCCTACAGGACCTTCTGGAAATCCGAGTGGATTGACTGGTTATACAGGAGTTACAGGTCCAAGTCAATGGAATAATTCTGACTACGTAGGACCTATAGGACCAGGATACACAGGAATTGGATACACAGGAGATGTAATGGTTTTTGGCAAATTATATGTCCAAGGTGGAATAGACCCAACTTATTTAGCATTAACACCTCAGTCAGTTGTGCCACCAGAATTGAGTCCTGGATTAAACGGTGATGGTATTTGGATTGAAACAGGTGGAGCTTTAAGAGTACAAAAAATGAGAATGGATGATTTTTCTGGAACAAACCCAGGATTTATAGATTTACAACCTACATTGAACCCACAAATTACTTTATCAGACGGTGCTACTGTCAATGAAGTAACGTTAAATAATAATGAAATTAATTTAACTGACAATTCAATTACAACTACTACAACATTTTCTACTACAAATTTATTACAAACGACAACAGGTGTAACTGGTGCAACTTGGTTGGATATTATTAATAAAGCGAATGCTGGAACACCACCGTTGAGTTCAGTTTTAACCGCTGGTTCTGTTGGAAATATTAGTCAAACAATTACATTAAGTAGCGCTGGCAATAAAACTTCTACATATGGAGGGGAGGCTATTCTAGAAAATACTAGTACGACCAAAAAAAATACGATTAATAGCGATGGGTTAAAATTAACGCAGACCACTGGAAGTAGTGTTAATACATTCGCGCAAATGGCAATAGGAAGTATTAATGTACAAAATGAAGCCCCGTCGGGTTTTATAAACGCTTTAACTTTAGCATATAATAATATATCACTCGGTAATCCAGATTCACAGGCTACAATCAACGGAGGAGCTTTGAGTTTATCGACAAATCAAACTGGTTATACTAGTTCTCAGCTTTTATTAAGCAATACACTCGCCACCGCTGGTAATACGACTGGCGTGCCTTCAATAGTATTTAATAAAGCTGGTCGTACTGCAGTTGCTAATGATGTTATTGGGTCGCAACACTTTCAAGCGATTAGTAACGGTGGCGGCACAAAAGAATTCGCAAGAATAGAAGCACGTGTTGCAAATACTGGCGCTGGAAATGATGACGGAAGCATTGGTTTTAGTAGTCTTATTAATGGTACGATGACCGAGTTTTTTAGAGTAAATGGGGATGCCAGCGCGAACATTATGTTTTTACCACTGGATATGAGTGGAAATGCGATTAAAACTTCTACTGGGAGTATGACTATATCAACTGCTAGTTCAACAGGAACAGGAACTATCACTATCACGCCGAAAGTTAATGGTTATCTAATATTACAAAATCTACCAACAACCAATCCATCTGTCAGTGGTGCTGTTTGGAATAACAACGGAGTTTTAAATATATCCGTATAGTATATATTTTTAGAGAACGATTAAATCTCGCTACAATAAATGATGAAAAGCTAACAATCGCAAGTCAAGATTACAATTATGAAGTAATAAATTTTATATATATATTATTAAATATATATATATAAATGTCAAGATATTATGGAACATATAATCAATATTTAGGAGCCCAAAGATGTTGCGATTTAAGAGGCCAAGGACCTATTGGACTCCGAGGTCCAACTGGATATTCTCAAATAGGACCACGTGGTTTTACAGGAGCGAGTGGACAAAGTTTTACAGGACCAACAGGAAGAGGTTGTAGAGGACCTACTGGAGAACCAGGACCAAAATCTTTTATCATTAATCATCCTGAAGACATAAATAAATATTTAGTTCACGTTTGTTTGGAAGGACCCGAAGCAGGTGTATATTATAGAGGTAAAGGAGAAATTACAAATGATAATTCTGTAGAAATAATATTGCCTCATTATGTTGAAAAATTAGCTTACGAGTTTACAGTTCAAGTAACACCTATTTACAATAATAAAATAGTTACATTAAACTCAAGTGAAGTAGAAAATAATAAATTTAAGGTTTATGGAGAAAACTCCAAATTTCATTGGACAGTTTATGGAAAAAGATTTGATATTGAAGTTGAACCAAATAAAGACACTATAAATATTAAAGGAGATGGTCCATATTTATACATTTAAATTAATTATATTTAAAAATATAAACATATAATTAATAAATATAAAATGAGCACAATCGTTTCAGCTTTTGTAAGCAATATTAATGAAAGATATGCGGATTCATTAAAAAGATATTATGAACATGGTAGAATTCTAATGAAATCTATAACTCCAAAAATAATTTTTGTCGACGAAATAATGTTTGGTTTAATTGGTACTGAATATGATAAAACACACACTGTAATAATTAAAATATTTAAAACAGATTCATATTTATATAATTACACATCACATTTAACAAATTTTCAGCTAAATTCTACAGACCATTCAAAAGACACAATTGAATTTATGTTTACAATGTGTAATAAAACAGAATGGATTAGAAGAGCAATTTATTTAAATCATTTTAAAACAGAAAATTTTATTTGGATTGATTTTGGTATAAAACATATTTTAAATGGAGCATTTTCTTATTGTTCTGATGAAGAATTTGTTGAAAAAATTAACAAATTAAATGATAAAAAATATAATAAGGTTAGAATTGGAGGGATATGGAATCTAAGTTATGATTACAATATAGATATTTATAAAGACGTTGCTTGGTATTTTGCAGGAGGAGTGTTTGGAGGAAATATACTATCACTTGAAAAATTTGCTAGTCTTATGAAGTCAAAATGTATTGACATTATGACATCAAAGAATACAATTATGTGGGAAGTTAATATTTGGTATTTAATTTACAAAGAAAATAAATCGTTGTTTGATAGCTACAACTGTAACCATAATACAAGCCTTATTGACAATTATTAATTATATTTTACGATTGAATCTATATATTTTTTATCGTAAATTCCAATTCTAGTAGTTCTATCCCAAGTACTGTAATTTATTAAAACTCTCTCATCTTCAACAACAATACTAAGACAATATTCAATTGGGTCGCCTTCAAATTTAAATGGAGCTGAGTATCGTTTTAAGTTCATATTAGAATCAAATACAACGATTAAATGATAATAATGTCTTGGGTTTTCATAAGAAACTAAATGCGTAACAAACCATATTTCAGATTCAATAATATCAATTTTTATATTACCATTACTATTCTCATTAATCTTTTTATTATAATTAAATCCACAAGTTGAACCTCTAATTTTACTAAAAATATTAGGCATTTCTTTTCTATCAATTAAAGATAATAAACAGTCTTCATTATTTAATTTGCAAATTTGTAAAGGAAACCAATTATAGATAATATGAGTTGAGTTTTTATATTCAACATAAACCCAATTTTTTTCACATGAAGATTCGTTAAAATTAGTTTTTATTTCCTTTTCATTAAGTTTCAAATTATTAATATCATATTTACCAGAAACTATACCAATATTTCCATTTTTATGAAATCCAGTTCCAATAAATAATAAATCATTTGTTTGTATATCATCAAAAATTCTAATGTCTTCAATTCCAATATATCTTCTATCATCGAATTTTAATTCCATCCATTTTTCATTTTTTACATTAAATTCTTTATCAATTTCAATAAATTTATTAACTGATATAATATGTTTATCACAATTTAAATAACCACCTTGTCCATCAATATGATAATTTACATATCTAATGTTCATATTATACCCTTCTTCATTAATATTTGGAATTAAACAGCTAGATGATGAATTAAACATAATATCTTCATTATTAATTGATGAAATTAATTTATTATCAAAAATTATTCTTGATTTTTGAATTAAAATATCTTTATAAAATTTCATATTTTGAAGCATATTATTAACTTCATTCTCATCTTTTGAATTGTTCAAAACTTTAATAACCTCATAATTTATATTATTAACCCCAACATAAGAAGCAAAAACTGTATATTCGTAATATATTTTATTTGTATAAATATCATCGTGTAAAAACAAATAATTATCTCTTTTTAAATTTAAATCTAATATTTTTTTAGCCATATTATAAATCATCTCTCCAAGTTTATGTTTAGAAATAATTCTATAATAACTAATAATTTCATATAATCCTTCTAGTCGTTCAGGATAAAAATTATACCCATCTAGCCAATATTTAATAGCATCATCAATTTTACCCATATTTTTAAAACACAAACCAATTCTATAATAACTATACCATACTTCTTCCTTCCATCCTCCAAATTCAATTCTTTTTTTATAGACATTAATAGCTTCCCCAAATCTTCCACAATCATGATAACTATTTGCTAAATAAAAATGATATCTATCAGCATTTTCAGGTTCATCTCTAATTCCATCTAAAAGTAATCTAATATCTCTTTCAAATTTATCATGTTTTGAACCACCATCACCTAAATCTCTAATAAATAAATCATTTTTTTCAAAACCTAAAATTCTATTATCTGATGGTGTAGATATATACTCATGAGTTACTCCAATATATTTATATAATCCATTATTTTTTACGATTCTCATGTTTTGGTAATAAAATGAATCATTTCCCTGAAGAATATAAAAGCTATCAGACGAATTTAAAAGTTGTTTGTTAAAATTTTTAATTTCAAGTATCATATCAGCATCGAGAAATAATATATAATCTGACATTCCTATGCAAGATTGTATTGCGAAATTTCTATTATAACAAAAATTTTTGAATGGTTCTGATACAACTTTTCCAGGTATATTTTTATTATTGAAATACTCTGTAATTATTTGAACAGTGTCATCAGTTGAACCTGTATCACATATACAATAACAATCAATAATTGAAAAAATAGAATCAAATAAACGTCTAATAATTTTACTCTCATTTTTAACAATCATGTTTAAACATAAAGTAGGATGTTTTTGATTATTTAAAATTAGCTCCATAATAAATTCATGCATTTAATTTTTAAATTATTAATAAATAAATATATATAATAAATATAAAATGGCTAACACAAGATTCAAATATGATGACTGTAGAACAAAAAAAGAATTACAACAATCAACAGACCCTGGAAGATGGGTATTAAATGTTCCAGGTAATGGAGCAAATCCTTGTTATATGGAAGACCCACAAATTATTATACAAAAATGGGGAGGAAATTTACGAACAAATACAATTAATTTAGAAAGCGATTTAAGAGGAGTCAATAGGCAAATAGGCAGAGATTGTTTAGGAAAAGATAATTATAAAAGCTATAATGTCCCCAATGAAGCTATTCAATATCCAAAATGTAATAATTTATTTACAGAACAATCAAGAGCTACAAATCCAGCATGGTGGTATAGAGATTTAGAACAAGTTGATTGGCAATTTCCTCCCTTGAATCCTCAAGTTAATACTTGTGTTCCTTTTCAAAATAACCTAAGCACAAGAATTTTAGAAAAAGATTATTTTACACCAAAGAGAGATTGTGTTGTTAATGAAACAAAAAATTATTTACCATCAAGTTACAATTTAATAAGAGGTGGTTATGCTGGAGGTCCTACAACTTGTCAACAAACCAATTCTTGCCAAAGATTATAATTATAAAATTTTAAATAAGTTTAGATTATTATATGAATAAAATATAATACTCTATATATATAAATATGGAAATAGCAATCCCTTTAATAGCATTAGGTGGTATGTATGTAGTGTCAAACCAATCAAATGAAAATTGCACCAAAAAAGAAATAAGAAAACAAAGACAAGAAAATTTTACAAATATGGGAATTAGAAGTAATTTGGGTGTAAAAACAGATAATTATTTGCCAAATGTAAATATACCTCCACAAAATTTTCCTGTATCAAATATAAATCAATTAGTTGATACTGTTCAACAATATCCTAATCCAAATGCTGCTACAGATAAATATTTTAATCAAAATTTATATGAACAAAAAGTAAGAAATAATGTTCCTGTAACCAAAACAATTCAAGATGTATATTCAATGACTGGTAATTATTTGAATTCTGAACAATTTAAACATAATAATATGGTTCCGTTTAATGGTGGAAAGGTAAAAGGAAGAACATATGATGTAAATATAAATGAGTCTGTTCTCGATAATATGATTGGTTCTGGTTCTCAGGTTATTAAAAAGATTGAACAAGCTCCTCTGTTTAAACCAGAACAAAACATGCAGTGGGCTTATGGAATGCCAAATCAAAGTGATTTTTATCAATCACGTGTTAATCCTGCTATGAAAAATAATAATGTTAAGCCATTTGACAGTATTATGGTTGGTCCTGGTTTAGACCAAGGTTATGGAATTAATGGAAGTAATGGTTATAATTCTGGTATGGAGGCACGTGATAAATGGTTACCTAAAACAGTTGATCAATTGAGAGTTGATACAAACCCGAAACTTGAATATGAACTAATTAATCACGAGGGTCCAGCTAATTCTTTTATCAAAACTGCACCAACTACACAAATGTTAGGACGTGTTGAGAAGCAAAGACCAGATACATTTTTTATTAACACACAAGACCGTTGGCTTACAACTACTGGTGCTGAGAAAGGTGAGACACTTAGACCTATTCAAGAGTTGGGTATATTAAGACGTAACGATATTGCTAGTGAATATATGGGTCCAGCTGGAGCAATTGATGTAAAAGCTACTACAGCACCTCAAAATTTTGAAAAATCAAAGCGTCACGAGGCATTTCAAGGTGGTGTAAATCATTCAAGAGCCACAGGACAATGAAACCATACAGATAAAGATATGTTTTTAAGAAGTCATACTAATTATGAAAATCATAGAAGTACTGTTAAACAACCAGAAACATTAAGAAGTGGATTTAGTGGCGCCATAGGCGCTGTTATTGCACCATTAATGGATATGTTTAGACCAACACGTAAAGACGAAACAATTAATAATGTAAGAGTCTACGGAGATGCAGGAACATCTTTTATGTCCAAAGGACCTGTTTATAATCCACAAGATACTACTGCTACAACAATTAAAGAAACAACATTGTATTCACCAAATTTCAATATTAATAATCAAAAGGAAGGTATTTATGTAAACAATTATACTTCTCCAGATAATACACAGAGAGACACTACTAGTTGTGAATATTATACAGCAGCTGGAGGATATGCGACTGGATATGGTGATATGAGTTATGAAGCAGCTTATATGCAACATAATAATGATATTAAATCTCAAACTATTATGAACAGACCAAACCAAGGCTGAACTCAAATATTTAACCAACAAATGCATTTAAGTACAATTAAAAGTGATAGTGACCGTTTAGACGGAAGAGTTAACCCAGCATTTTCAAGTATATCAAGTTTACCTCCTTCAACGCAAACATATGGTGCAATTAGAGCACCACAATATTATAATGAATGTGCTGGTTGTGACAGAATTCAACCAGATATTTTAAATGCTTTTAAAAACAATCCATATACACATTCTTTAACAAATTCTGTATAATTGATTTATGTAATTTACTTAAAGGTTTTCATTATTATTAATTAATAATGACAACAAAATTTATTTATCCCAGATGTGCTAATTCTTTTAAAAAATTCTTATCAAATAACAAACTTGATAAGGTTTATATTAATTTAGGAAAACCAAAACCATTTGATGTTACTTTAAGAGATGGACTTCAAGCTTTAACAAAAGAACAACAACAATTTTTTATACCTGTTCAAAAATTAATATTATATCTAAAAATTAAATTAAATTATAATCCTGTAAATATTGAAATAGGGTCAATTGTTTCTGAAAAAGTATTACCTATATTTAAAGATACACTTGATTTATTTGAAATAATAAATAGTAATGAAATTTATAATAGAAATGTTGACAAACTATATAAAAATTCAAACCTTTATATTGTTGTTCCAAATAAAAATAAATTGTCAAATGTTATAAATAATAAAAATATTAATTATTTTTCATTCATAACATCAGTTTCTAATAGTTTTCAAATGAAAAACACAAAAATGAGTTTAAAAGATTCGGATAGTGATATTTATACAATGTTACAAGAGTTAGATGATAATAGAAATAGAAATATTTCTCCTTTTGTAAAAGTATATGTTTCTTGCATAAATGAATGTCCTATTGAAGGAAAAATTAATAATGATTTGATAGTCAATAGATTATTAACATTAAATAATATGAATGTAGATACTATTTGTTTATCTGATACTTGTGGAAGTTTAAATAGTGAAGATTTTGAATATATTATTGATTCTTGCAAGAGTTCTGGAATAAATATGCAAAAACTGTCATTGCATTTACATGTTAAGAATAATCGTGAGTCTGAAGTTGAAAAAATATTTCACAAAGCATTAGATAGAAAAATTATAAATTTTGATGTATCAGCATTAGATAGTGGTGGGTGTTCAGTAACAATGGATAAAAATAAACTAGCTCCAAATATGAATTATGACCAATATTATAAATTTCTAACAAACTACATTATTAAAAAATCATAGAAAAATATAAAGAAAAAACAAAAATTATATTTAAATTATACGTTATATTTAAATATAAAAACACTTCACAAATTATAGTAAGTTTATGTCACTACAAATTCATGAAACCATAAAAAATAAATTAAACTATTTTCACGAAATGCGAAAAATACCAAATATTTTATTCCATGGACCATCTGGAAGTGGAAAAAGAACAATTGTAAATGAATTTATTCATAAAATTTATGACGATGATAGAGAGAAGATAAAGTCTTTTGTTATGTACGTAAATTGTTCTCATGGTAAAGGTATAAAATTCATAAGAGAAGAATTAAAATTTTTTGCCAAAACACATATAAATTCAAATGGTGGAAATATTTTTAAAAGTATTGTTCTTTTAAATGCAGACAAATTAACAATGGATGCGCAATCAGCATTACGAAGATGTATTGAATTATTTAGTCATAACACTAGGTTTTTTATTATTGCCGAAGATAAATATAATTTAATGAAACCAATTTTGTCACGTTTTTGTGAATTATATGTTCCAGAACCAGTTTTAAACGATAACATTATAAATTTATACCAATACAATTTAAATGAAGTATTTAAAATGAAAGAAATAAAAATACATCGTCTTGAATGGCTTAAAAAAGAATTAATAAAATCAGTAAATAAAAAAATAACTGTAGAAGATTTAATGGCATTGTGTGTAAAAATTTATGAAAAAGCTTATAGTGGTTTAGACATAATGAATTTATTAGAAAATACTAAATTTCTTGAATGTGCAATAACAACTGAAAAAAAGTACGAACTTTTAATATGCTTTAATCGTGTAAGAAAAGAATTTAGAAATGAAAAATTATTAATCTTATTTATTTTAAATTTTATTTTTTTAAGTTCAGAACTATCTTTAGAAAATATTAGTTTTATGTAAATGGACGATTTCAATGTCAGTGCGCTTCATGAATCCAAAAATGAATGGGGGTCTCGTTTAGTTACGATTTTAACTCCTTTAATAATTGATGGTTATAAATCTATACTTGATGAGTCTATTAAACTTTGTAAAGAAAATGGTGAAATTGATAAATATTTAATGACTTTTCAAAACTTAATTTCTAGAATTCCTAAGTGGAATACTCAAATTATTGAAACAGAGAAAAAAAGAATTTGTGATAAATCAGGGTGTAGTTATTTAGAAGATTTGGTAACTTGTGTTCATATTATTCAACTTAAAATTTTAACTGCTATGCGTGTTGGACAAAAACAAAAAAAGATTGATATAAATATTCCAAAGTTAGATGATTTTATACATAAAACATACATAAATATAGCAAGAAAAGTTTATAAAAATGTTTATCTTTTTGATGTTAATATTCCTCCTTTACAAGTACAAAAAAATTATAGAGAGCTTGAAATAATTGTCCAAGAATGTATTTTAAACACTTTGAGAGAAAGTATTCCTGTAGAGGCAATTTTAAAGGCATATATGGATGAGACTGTAGAGGAAGATGTAATAGAAGAAATAAATGAACAAATTATTGAAGAACCTATTAAACAACGTGTTGAACAACATCTTGAATCTGCAGTAACAGTTCCTCAAAAAGCAGGATTAAGTTTTAATGATATTGACTATATAAGAACTGAAGACGGAAGTATAACTAATGTTAGTGCTCCAAAATCTATTGATAGATTAGAACAAATAAGTCAAATGAGGTCCAACCAGAGAAAATTAGATGAAGAAGAAGATGATGATAATGTAAAACTAAATATTTCAGGCGAATCATTTAATTTGGATTCTTTAGATGTCCATAATATTGAAGAACCTCAATTAGATTTATTGCCAGATTTGTTAATTGATGATATTGAAGTTTTAGAATAAATTGCGTTAAAAAATAAATAAGAAACTGTTTAAGTAAGTTAATGGATAATATATTTGTTATTGCTGCTGTTATATCAGTAATATTTTTAATTTCCAAGTTTATTGAAATGAGATTTGTCGAAAAAGAAAATAAACCACTAAAATTATTAATTAGAGACGCTCTTTTAGTTTATTTTAGTGTTGTTTTTGGTTATTTTATAATAGGACAAATAAATCCAATGTTAAAAGGAGGCTCTGGAGGCTCAACTATAACTCCAGTATTTACAGACAATCCAGGATTTTAATAAATTTCTTTTTATTATATTATATTATAATGAAAAGAGTAAGAACAAGAAAATATAAAAAGAACATTTCTAAAAAGAATTATAGACAAAGAAAAACAAGAAAATTACGCGGAGGTGGTGATAAAGAACAGAAAGATAAAATTGTTAAAGATAGTTTTAGAAATATGTTTATGAAAGCTTTTAAAAAATTGCAAGATTCTATCAAATCTGGTGATAGTAAAAAATTACAAGATGCTACTGAAGCATTTAAGAATGGATTTAAAAGTAATCAACTTGGAATTAATACATTGATACCTGTAACTAATGGTACAATTCCGGTTGATAAATATAAATATACATCAGATACTACTCCGATAGTAGCATTTGTTCCTTTATTAGTTGTTATTTTTGACAATATTAATGATATTATGACAAGAAAAATTTTAATCAAAAGTTTTATTCAAAATAAGGGAAATATAAATTTACAAAGTTACACAAAAAACATATCAGCTTTATATGCTGCTATAAAATTACAAGACAAAGAATTAGTTAAGTTTTTGCTTGAGAATGGTGCTGATATTAAAGTTCTTACAGATGAACAGAAACAAATAATGGAAAATCTTATTAAAGAAGAAGAAATTCAAGAAATAATTGAGAAAGAGTCTGAAAAACCTATTGTTAAATTAACAATACCAACAGATTTACCATCTGATTCCGGATATAATCCAGAAATTGAACCAGAATTTTGGAAACCTATTTTTGGAGACAATGAAATGATTACACTAAGGCAAAAAATAAACGAGATGATGAATTCTGATGGAAATATTCCAATAAATAATAAAGAGGTTACTGAACTATGGAGTGTTTGCAAAATTAATCAAGCAATGATACCGACATATTTTACACCTACAAAAAATGAACCATATGAATCATTCGGATATTTTATAGGAGATCAAGACATTGATTTTTCTCATTTTAATATTGTATTATGTGCAGCTTTAATTGTTTTTGGATTAATATCGCAAAAAATGGTTGGACAAGATTATAAATTAATATTTAAGGGTGGAAAAGCAATTCAATTAGAATTAGCTGGAACACCTGAAACAGCATCTTATAAATCTGAAGATATTGATGTTTTAATATTACCAGAAACTGATATTCCATATAATGAGTTAAATGTTAAAAATTTGTCTGGTCATTTAGCTTATTTAGTTAGATGGTTTTTAAATACACCAGAAACACAATACAAGGTTTCTGTTCAAGTACCAAATCCTGAAAACACAAGAGCAAACCCTTTTATTTTTAAATTAAGCTATGTAAAGGTTATTCAAAAAAGAGACTATAGAAAACAAATGATGGTTGATGATTTTAAACAATTTTCGGATATTGATTTTAAAGATGTACCTCAAAATATAAAACTATTTTTTGAAAAGTCAAAAGAATATAAATTTTACATTGATGAATTAAACCAAAATGTTTTATTTAGATGTCCAAATATAGGTTCTCTCTTAGACGAGAAAATTTATTATTATTCAAAATATACAGAGTTTAAAAATTTATTAGAAGAGAGAAAACCTATAACTGAAAAAGGTTATGAAAATTTAACATATATCGATTGTGATAGATTTTTGGAAAAATTTAAAAGAGCTATTTTGGCAATGAATAAAGGTTTGCAAAAACAGAGATTTCCTGGAATCTTACCAGATGAATTATTAATAAAAGAGAGAAGCTCAATAATAAACCGTTTGGACAAATTAGGTGTTAAAGATGATATAATAAAAGATAAAATAATGCAAACCTTATATCAATAGCTTAAATATTAAATAATATATAATATATAATAAAGAATATAAAATAGACTTAGATATATTAAAATTGTATTTTAAAACTAAAAATATTACAATTTATGAACAATATTCTAGCGACCAGTCCAAACTTTCACAACAGCTCTTGGTATAGTGCCTTTTTTTAAGTTATCTTCATATTTTTCAAAAGAATAACCACACCATTTTTGGTACTTCATTATATCTCCAAATAAAGCCTTTGTTTTAAATAAATTTGGGCTTTCTGTAAAAAATATACAACCAATTATTCTCTCTAAACAACATCTATCTGATCTATTTTTTACTGTATTTACTAAATTTGTTATATTATATTTCTTATTTATTTGTAAAAGAAAATCATAATTTATATATGATTGTGAACCAAAACATCCGTACCATTTTGATTGTGGCAAACCTATAACATTATCGTTTAAAGACAATTTATTTTGTATTTCATGTTTATTATTTAAACTTTCTGTTATTCTTAAAGTATTTGTTATATTTTCCTTGTCACCGTTAAAATACCATAAAGGTAAAACTCGATAACCATTTAACATCTCAAAATTTATTCTTTTATGAAAAAAAACACTATCGTGTAAAATAATCGCATTCTCAAAATACTTATTTTTTAAGTAATAATAATAAGGCAAAATTTCTCCACTTCCGGGAAATTCAGATGTAATTATTTTAATATTTTTATAATCAAAATCTGCTTTTACAAAATTTTGATTACTATTGTCATCAATGATAATAATTTTTCTCTCTGGATAAAATGTTCTTAATAGCTTAACAGATTGATTCCAATATTTATTTGTAGTTTCTGAATTAATGTGTCTTGTAATAATAAATCCATATGAGTTCATAATATATATAAATATAATTGTATTATGAACTGATAACAAAATAATAATTTGCTAGATATTGTTAAATATATGAGGGAATATTATCAATATTAATTACATCATTTCCAACTTCACCTTTAAATTCTGAAAATGCTTTAAATTCTGGTCTCTCTAGTTGAGCTTGAGGAGTATGATTGTGAACACATCTTGCAATCATTTTGTATAATTTAAAATCTGGATATCTATCAACCCCATTTCCTTTGTATAACATATTGATACCTTTGTCATCTAAACACCATTCAACAATTAAACGTTTAATAGGGTCATTACAATTAATTAAATCTTTTATTTCTTCAAAATCATCAATAATATAATCAAATATTGAACAAGCTAAGCGACATAAATCAAAGCTAAAGTTTGGCTCTAGTCTAGGTTTCTTTTCATTTAAATATGGTTCTGTATTATACTGGGTTGCAGCATCTCCTCCAGGTTGAAAACTATCACTACAAAAAAGTTTTCCATCAAATTTATATATGCTTCTACCAAAATCTATAATTTTAAATATGCGTCCAAATGTAGGAACTTTATAATATTTCTTTTTATAACAATAATAAATAAATTTTTTGTCAGTTTCATTATACATAACATTATTTGTATGCAAATCATTATGTGTAAAACTAAAAGCTTTTTGATATGTAATTAAAATCATAATTATTTGCATAAATGCTGAATACCATTCTTCAGGTTTTAAATCATTACTTAAAATTAAATCATCAAAAGTATTTTCACAATATTCCATTCCAATAATTTGAACAGGAAATTTTGGTATAGTTGCATTTATTATCTCTTCTTCAGAACTTTCATCATCATCATCTTCCCATTCTTCTGCTTCTGCTTCTGCTTCTGCTTCTAGTCGGAGGTCCTCGTCTGTTTTTTCATCTTCATTTAATTCTTCAATATCATCACAATCTTCTTCATCTAAATCACTATTATCTGTATAAGATGACCTTGATGAGCAAGTTGAATTTGATTTTAATGTTACATTATTATGTATTTCTTTATTGTCTAAAAAATTTACATCTGTTAAATCTACCAAATCAGATGACATATCATTTAAATTATTTAAATCTAATTCTATTTGTTCATTAAAAACATTTTCAAATATTTCATTATCAAAAGATTTTATTGAAATTTGTGATTTAGCACTTGTATTATGTTGTATAATGATTGGCTTTAGTTTTTGATTTTCATTTTGAAATAAATGTTCATACTCATCAATTGTGAATAAGACATTTTTATTCTTATTAAAGTAATCTGAATTATTCAAATAGTCAATATCATCAAATACATTAAGTTGAAAATTATTTTTTATTGCCAAAAAAGAACCATAATAATCAACTCCATGTGAGAAATTATGAGAATATAATAAATTACTTGCTAAATATAAAAATAAACCATCAACATATGCTGAGTTATTAACATCTAAAAACTTAGAATTACAATCATTTTCAGTTGAATTGAGTTTTGGTAATGAAAATAAATTTTTGTCTTCAATATTATACTTACCTACCAAAAACTTATAAGGATCCAATAATGGAGCTAATTTAAAAAATACTTCTTTATCTTTAACTTTATTAGTGTTTATGTTTTTAATTTTACAAGTATATAGATGTGAAATGTCGTCATCATTTTTTTTTACACTTGATATATACCATTTATTATTCAAATTAATACCATTATAATTAGTATCATTTAATGAGAAGAACCTTGTATAAATTGGAATATAATTTTGTGATTCAGAGAGAAAAAGAGAATTTGTTTCTTCTAAACTTTTTAAAAGTTCAATGTTCTTTCTTTTTTGATAGTTTACGTTTATCATTCTTTAGCTAATTAATATATAAATTATATGTATTTTTAACTTATTATAAATGTTAATATATTATGCTATATATTAGTATTACATTGCGTAAAATATGTAAAAAAATAATTTATATTTAAAATAATAATGACATTAGAACTTAAAAAATTTGATATGAAATCTATTAGTTTTAAGCCAAATGAAAATAAAGGACCTGTTGTAGTTTTAATTGGAAAGAGAGATACTGGCAAATCTTTCTTGGTAAGAGATTTACTTTATTATCAACAAGAAATACCAATTGGAACAGTTATATCAGGAACTGAAGAAGGAAATGGATTTTATGCAAATATGGTGCCAAAATTATTCGTTCATAATGAATATAATACAGCTATTATAGAAAATATTTTAAAAAGACAACGCACAGTTTTAAAGCAAATTAAAAAGGAGATGGAAACATATAGACGTACTACTATTGACCCTAGGGCATTTGTTATATTAGATGATTGTTTGTATGATGCTACATGGACTCGCGATAAAATGATGCGATTATTATTCATGAATGGTGAAATGTTTGCCTAAGTCATTCCAAAAGAATGGCTAGTTTACTTCATAAGTATTTAGCAATACTTAAAAGTGAGCGACACGTCCAAATTGCGGAGACGTCTTGATTTAGAACTTTTACAAAAGTTCTTTGAAAGTTTATACTACTAAACTACTATAGAAATATAATAGTGGCTTATGTTAACTACATAAGGTACAGTAAAAAGGTATAAAATAGAGAAAACCCGCAGCTAATCATCTAAGTCCATTATGGTAAGGATATGATGACAGTTCAACGACTAAATGCCCGTGGGGTTGAGTAATCTAACCAATTACGATGATGCCTTAAGATATAGTCTAAACCCATCCGAGAGGATGCTGTGCCCATTTAAAAAGCACAGGTTTAATGATTTCAAAAGGAAATGTTTGAATGAAAATGGTATAATTGAGACATTGGAAGGTTATGTTAGTTATTACAATGCAATATCCATTAGGCATACCTCCTACCCTAAGAACAAATATTGATTATGTCTTTATTTTGAGAGAAAATTATATCGCAAATAGAAGAAGAATTTATGAAAATTATGCTGGTATGTTTCCAACATTTGAAGCATTTTGTCAAGTAATGGACCAATGTACTGAGAATTATGAGTGTTTAGTAATTAATAATAACTCTAAATCTAATAAATTACATGACCAGGTTTTTTGGTATAAAGCTGATAATCATGGTGAATTTAGATTGGGTTCAAAAGAATTTTGGGAATTATCGAAAAATCTTAAAGATGATGATGAAGAGGCGCAATATGACCCTAATAATGTTAAAAAGCGTGGAGCAGGACCTAAAATCAGTGTTAAAAAGGCAAATAAATGGTAAAATATATTTTATAAATATTATATATATGAAATATATTGCTAATAAAAGTAAAAAAAATAGAAATAAAGCAAAAAATAAAACTTTAAAACGAAGCGCGTCAAAAAAAACACCATTTCCAATTGATATTGTTTATACGTGGAAAGGAGAAGAAATGTCAAATAATAGAAGATTAGCATATAATTATGAATTAAAATACAGCTTGCGTTCTATTTATTTTTTTGCACCTTGGGTTAATAAGATATATATATTAATGAATAATTATAAACAACCTAGTTGGATTAAAGATAATGATAAAATAATAGTAATTGATCATTCACATACTTTTCCATCTGATAAATATTTACCAAACACAAATTCAAATGCAATTGAAACGACTATAGCAAATATTAAGGATTTATCAAATCATTATATATATTTTAACGATGATATTTTTTTGGGAAGAAAAGTTAAATACACAGATTTTTTTACACCAGATGGCAAAGCAAAAATAGATGATTATTCTTTAAATACAAGAGTTGTAACTAAAGACGGATTGGAAAATAAATTAAAATTTGTTATTCCTCAAAATGCTGATAAATTATATAAACATATTCCAATTTCACAAATTAAAGATTCTGTCCTTGAATTTAATAAAACATATGCTGATTATGTTGATTGGATACGTATGACAAAAAAAAGAAATGATAGAGGTTTTGACATATGTGAGAAAAATAATTTGAATTCTCCTTGCCAACAAATACATTACCCAATTGGAAAATTTATGTATTTACAACACAAAGCAAAATTAGTAAATAATGAAAATAAAACAATTTATTATGTTCCGTCAATAGACCCAACTTTTGCGAAAAAATTAAACAAAATTTTTACAATTAGACCAAAATTTTTTTGCATAAATGATGTGGAAACTGACCCGAAAAAAAGAAAAATAGTTTCTAAGGAAATGCTCGAATTTTTTAATGAATACTATCCAAATAAGCCTGATTTTGAAAAGTAATATTAACAATCTTCAAATGTAATAGTAGCTGGATACTTTATAAAACAATAATCTTTCCAAGTTGTATTTGGATTATTTAACTCACTCCAGTCAAACAAAATTTTTCCGTTAGATGCCATTACAGACAATCTTTCCCATAAATGATATTTAAAATGAAACATTATATTCATTATTACCATTTCATTATTTTTACAAAAAGTATATTTATTCATAGCTTCAATAAGTTGTTTTTTATCGCACAATTTTAGTATATTTGTATCATAAATCCACATGCAGTTAAGCATATAATTTGATTTTAAAATATTCTCTCCATAATCATTTATAAACTCATTATTTAATTCTGGTTTATCATAACTTATTTGACAATTAAACTCTTGATTTTCATATAATTTTGAATCTTGGGGTGCCAACAGTCTGTCTTTATAGTCTAATTCAAGAATATATTTTACATCATATAAGACTCTTAGCCCAGAATCTAAAAACACAACACGAGACCATTTTAAGAAATAATCATCAAATATATGCAGTTTTTCCCATTGATTTAATTTATTTAATTCTCTTTTATCTGGATTATTTGTAAAACCTTCACTACCTATTTTATTTAATAAATTTGTTTTATCTATTAAAGGAAATTTAGCTTCAATTACATTATAAAATTCTTTAAAATTTTCATTTAAATTAAAATCAATTTTTACCAAAACAATATCTCCATTCCATTTTCCTCTTGTTCTTAAGTCAATTATTGTTCTTTTAGCTTTATTAAAATAATTTGAATCTGCAACTAAAGCAAAAACAGTGTCAAATTTTGTTTTTTTTTCTTCAATTAAAACTAGTTCTTTTTCTTTATCAGCTATTGATGAATAAAAAATAAATAATTCTTGAGTTGTTACTTTATGGAAAGTAATTGATTCATTTAATGATTCCTGACTTTTATGTAATCTTGTGTGAAATAAATTGCTATGTATTTGATTAACTTTATTTTCTTTTTTAATTTCATTTATCCACGTTCCTATACATAAATCATCACAAAATTGTTCTTTTAAATTAATTAGAGGATAATATGATTCATTAATTCCTATTTTTTTTATGTAATCGGTAATGAGACCATATAATTTATTTGAAATAGCATATCCTGCCCCTCCAGACATATAGACACAGAATTGTTCTTTTATATGGTCACATTCTTTTCCAATATAATATGAATCTTTTGAGTTATACTGTTGCAAAAAAATCTTGAGCCTATTTTCAAACACAAATGTATCATCGTCAATAAATATATACCAATCATAATTTGGTATATTCATATTATAAATAAAATGAATATATTTCCAAGTTATATTTTGCGTATCATCCATGCATTGCCATCCAAATTGCCTATTTTCTATATTAGGTTTTGATGTAAGATAAAAAATATCATTTTTATTTACATTTTTTAAAAATGTTTCCATTTGGTATTTAACTCTAGTTTCAATATATTTATCACAAGTAGAAATAATATAACAAATACTCATATATAATTTAAAATAAATATATATATTTAAATTATAATAATAAAATTTAATATAAACTTCATAATAAAAACTTAAAAATAATAAATATATTTAATAAAAATGATACCAGATTGCACATTAGTAACAGCTTGTTTTGATTTAACCATGTATAATAAACATTCAAGAAGTTTTAATGAATCTTTAAATAAAATGAATGCTTTATTAGAGGTTCCATGTTATTTAATTATATTCACAGATAAAAATCTATATGAATGTATTAAAAATAAAAGAGATGAATATAAGTTAGATTATTTAACACATTATATTGTAACAGATGTTGAAAAATTAGAAACCTTCAAATATACAGAAATTGTAAAAAAAAATAGAGAAAAATATTATCCAACAAAAGATGAAAGAACATGTGCTGAAAGTCATATTGTATGTTGTAGCAAATTTGAGTTGGTTATAAAGTCAATAATGTTAAATCCTTTTAATACAACTAAATTTGGCTGGATAGACGCAAATATTGGAGAAAATTTCTCAAAAATATGTACAAACTACAAAAACAATATGCTTTTAAATATTTTAAATAATTGTTCTGAAGATAAGTTTCATATTCAAATATTAAATGTCTGTAATAAAGATTTATTAAAAGAAGATAGATTACATGAATATTATAGCACTTATAGATGGGTTGTTTGTGGAAGCTTATTTATTACTGGAAAAGAAGTAGGTTTTAAAATTTTAAACGAATTAAAAAATATATTTATAAAACATACATTTCATGGTTATGGTCATGCTGAAGAAATGTTTTATCTAGAAATATTAGATAAATATTATGATGAAATAGAAAGATCATATGGAGATTATCAGCATATACTAAATAATTTTATCAATATAAATGTAGGGTTAAATTATGTTTTACATATTTCAAATAATTATTTGAATCATGGATATTATAAAGAGTGTGTAGATTGCTGCTCAAAAGCTTTAGAAAGATATGAAAGTTATGCAATTGAGATTGATTATGAAATTTATTTTAAATTTTTATTTAATTTATTCGTTGCATTATTTTATTATGATAATATTAAAGCGAAAGACCAAGTTATTAAAATTAAAAATTTAATTGAAATAAATCCATATATAAATAATATATATAGCTTAAACAAAAATTTTTATGAAAACCAATTTAATCATATTAATTAAATATAATAAATTATAATCTTATTATATTTATTTTTATTAAGTATTTTTTAAATTATATTTTCATCTTTCAGCCAAATACATATCCTGTCCAATTTTTATTATATTATATCCTAAGCTCATAATAAAATCAAATAATTCTTTTCTTAATTTAATTGCTGGAAAATTATTATTCTCTTGGTGCTCATCCCATGATTCAAATAAAATTTTTGGATAGTTATTTCTTTTAATAGTTTCAACACTTCCTTCCAAAACCTCCTTTTCATGCCCTTCCACGTCAATTTTTATAAATCCAATATTTGTCAAATTGTATGAATCGAGTGTATTTTTTGGAACATCAATATGTGGAGTATTTTGAATATTATCATATTCAAATTTAGAAATTCCATTTCCACCACCATCATTAGGGTCGCGAATATAATATGGAGTAGTTCCTATTTCATTACTTAAAGCACAATTGTATTTAGTAACTTTATAATCTAAATTGTTTAATGCAATATTAGCACATAAATAGTTAAATGATTTTGGCGAACATTCAAAAGAAAAAACATGATTTGCTTTTTCTGCTAATGCTACTGTATACCATCCGATATGAGCTCCTATATCAATTACATTTTTATCACAAGAAACAAAATTTTCAACAGCCCAATCAACATATCCTCTTTCATAAAATCCAGTATTAAAATAGTCTTTTGCAACTCTAGCTTCTGGTATAAACATAATACTATCATTATTAGGTAATTTCATATAAATAGGTATCTCACTATTATAACTTTTTTCTTTTATTAAATACATAATAAAATATTATTATTAATTATTTAAGTAATAATAATTTTAATCATTAAAGTTTTAGTTTGCTTTATTGTTTGCAAAAGGTCCACTAACCAATTGACTTTGACCATTATCAGTTTTTCCAACAACAATATTTTCTCCTTCGAACAATTCCATGCATATATCAGCAGTTGAAATATTCTCTTGTTCCTTCAATGCGAATTCTTGTGTATTTGCATTATTGACGCCAATCAAGTTGCCTTGTTCGTCAATAGTTTGAGTTAATGTATTACCAGATTTCTCAGCAGATTTAATATTTTCTTCAATCGCTTTTTGTTTAGATTCTTTTGTGCGTTGTTCGAAAGCAGTTTTAGCGTTTGACTCATTCTTAGTTTTTTCTTTCATCAATTGATTAAGCTCTTCTTCCATATATTCAACGCGTCCAGTCTTATAAGATTCAGGATCCCAAGGCATCCACATACCAATAGGTCCAACAAAAACATCGTGATTAGGGTCAATTTCTCTTAACATTTTGCATCTCAATTCTGCTTCTTCTTGAGTAGGATATGAACCACGAATCTTCAAACCTCTTGTACTAGTTTGAAAGTTATGAGAGATGTCAAATTGTTTTTGAAGTTCTTCTTCGTTGTTATCTAAAAAGGTCTTATATTCATCATCCATGTTTGATTTTGACAATGTTTCTCTTTCTTCTTTAACAAAATCCTTAAAATCGTTTGAGACATCTTCAAAGGAAACATTATATTTGTATGAAATAAAATTTAGGAACTGAACAAATTTTTCCATTGATTTATTAAATTCCCATTTCTTTAGGAACTCTTCAAAAAAATAAATTTCCTTTTCCTTTAGGATTTTTTCAGGAGAACAAAAAGAAACACACACAAATTTTTGTCCAGCAATAGGCTTATCTTCTTCTAATAAATCAACATATTTAGGATTTGTTTTTCCATTAGTTTGTTTTCTTTCAAAACCAATCTTTTTAGAATTCTTGTCTTTAGAACGATCCATTTTAATTTATTTAATTATTTAATTTTAAGTTTTTTATCGCAATATATATATTTTTTTCTTTTTATTTATTATAATGAACGGATTAATAAACGTCGCTGAACTTGTTAAAAGAATCATTAAGTATCTTGTTGAAGGTTTAATGGTCGCTATTGCTGCTTATGCTATTCCTAAACGTTCGTTGAACATTGAGGAGATTATTTTGATCGCTTTGACTGCTGCTGCTACATTCAGTATTCTTGACACATATGTCCCTAGTATGGGAGCTACTGCTAGAAGTGGAGCTGGTTTTGGAATTGGAGCAAATTTAGTGAGATTTCCTGGGGGATTTTAAGACGTAATATGGTAACATTTTTTTATCATAATTTTATAAAATAATAAAATTGATTTTATAAAAACAAATTAGATATAATTAATATAATTATATAAATGAAATACAATAATCAATCACTCTTAGAATATTGTAGTGATAATAATATTAAATTAATAAGTGAAATTAAAGATAAATTAATAAATAGAGAAGCATATATTGAAGGCAAATGTATAACTGATAATTGTTATAATAATTTTCATAAAAATTTTAGACAATTAGTAAAAACTGGAGCCTATTGTGAATTATGTATAAAAGAAATTTCAAGTAATAAAATAAGAGATTCAAAAGTAAAGTATGATATCAATATATTAACTGAATTTTGTAATGAAAATAATATAATTTTAACAGATGATTATTCCGATAAATTTATAAATAGAGATACAATTATTGAAGGTATTTGTTTACATTCTGCTTGTGAAAATATATTTATTAAACCATTTAGACAATTATTAAAAATAAATGGTTATTGTGAAAATTGTAGCAAAGAAAATGGTAAGATAAAAATTATAGAGACAAATTTAAAAAAATTTGGAGTAGAAAATGCTATGATGAATAATGAAATTAAAGAAAAACAAAAAAATACAATGATACAAAAATATGGTGTTGAACATAAATCTCAATTAGACAAAATAAAAGAACAAAAGAAAGAAAAAAGCTTAGAAAAATATGGTGTTGAATATATTTTACAATCTCCTGAAATTAGACAACAAATTACAGATACTAATTTAGAAAAATATGGTGCAGAAAATCCACAACAAAATATAGAAATAAGAAATAAATATTATGAAACAAATTTTAAAAAATATGGAGTAAAACATAATTTACAATCTAAAATATTTAGAGACAAAGTTATTACACCTTTTCACATTTCAAATGCCGATTTATTTTTATAAATAATAATAAAATTGAGTTAATTTTATTATCATTGCTACATTTTATACATTACACCCTTGGTAATTGAAATGGACGAACCTAAACAACATATAACTCTGTTAGACCATCGTAATAATTTATTGAATAATCCAAACAGATATATTCAAGATAAAGAAAGAGCAATAAAACAATTTGCCGAAACATCGTATAAATTTTATGGCTCTTGTGGAAAAAATAAAAAATTGTTAATAAAATTGCTTGAAAAATTAGGCAATTTAGTTTTTGAAAATCAAAAAAATAAACCAATTTATGAGTATCAAGATACTTTACCTCGTGCTTGGAACTCACCAATGAATGGAGGGTGGAAAATAAATTATATAAAATGGGAAATAGGACATCTTATGTCATTAAATCAAGGTGGTTCTAATAACCCTGAAAATTTATCATTCCAATCTGCTAGATGTAATCAACATATACAAACAAGTATGAACTATTTTGAAACAACAGAGTATAATTGTAAAGAAGAAGTTAAGAATAGAATTGATAATTTATTCATTCTTCATAACAGTAAAGAATGGATAGATATTTTAGAAAATATTAATTCTATTGTAACAATCGGCGTTTGAAATGTGAAAAGGTGTAAAACAAATTTAGAGAGATATGGAGTTGAACATCATTCACAAAATGCTGAAGTGGCGGACAGGATGCTAAAAAATTCATATAATAAGAAACAATATATTTTACCATCAGGTAAAATAATAGACTATCAAGGGTATGAAAAATTTGCATTAATTGAGTTGCTATTTATAGAAAAAATTTGTGAATATGATATAATTAATTCTAGAAATTTAGTGCCTGAAATATGGTATAATGATAAAAATGGAAAAACAAGACGACATTATGTAGATTTTTATATTAAATCTCAAAATAGATGTATTGAAGTTAAATCAACTTGGACAAATCAAGACAAAAATAATGTGTTTGAAAAACAAAAGTCAGCAAAGGATTTAGGATTTATTTATGATATTTGGATTTTTGACAAAAATGGTAATAAATTAGAAACATATTAGCATAATATATTTAATCTTTATATAATATATTATGGTAAAAAGTCGCAAACAAATGCACAAAAAACGCAAGGGAAGAAGTGCAAAAAGAGTTATGAGAGGTGGAGATTTTAGTGAGGAACAAAAGACAGTATTACAAAATAGCGGATTTTATCCAGGTCAGATTGAGAGATTTCAGCTTATGGGACTTACATTTGCCCAAGTTAACCAAAAAATACAAGAAATAACGGGTAATGATTTTCATGGAAATTCAGAAGATTTAGTTGAAGCTGTAGAGCAAGCTCTTGATGAAGAACATATGAACCAAGGAATGCCACCACCAGCACAAGCTGTTGCTAATCATAATATGGATATGCATCATGATGATGTTGGTCAAATGAATATGAATGAATTAGATATGGATATTGATCAAGAAGGAACTGATAATGAGGCTGATAGTGATGATGATATGAATGGTGGTAGAAAAAAGAGAAGAACAATGAAAAAGCGTAAAGGAAGAAAAACTCGCAAAACTGGAAGAAAAAATGGGCGCAAAACTGGTCGTAAAAGTCGCAAACAAAGAGGCGGCGTGTGTTATGGAAATGGAGTAGGAGCAAATAATTACGACCCTAGCTTTTCTATTTACAATACTCGTGAATTAGAATTATTTCCTTATAGACCAACAAATTAAATAGTAGGAATAAATTCCCAATCAAGTTCTTCACATATCTTTTTCCAAATTACGTCTTGTTCTATTCTTTTTTCCTTATCTTTTAACATCGGAAAGTGTTCAAGATATTGTTCTTCTCCTAGCAGTTCACATAATTTATAAGCAGTATAATAATAATTCAAAAAGTTAACTCTATCGTCAGGACAATTTTTAGAATAAGGTGACTGTAGCTCGATAAAAAGGTTACAAAGTGTTTCTTCTAATTCCTGAGACATAATAGGTGGTTTAATTCCTAATTTATCTTTAATAAATGGTATATGCTCATAGTATTTATTATAACCTAATTTTTTAAGAATTTCTTTTGTTTTAATATTTGTAATTTGATTTAATTCAAATCTCTCTTTTTTAATTTGAAGTTTAATATTTTCGATAACATCAGGAGGTATTTGTGTTGTTTCTTTGCCTTGAAATTGTGCTAATATTTCTTTAAAATGGTTAATTCTTTTGTAAGCATAAAAGCAAACCTCTTTCGGTGGTTCTTTGTATGATGGTTTTTCATTTTCAATTAAATATGGAATACTTCTTGAACAAGTATTACAAACCATAATGCCTTCGTCTTCAAGAGGAATTAATTCACCCTTATGACAAGTTTTACAAATATCAGTTTGACAAATAAATGTATTAACGTCAATAAAGATGTCGTCAATATTGCTTAAATATTTTTGGACAATATTGTTATTTTCTCTCTCAGCTAATTTATCAGATTCATTTTCTTGTTTAATTTTAAAAAAAGAATTAACTAGTTTAGTTTTATTTGTAGTTGTTTGAACACTATTACCAGCAGATATATTTTTTTTATTTTCAAAGTATTCAAAAATAAATATTGAATTATCCAAAAAATAATCCTTTTTTTTACATTTAATTTCTTTAATTTTTTCAGTTAATTCATTAATTTTATCTTCTATATCAAGTATCTGTTCTACAGTTAGTTCATCTCGTTCATTTTTAAGTTTATCTCTCAATTCATGCCTTTCTATTTTTAAATCAGGTATAACATTATGCTCATCTTTTGAGAATTCATTTAAAAATTCTTTATGCTTTGTATCAAGTGTTATAGAAGATTTTTTATTAAACTTAATTTTTTTATTGGATTTAGGCTTGAAATTTGGCATAGTCCTCTTTTATTAAATTAAATGAAATTTATTTAATTTATAATATAAAGAAAACATATATTATTCATTATTCATTATTTATTATTGTTCTTATTTTTATTTGCCAATCTTCAGATATTATTGGAATTTGTTCATTTAAAATTGATGAAAATTGACTCCAACATAATGCACCTTTTAAAACTTCAGGAGGTTGATTCCACAAAGGTGTTATATAATTTTCTATTTCATTTATTATTTCTATTTCATTTTTAGGTATAATATCCATAATTTGTTTGCTTATATCAATAATATTACGAGGTTCAACAGTTGTCATTTATATATCATATGCATTAAACTATTTAAATTAATTTTTATTTAAATATTACAATACCTTATTATATAAATGCCATATTTTAAAAATAATAAGATTAATTTGTTATTTATACACATACCAAAAACAGGAGGAAGTTCATTAGAAAAGTATTTCAATGTAAAATTCAATATTCCATTAAATAAGAAATCTTTAATGAGCACCGAAGATATAAGAGAATTTTCTGATAAACCAGAAATAAATTCTAGTTTACAACATTTAACGTATAATACTATTATAAAATACAAGGATTTTTTTAAAATAGATGAAAACAATATTCAAATTTTATCTGTAGTTAGAAATCCTTATAACAAAATAATGAGCGACTTATTTTATTTAAAAAAAATAAATGTAAACTCAACAAAAGAAGAAGTATATGAAAAAATGCAAATTTATTTGCAAGAGAATTATGACAATCATATAACACCTCAATATAAATTTATAACAAATGATGAAGAAAACTTAATAGATAATATTATAATATTACATACTGAGACATTAAATGATGATATGTGTAAATTAGGCTATAAAGATTTTAATATTAAAATGAATATGAACCCTAATACTGTTGATTATGATAAATATTTAAATGAAGATTCGATAAAATTAATTAATGAGATTTATAAAAAAGATTTTAAAATATTAAATTACAATAAAAAATAAAATTGAATTATAAAAAAAATATAAAAGATATTCATTATACTAATACAATATGAATACTTTGCTCGAGACTATGTTTATTAAGAGATTTTGTTTGCCATCTGGTTCAGATATTAGTTCGTATGAGACAGGAGAATGTAATATTTCGTCGTGTCTCTGCGGAAATTATAATCATGTGTCGTGCGTTCTAAAAGGGAAAGGGCGATTTGAAAAAGGCTAGAATTCTAAGTTTTGGAGTGAATCAAATGGGAGACATTAAAGGAAAAACACCAGGAATTCATGCAGAATGTGATGCTATATTAAAGCTTATGCCTCTTAAAAATAAAAAAAAATTAGAATCAATAAATTTATTAGTTATAAGATTATCAACAAAAAACAAGATTCAATCTAGTAAACCATGTAGTAATTGTATAGAAACTATGAAAACCTTACCACAAAAGAAAGGATATAAAATTGAAAATATTTATTATTCAGATGAAGAAGGCAATATTATTAAAACAACTTTGAATAAATTAGACTCAGAAGAAAAACATTATTCAAAATATTTTAGACGCAAATCACTGAATATAATCAGTTAAAAAACCTTAATTGTTTTCTTGAATTTATTTAATGGACCTTAAAATAAATTTAGAATCTTTAAAAGATTTAGAAAATGAGAATGTAAAAATAGATGTTATAAAATTTCAAAAAATGCTTTTACTTTTTAATTCTATTGAACAAGGATGGTCTGTAAAAAAAAGAAACGATTCTTATGTCTTCACAAAAAACCACGAAGGGAAAAAAGAAGTACTAGAAGACTCATATTTGTAGAAATTTATGAAGACCAATTTAGATTTAAATAAAATATTTTCATAAATTAAATATATTATATTCATTATTTTTACATATATATATATTTTGAACTGTTTTTTCATCTTGAATTTTAGAAATAGCAGTATTTATTTCTGTTAACCAATCAAAATTGTCTTTTGATACATCATTTTGTAATATACGAATTACAGAAAACCCGTTTTCATTAGCACATTTTATTTTATATTTATCCTTTTCTATTTGAATTTCTGGTGAAGTCCAATTAGAAATTTGTTTAAAATGCTGCTCTCCATCAAGTTCTATAATAATATTTAATTCTTCAATAACAAAATCAAAAGGTAAATATAATTTATTTTTACACCATTCAACTTTATATTGTCTTTTAATTGAAGGATACAATTCTTTTATTTTTTCGAAAAACTTAAATTCTGTTTTGTTAATGCAGCTTGGACAACCATGCCTTGAAAGATGAACAAATGGTTGTTGTGTAAATTCGCCGTGTTTTTTGCATATTATAATTACTTGTTTTTTATTATTTATGTAGTCAACCTTAGAATAATTATATGTATTATTATGTATTTTATTAGATTTTGTAATAAATTCAAATAAACATAGTTTAACATTATTAGAACATTTTGGACACCCACATTTTCTATTTATATGAAAATCAGGAATTTGTTTAAATTCACCATGTTCTTTGCATATAATTAATACAGATATATCTGCATTGACATAATTTGTATTTGAATAATCATACCTATTTTTATGTATTTGATTAGCTTTTTCAATAAAAGTTTGAGTATTTAATTTAAAATTATTTGAACATTTTTGACAATTATAATTGCTTAAGTGATTTGATGGAGTTTGAGAAAATTCACCGTGTATATTACATACTATAATAACCTTTGTTTTAGCATTTATGTAGTCAACTTTTGAATAATCATATTTATTTCCATGAACTTTAGTGGCTTTTGAAATAAATAAATTTGTTTTATTTATTTGTGATATCATTAATATAATATATAATTATTATTATAAGTTGTTTTGATAACAAATAAATTCATTTTTAATTAAAAACGAAATAAATTGAATTAAATTGAATTAAATTGAATTAAATTGAATTAAATTGAATTAAATTGAATTCCAAAAAATTATTTTCTTTAGCATATTTATAAATATGGGAGGTGGATTAATGCAACTCGTAGCCTATGGCGCCCAAGATGTTTACCTTACTGGTAATCCTCAAATTACTTTCTGGAAAGTTACCTATCGCAGATATACTAACTTTGCTATTGAATCAATTGAACAAACTTTCAACGGTCAAGCCGATTTTGGACGCAGAGTCCAATGTGTCATCTCCAGAAACGGAGATCTTGCTTACCGCACTTATTTACAAGTCACACTTCCTGAGATCAACCAACTTATGGGTCTCGGAAACTACTCTACCGGCCAAAACACTGGTGTCTATGCCCGTTGGTTAGATTTCCCCGGTGAACAACTCATCGCTCAAGTTGAGGTTGAAATTGGTGGTCAAAGAATTGACAGACAATATGGTGACTGGATGCACATCTGGAACCAACTTACTATGACTTCTGAACAACAAAGAGGTTATTTCAAGATGATTGGTAACACCACTCAACTTACCTTCATCACTGATCCTTCTTTCTCTGATGTCGAATCTCCTTGCGACTCCTTGGCTCCTCGTCAAGTTTGCGCTCCCCGCAATGCTCTTCCTGAGACCACTTTGTACGTTCCTCTTCAATTCTGGTTCTGCACCAACCCTGGTCTTGCTCTTCCCTTGATTGCTCTCCAATACCACGAAGTCAAGATTAATCTTGATATCCGCCCTATTGATGAGTGCTTGTGGGCTGTCACCACCTTGAACTGCAACAGTAACCCCTATGGTGGTGCTGCTGCCCAATACTCTGTTGGTCGCCCCGTCCCTGCCACTATTGCCTACAATCAATCTTTGGTTGCTGCTTCCCTCTACGTCGACTATGTCTTCCTTGACACTGACGAACGTCGCAGAATGGCACAAAACCCCCACGAGTACTTGATTACTCAACTCCAATTCACTGGTGATGAGTCTGTCGGTTCTTCAAGTAACAAGATCAAGCTTAACTTTAACCACCCCGTTAAGGAGCTTGTCTGGGTTGTCCAACCCGATCAAAACGTTGATTATTGCTCTTCATTGACTTGTGATGCTCTCCTTTTCAAGGTCCTTGGTGCTCAACCCTTCAACTACACTGATGCTATTGATGCTCTTCCTAACGCCGTCCACGCTTTTGGAGGTCCCGCCTCTATTGCCGAAGATTCTCGTGCCTTCATTGATGCCAACGGTCTTTTCAATGATGCTGGTGCCATGGATTACCAACCCGCTGCTGGTTTCACTGGCTACTGGCATGGTCCTTCCAACCCCTACAATGAGCCCAACTTTGGTGGTCCACAAGTCCCGCTTAATGCTGCCGCCCTTGCCGCTGGTGCCATTGCTGGTGGTGTAAATGATCACCTTACCAATGCTGGTGTCTCTGATGCTGGTACTTTCGTCCTCACTGAAACCTCTTTGGACATGCATTGTTGGGGGCAAAATCCCGTCGTCACCGCTAAGCTCCAACTTAACGGTCAAGACCGCTTCTCTGAGCGTGAAGGTTCATACTTCTCATGGGTCCAACCTTACCAAGCCCACACCAGAAACCCTGATGAAGGTATTAACGTTTACTCATTTGCTCTTCGCCCTGAGGAACACCAACCTTCAGGCACGTGCAATTTCTCCAGAATTGATAACGCTACTCTTCAACTCGTTCTCAGTAACGCCACTGTTGAAGGCACCAAGACTGCTAAGGTCCGTGTTTATGCTACCAATTACAACGTTCTTCGTATCATGAGTGGTATGGGAGGCCTCGCATACAGCAATTAAACAGATTGTTACGATTTATCGTCTCATTATCTTTTACATATTTTAATAATTAATTATTCCTTTTTAATTATTAAAGCAACAAACAATATAGAGATATAACTATAATATAAATTATAAAATGAGCGTAGATATAGTAAACCTTATCGAGAACAATCCAATTACCAAATTAAATGGTAATTACCAGTCAAAATTAATAGCAAAAGTACAAAATAGTTTTAATAATTATGAACAACAAATGTTTATAGCTAGTTTTTATTGTTATTTAAACCATGATTATACAAATGATTTCATTATTGATCTTGATAATGTATGGCAATGGCTTGGATTTAGTCAAAAAGTAAATGCTAAAACTTTGCTTGAAAAACAATTTCTTATTAATAAAGATTATAAAGTTTTGCTCCACAAGTTGGTGGAGCAAAAGAACTTTGCTTTTGTTACAACAAAAGCAAAAGAAGATACTAGAGGAGGTCACAATAAAGAAATATTTATGTTGAATATTGAGACGTTTAAAAAAATTTGTTTAAAAGCTGGAACAAAAAAAGCAGATGAAATTCACGATTATTTTATTAAATTAGAACAAATTTTACAAGAAATTTTACAAGAAGAAAGTAATGAATTAAAACAACAACTATTACAAGTTGAAGATCAAAAAGCAAAAGAATACGAATTAAAATTAGAGAATCAAAAAGTTCTAGAAAGAGAGAAAATATTATTAAAAGAATACGCAACAATTGGATCCATCGTATACCTCATTAAAGTCAAAACATTTGAGAATGGTCAATATATTATCAAATTAGGAGAAAGTCGTAGAGGTATAAAGGATAGATATAACGAACACAAATCGAAATACGAAGAGTGTTTATTATTGGATTGCTTTGCCGTTAACAAAAGCAAAGACTTTGAAAGTTTTTTACATAATCACGAAACTATTCGAGGCAATCGAGTTTCTAACTTAAAGGGACATGAAACAGAATTAGAATTATTTTTAATTGGTAAACTTCTTTCTTATAAAACAGTATTGGATGTTATCAATAATAATGTTAAATTTTTTAATACAAACGATACCAGTAAACTTGAATTGGAAAATGAACAATTAAAATTAATGCTAGAAATGAAGACAACTAGCAATGATAATTTGTTAATACAAGAATTAATAAAAACAATTAAACAAATGTCTGGAAAAATAGATAATATGGAAAAAACAAATGAACAAATTCTTAACAAACTTAATGCTCAAGAAACCAAAATTGTTACAGGTTTTAATCAACAGCTTCCACATTTAGGACCACGACTTCAAAAAATTAATCCAGAAACACTTCATTTGGTAAAAGTTTATGAATCAGTAACAGAATCTATGAATGAAAATAAAAATATTAAACGTCCAAGTATAGCAAAGGCTGTTGAGGAAAATACAATTTATTGCGATTTTAGATGGCAACTAGTAGAGAGAAATTTAGACCCAAATATTATTTATTCTTTAGAACCAACAAAGGAAACCAAAGTGCAAAATTTAGGTTATATTGCCAAATTAAATATAGACAAAACTCAAATTTTAAACGTCTATTTAGATAGAAAAACTGCATCTCAACAAAATGGATTTGAAAGTTCATCAGCCTTAGACAATCCAGTTAAAAATGGAACAAAAGTAAATAATCAATATTACACATTATATGACAAATGCGAAGCAGATTTAATAAACAATTTTGAAGCAGAATATGGAAAACCACTTTTATACAAAAACGGTGTTGGACAATATGATTTAGATAACAACTTGGTTAATGAATTTTCGTGTAAATATGACTGTATTCGTGAATTAAAAATGAGTGACAAAACATTGACAAAAGCTATAGATAAAAATGTACAATACAACGGTTTTTATTATAAAAGTATTGGAAACAAATTAAAGATGATTTAATTAAAAAATAAAATAAAAATATGAAGGAGAAAATATATATATATTTAAAATAAATTATAGTTTTTAAATTATTAAAAAATGAATATAAAGTTTAAAGTATTATTATTATAAAATGCTCTCTCAAACAAGAATGTTAAAAATTTATCTTAAAGTTGCTTATACTGGAATTACCCAAGACATAATTGTGGATTCTTCAATGACAATTAGTCAATTTATGTCTCTTATAAATAATTATAAAACAGAATATTTTCAAATACATAAAAATTATTGTGTAGAAATTATTGAATCTGGTAATAATATTAATGGAGATGCTGAACTAGCTCCTGTTTTATATTCATCAGAAGAATCTTTAGAAGAAAAATATGGAAATACATACAGTTCAATTGCGTTTTATATAAGACCAATAAATCCTGAAACAAATCAATTTATAAGAGGAATTGATTATTCTATTAATCCAATCCAGTAAAATATAAATCTAATATTACATTCATATTTAACCAAAACAATTATCGATTTAAATAAAAAATATATATTACAATTTTTTATTTAATTTTTAATACTTAAAATTTTATAGTTTAATACTCTTCGTCTATTTCTTCATCATTATTACAATCTGATTCTATTCCTTCGTCATTTTCTAAGTCATCTGGAATCTCAACATATTGATTATCTTTCCAAATAACTTTGTGAGTGTTGAATAATAGGTTCATATTTCTAATTTCAGGCTTTTCAGTATCAGATGTAAATAGTTTATAAATTTGCGCATCATCTCGAAATCTAACTGTGTAAGTTTGTTGAATATTATTTCTTCCAATACGTCCCATAGCTTGAATAACTTTTTCTTGAGTCAAATCTAAATCTTTGCTGAGAAAGCCGTGGCAAAATTGATAATTAGTACCATAAATATAATCACTTGAAGCAATAATCATATATAGCTTCTGTTCATCTGCAAGCTTTTTCATAATTTCTGTATATGTTATATTTTCATGGTTAATAAATACTCCAATGCCCATCATCAATAAAACCTTCCAAGTGTTTTCAACTCCCTTCAAAGCCATAATATCAGAAACTGTTTGCTCATCAATAGTGCTAGTAAATGCTCCTTTAGTATCTATTCCATCAGCCCATTTATCTAAATGTAATTTTTTATTTGGAATAAATCCATCATTCAACATAGCTGACTTAATCAATGCTCTATAAGATGTGATTTCTTGAGTTAACTTAGATAAAGACCCTTTGTTCTCATACTCTTCAGGAATGTCTCTATTACTCTTTTTAGAATCTTTATTTGATTTATTTCTGCCTGTTATTTTATTACCAGCTGCAAATCCAGACACTTCATTTTTTACTTTTTTGTCAGAAGCATCTTTAATTATTTCCACGGCTGATTCTAATTCAAATAATTTTTCATTAATAATATTATTAAATTCAATTTTCTTCATTATATCTTCCATGACAATATTTGGTATGTTTGCTTGCTGGATGCAAAATTTCGCAATTTTTTCAATATCATTCGATATAAATATAGTTGGTCCATCTGTCAATGTATATGCATCTTTTGTTGTAACATAAACACCTGATGTTCCTGGAAGTTTTGGTTGTTCTTTAACATTTTTTGTCACTTGTTCAGTGCTTCTTATCTTTCTAACAGTGTTTCCTTTTGCATCAATATTTGTATTTTCAAATAACCTTGGTTGTCTTATTAACTTAAAATGATTATAAATTTCTTCCCATTTTCCTTTAACAATATTTTGTAAAAGTAAAACATAATACATTTTTATATTTTTCATATTAACATCATCTAATGTTTCGAAATGCCTTTCCACTTTTGTTCTGGATGTTCCAAAGTTATTATAATTTACATAACCAATAAACTCAACAACTTCTTTTAAATCAAAATACCTAAGAAGAGTTAAATAATCATTGCAATGACGTGCTATTTTTACAATTTTATCATAATTATTATCTAAATAATGTGGTAATACTACATATCCATCTTTATTAATTATTGGTATAGATTTCTTACAATCGTGACTAACAATGTTAACAATTTCTGCTCCAGGAAACGAATTTAAGAAGTCAGGTAATGTTTCTGTAAGCTCATTCATCTTTGGTAAGGTAGCTGAAGATAAAACGACATTTGGTATAGCATTTTTTTTCCAATTCTTTCTAATTGTTTTATGAAATTCATGGTCATTATAATCCATTGTAATAGTTGGTTCATCCCAATACATAATTATATCTTGTGGTCTAAAGAACGCAAGCATATAATACATAGCTGGTAAATATGATTTAATGTCGCAAATTATAATCTCAACATTATCACCAACACTATTATCAACTTTTCCGATACCGCCACTACGCCTATTTCTCGTAAATTCTTTTGCTGCAAAATAATGCAATCTAATATCATCTGCACTAGAACAACCAAATGCAAAAGCAATCTTTTTATTAACTGAAATTGCTGCTCTTGCCAATGCTAATCCTACGTGTCTAGCAGCACATACAAATATAATTTTCTTTTGCTCCGACAGTGCAATTGGTGTAAGAGTTTTTCCTGTTCCAGTTGGAGCCATATATAATATTAACTTAGGATTAGGTTTTTTACATGCTGTAAATATATCTTTTTGATGCTCATATAACATCAAATCTCCATATCTTAATAAATTATCATTTTTTTCAATAAACTCATATCCATTTTCTATAATTGTTAATATGTTTATTTTATTCTCAAACATTTTTAAAATACGATTAGTTAGCTCAACTATATGACGATTTAATCTTATAATATTATTTCTAATTAATTTGTATAATGTTAAATAATGAAAATGAAACAACTTTACATTTTCCTCAAATTTTTTATAATAATGCAAAATTTTTTCAATATGTGAAAGCAAAACAAATTCGTAAACGTCATTCTTTTTTAAATTATTTTCATCAAATCTATCTAAACGAAGTTTATCGATTGAATTTAATTTTACACTACTATTAATTTTCATTTTTTCATATTCTAAATTTATTTTTATTAATTCATCTTCCGCATTATCTCCACGAACTCTAAGATGCTTATTATATATAAAATCTTCCATTTTTTCTGTGTATTCTATCTTTAAAAAGGTAAAGATAGAATTATTATTATTAATTCTAATATTAACATCATGATAACCTTTCATAATCATATTGAGAACTTCAATTTCATATTTAGATACAGGAACTTCAATAGAGTTCCATTCAGATCTGTTAAGCTTTCTTTGATTTAAATCCATTTTTGGTATAAGTGTATAATATTATACTCATAACTTTAAGTATATTTTAAATTTCAATTTTTTTTTAAAATTGAAATTAAAATAATATAAATAATAAAAGATATACTATATTATACGAACTATGTCTAACAATTTAATTATAGTTTCTATTGAAGGAAATATTGGGTCTGGAAAATCTACTTTATTAGCTAATTTACGTGAAACATATAAAAATGATGCTAATATTGTCTTTTTAAAGGAACCAGTTGATGAATGGGAAAAAATTAAAGATGAAAACGGAATTACTATTTTGGAAAAATTTTATTCGGATCAAATTAAGTATTCGTTTTCATTTCAAATGATGGCATATGTTTCGAGATTAAAGGTTTTACGTGATGAATTGAAAAATATACAATTTTCAGAAAATAAAAAAACTATTATTATAACTGAACGCAGTTTACATACAGATAAAATGGTTTTTGCAAAGATGTTATATGATTCAGGTAAAATTGAATATATAAATTATCAAATTTATTTGAGTTGGTTTGATACATTTTCTGAAGAATTTCCAGTACATAAAATTGTGTATGTTAAAACATGTCCTGAAAAATGTTATTCAAGAGTTCATAAACGTTCACGAGACGGTGAGGAAAATATTCCATTAGATTATTTAATTAATTGCAGCAAATATCATAATAATATGTTAGATATGTCTTCAAGTGAATGTGTTTGTAACAATCAACTAGTTTTAGATGGCAATATTGATATTTATGAAAATAAAAAACAACTAGAAATTTGGAGTTCAGATATTGACAAATTTATTAAACAATAAAAATATATAATTATTATATATGAGCATTGATTATAGAAATGATAATACAATTGTTTTTACTTTAGCTAGAATGAACCCACCTACACCAGGACATTTATATCTTATTCAACGTTTAATTGAAGAAGGTATAAATAAAAATGTTAATAAAGTTTACGTTATTCTCTCTAAAACAAATGACAATAATGAAAATCCGATACCTTGTTCAGAAAAAATTAGTGTATTAGGAAGCGCTGAAGACATTACAAAAACAATGGTAAAAGCTGTTAAAGAGCAAATGATATCTAAGGAAAATGATGAAGATATGAAAAAAAAAATAAACGATATAGATGTTGAAAGTATATGCGTTCCTGAAGTTCCAAGAGCTACACCATTCACTCCTTTATATAATATTATTGGAGAAAAACGTGACATTCCAGATTTAAATTTATTTATAGTAATTGGCGATGATAGAAAAAATATGCGAGATAGTGTTACTGATTTTTTTTTCAAATGGAACAACGTGAATTCTGTTGATGGTCTTATTTTAGATAGGCCAAATATGGGAAAATTTAAAAGTATTTCATCCAATCCTACTGAGTTGGCGGCATTGAATATGTCAGAAGTTCCTTCTGGTGCTTTGTCTGCTTCATTTGTTAGAAATCTTGTAAAATATAATATGAGAGACAAATTTATAGAATTATATTCACCTTACTTAGATGAATCCAAAATCCCAGTTTTATACGAGGAAATATTAGAAGGATTAAGTTTGCCTCCAAATACTAAAAAAGAAACAGTTCCAAAAGATAAAGGATATAGATATCCAATGATTAAAGGAATATCAACTTCTTCATCTGAAAGAATCACAAAAAAACCAAGAACTATTGGAGGCAAAAAAACTAAAAGAAAACAAAGAAAAACTAGAAAGCATAATAAAAGACAAACAAAAAGAAGACGTTAAATAAAATAAATAATATTGTTTATATATAATATTATTTATGTTTAAAGAAGAAAATAGTCAACCTATATTACAATGTCCTCATTGTAAAGAATATATTATTATTGAAAAACTAAATTGTGGAATATTTAGACACGGTATTTTTAAAAATAATAGTATACAAATAAATCCACACGCTCCTAAAGATGAATGTGATTATTATATTGATAAACAATTAATATATGGATGTGGTAAACCATTTAAAATAATATTAATTGGAGAAAATTTTTCAATAGAAATATGTGATTATATTTAAAAAATAAAATTGAAATTGAAATTTATTTTATAAAGTATTTTACAAAAGAAATGAGAATAATGCCAACAGCAATATCGTTATTAAATTTAGTAAACCGTGGTTTTAAATACGTAGTTGAGACTAGCGAGTTATATAAAATTGATGAATCTCATTCTTTAAAGCATAGTATGGAAGTTTATGGATTTGCAAAGAAAATTTACGAAAGTGAATTAATTAAAAATAGTTATTTAAAAGAACAGAGAGAAATTATTTACATGGCAGCAATTGGTCACGACATGTGTGATAAAAAATATATGAACGAAAAAGAAGGAATAAATAGATATCAAAATTATTTATCTGAATTTATGATTCCTTCTGACTTAGAAATAATGGGGAAAATTATAGGAACAATGTCTTATTCAAAAGTAAAAGTTAACGGATATCCTGATTTAGGAGAATACCAATTAGCATATCATATTGTTAGAGAGGCAGATTTATTAGCTGCTTATGATATTGATAGATGTGTAATGTATACAATGCATCGCGATAATTCAAATTACACAACAGCTTTACAAGAAGCATTAAATTTATTTGATTATCGTGTTTTTAGAATGAGACAAGACCGTCTATTTAAAACTGATTATTCAAAAAGAGAATCCATAAAATTAAATAAAAAAGCTAAAAAAGATGTAGAAAGTTTAAAGGAAATATTAAATAATTAAATCAACAACAACAGGAAAATGGTCAGAATCATATTTTCCACAATATTCATTATATTCATGATAAATAAAAGTGTTTACAATATTTTTTCTTATAGAATCGGTAACTAAAATATGGTCAATCATTGAATAATCCTTTTTTGAAGAAGTATTGCAATTATTATCAGAATTCCACCAATCACTATAACGTTCATTTTGGGCTATGGTTTCAGCAATATTATACAGTTGATATTTTCCAGCGTAATCACCTTTTAGTCCTTTTAAAATATCTAATACAATTGATTTTGGTTTATCACTATTTATATCAAGTATCTCATAATCAAAATCATTAAAATCTCCAAGCATAATAATTTCATAATCTTTATTTATATAATCATAAATTACTGTTTGTAAAACAGATGCTTGAGCTTCTCTCTTAGCACACCTTTCAGAATCAGTTGGATAAGCTATTAAATGTGCTGAAATAAAAGCTACATTCATTTCATTGAATTTAAATTCAGTAATATAGTGTTTACTAACGCCTGTTGAGCTTGTTGAACCTGTATAACCACAATTAGAACCTTGAATAGGATAATTATATTTAAGTTCTGTTCTATATAAACTTTTTAATGGGTCTACTCTTGTTAACATTCCAACATTTTGTCCAGTACTACTATCAGTTCCTTCTTTTAAGTAAGGATTATATGAACTATCTAATTTATCTTTTAACATATTTAGCTCATCGCATCCTTCTATTTCGCAAAAATTAATAATATCAGGATTTATATCTTGAATTCTTTTAACAACATAATCCATATGTGTTTGGGCTTCTGTTAAATTTTTCCATGTACAACCATCTCCTGGGCAATCCATATTAGCATAATAATCTATAAAAAGCCATTCAACATTATATTGAACAAGGCGTAATTTATTTTTATCTGTACGTCTATCTCCAATTGAAGTAACAACTGGACATTCTGTATCAGAAAAAACTATATTTGCAAATAAAGAGAGAAATAAAAGCCATTTTAACATTCTTTATATTAGTTTACATAATATATATATACACCAAAAATTTTTAAATAAAATTGAACAAAATATAAATATATAAATTTATATTATATTATCACACAAACAATGCTTCCAAAAATAAAAACACCGTTCAAAGAAATTAACACTCCTAAAATATATCCTGAATTCGAATTCGTTATGAATTTTGATGGATGCAGTAAAGGCAATCCAGGAATAGCAGGGGCTGGTGCAGTTATATACAAAAATGAAATTGAAATATTATCAGACTCGTTCTTTGTTGGAGAGAAAGCAACAAATAATCATGCAGAATATGCTGGGTTAATATTAGGCTTACAAATGGCTTACGAATTAGATATAAAAAGTTTATTGGTCAAAGGAGATAGTATGCTTATAATTAATCATATGAATGGAACATATAAGTGTTCTTCTTCAAATCTAATTGAGCTTTATAATAGAGCAAAAGAACTTGAATCAAAGTTTGATAATATATATTATCAACATGTTTTGAGAAATTTTAATAAAAGAGCAGATGAATTGTCAAATGATGCTATTAAAGATTATAAAATTTAATATTCTAACAGTTGAATATTTAAAACCTTGTTTGGTTTATATTTTAAAATATCTAATTCTTTTTTTGTTGTAGGAAACTCTTCTGAACCATAAATATCTTGTAGCATAAGCCATTCAAATAATCCACCAGAATAAATATATACATTATAAAATCCGAGAGAAGTAAATTGATTATATTTTGTATATATTTTTTCATCATTACAATTGCGACCATAAATAATAATTTTTACTTGTTTGTTACCAGTTTTTAAAAAATTGTTTATTAAAGCTTCTTCATTTTTAAAATTAACAGTATTAATTATTAGACAATTTTGTTCATTTTCACCAAGTGTATTTATAAGCATATGAACTTCCGAATTTTTTATGACATATTGTACATCTTCATAATTAATCTTTATAGATGTTGATTGAGAATTTCCCATACATTAACATTTAACTAAATTTTTAAATAATAAACTTTTAAATAATTATAATATTTAAACTTAAAAAATCTATAATACTAATTATATTATTATAATGGAAAATAAAGATGAATATAAAAATCTAGAAGAAAACCCAAACAAAGAAGAGAATAAAAAAATATTCAGACGTTGTTCATGGTGTGAAATCGAATTTACATGGTCTGAATTTTGGGAACATCATGATAATTGTAAGAGGAAAAATTCTATAAGCCAAATAGATATTCGCAGAAACCAAAAATATATCAAAAATGGTAAAATGTATACAATATCTGATATAGAACATGTTTTCAGACGAAACAAACACCGTTCTAGTCAGGTAAATTCTATTATTGTTCGGTTATATTGTGATGAAGACCAAACGAGCATTCGTCATGCTTTTAGTTGGGACAGAAGATTTAAACTTGATGAAAATAATCATATAATAATAGAATAATAAATATTCAAAGGTTTATATCTTGAAGTGTTTAATTAAATTAGTTTTGAAAAATCACCATTTTGATAATGAAAAATTAAAAAACTTGTTAAACCAAATACAACATCAAATAATAAATATAACCAAGAATTTTTATTTCCTATAATTGCATTGTAAGCAAATAAAAAATATACTAATGAATGTATTGGTCTTAAATTATTCCACCATATTTTATCTCCAAATGTCTCTCCTCCAGTTTGTCTAGAACCTGTCAAATAAATATAGATAAATCCAATAGCTGGTAGAAGAGCAAGATAACCCATATATTTTAAATATTCTGTATCTATTTTTTTAGCGATTATAACAAAGAGAGAACGCATTCCAATACATCCAACTAAAAATAATAAAAAACGTTTTTGAATACTATTCATTTTATATTAAATATATATTTAATTATAATGACAAGCTGTTTTATCAAATGTCCAATGATAATTATTTACATGAACTTGTGTTAATATTCTTCTTCTTAGAGCAGGCGCTGAAATCTTTATATCTTTTGCCGCATCTGATATATTTTTAAAAAAAGTTTTTTCTCCATTTAAACAAGATGTTTTTATTACTGGTTGTTCAGCAAATTGTTCTTCTTTTGATACACCAGAATATCTCCAGAGAAAACCTTTACAAGTACGATTTTCTCTTAAAGCTATACCAACAGCAGTCCCTGTTGTTAACCCAATAGTTCTTCCTGCTGCTTCAATGCTTTCATATGTTTTTATAACTTCTCCTGTATCTTTATTTATCTGGTCGATTGATCTCTTTGCTTTTCTTACAATAGGAACTTCAGGGTCATTTTCTTCGTCGATAATACCTTTTATATTATTTGAAAATGTTTCTGATAACATATCTAAATCTTTTGATTGTTCAATTAATATCTCTTCTAATTTAACAGATACGTTAATTATTTTCATGACATTGTCAATAGAAGATTCAAATTTATTTTGTCCAAGAGAAACACAATTTTGTTTTAATACAAACATCATATTTTTTTCAGATAAAGGATATGAACATTTCTCTTGGCATATCATTTTTCCATTTGGATATAAATCTTTTAAATTATTATTTACTGTTTCAAAATCCTTTTGCCGTGAAATAGAACAAACAAACCGCATATCTTCATATTGATATGCGTATAAATAATATCCATATTTACAAATAGCATAATTACTAGCTATTTTTAATTTAATTTCATCAGTTATATCATATTCTAATTTATTAATTTTTTTATCAACTTTTTCTATTATTTTATTTTTGTCTTCTAATTCATGTTTTAATTTATAAATTTCATTTTGTAATTCATCATTCTTCTTTAGTAATAGATTGTAATTTTCAACATTATATTCATTTTCTTTAATAATATCTTTAATAAATTGTTCTACCTTTTCAAGTGTATACTCTTCATCATCTAACGCAATTAATTCTCTATAAGCTATATCATTAATAGTAATGATTCTTAAACGATTTTTTAATAACAAATTTTTTTTAATACAGTTTTCAATTTCAATCTTATTTTTTACTTTAAATGCTGTATAAAGTCTAAAATTATCATATGTTTTCTTATGAGTTTTAACTCGTTCATTTAAATTATTACTTTGACCAAATTTAATTACAGTTTCGTGATACATTTTGCTATTAGATTTTCCTAATGTTTTATTATCGATTAATCCAATATAAATACATTGTGTGTTTAATGGAAATTGTTCTAATATAGTTTTTTCTTTTAAATCTTCCTTTTCTTTTTCGACATTTTCTAATAACTGATTTTGTTGTGTTAATTGAAGTTTTATTTCACTACATTCTTCATTAATCATTGTTTGAATTAATTCTTCTAACTTTATATAATAATCGTGAATTTCATCTGCTTTTTTTGTTCCAGCTTTTAAACAAAACTTTTTAAATGTTTTAACATTCATCACAATTGTTTCTTTATTATGACCACCACGACCTTCTTTTTTTGCTACTGAAGATTCAGGAGCAAAGATTTTATAATCTTTATCATTAGAAAAATTTTTTTCAATCATATATTTTGCGTTTGATTTTTGATTGAAACCCAACCATTCCCAAACTTTATCTAAATCAATAACAAAATCTTTAATAGGATCACAATTTATATAACAATAAAAACTGGATAAAAATATTTGTTGTTCAAAATTAGTAAAGTTTTCTTTAATTTTAGTTAATAATTTAACATTATAATCATTCGATAATTTAGTTATCGGGTTATTTTCAATAAGCTTAACAATATCTAGTTGTTCCATTATATAAATAATAAGTTATATCTCTAAGTTATTATTTATGTTATGCTTTTACTTTTAAAAGTAAAGCCATAATATTTAATGAAACTGAACAACTATTTCAACATCTTCTTTTTTAATGCTTTTTGTAGCGGAAATTGATAACTCTTCTCTCTTCTTACGTGTTTTAGTATTATCTGTAATAATTTCTTTTCTTTTGGAAGTGCTGTTACGGTTATTCATGTCCTTTTCAATCGTATCATAATTTTCTTCAATGAATTCAATAACTTTATTTTCAATTGCCCACTTAAAGAAGTTCAATTGTCCAATAGTGGTCTCAATACATGTTCCATTTTTATATGGTATACTAATTCTATCCCAGCGACAAAAAGGGTCAAATCTTTTCTTACTATAAGCCTTTAATTTAAGTTTATAATCAAAGTAAACTTTAAATCTTGTGTTGTCGCCATTTTGATTTGTAAGATCATAAAGAGTATAGTTTTTTTTTGCATAATTTGTTGCAAACCAGTCAACAATTCGCAAAGAAGTTTTAGATTCACCTGTAATAATACTTAACATTTTGCTCAAATAATTTTCATTTTTATAGAAATCCATTAAATTATTTAATAATAATTCATTTTGGGTTGTATAATTTGTAGCTACACTCATTATGTTAAAATGTTTAAAACTTATTTAAGTTGTTTATTAAATAATATATTTAATTAATTTAATTGAATTTAATTAAAACTATATATTATAATGTCAGATTTCATGTCCACATATTTTGGTCCTTTAGATAAAAGTTCTTGTGTATATTTTTTATTTTTATCAGTATTATTCTTTGGTATTTTAGTTTTTGCATTAATTGCTGAAATATATTATACAGTTACAAATTTTAGACAATTAAATTTTAGAATAGTTTCTCATGGCCTTTTATTATTATTAAATTTTTGGCTTACTTATTTTGTTAATCGTTTAATGTACACAATGTGTTCCAAATCTTTAGCTTAATTTAATTCACTTTGGCTAGCTCTTGTAGAACCCTGTGTAGTATTTACTGGTTTTAAGTATTGGTCTCTAATTGATATATCTTCAGCATAATTTGTTTGTCCTAAAAAAGGATTAAATCCAATTTGTTGCACCATATCTCTACCAGCTATTTTAGTATCTAATTCTTCTCTCTTATTTGATACTTTAAATCCATTTCCTGATAAACTTTGGTTCAATATATCCCACGTATTTTCATCGTGATTTAATGATGATGTATATGCTGAAGATTCCATGTCCTTACTAAATTGTTTATTTTCCAATTCTTGAGAATGTTTTAATCTTCTGGATCTTTCATAAGGTTCTCCTTTTGTCCATTTCCACTCCATATTAATAATATTACGATAGGGATTAAATATTATTAATAAACTTATTTATCTTTTTTAACGATATTTAGTTGTTTTGTAAATAAAAACTTTTCATCAGTTCTTCTCCTTCGTTTTAAATTGCAATCTAAACAAGCTAAATGAAAATTATCAATATTGTGGCCTAAGTCATTATCAATTCTATCAACAGACCATTGTTTAACTTCTCTCGAAATATCATACAAAACATTCATTCCAATTTTACAATATCTACATTTTAATTCGCATTCAATCATTTTATTTATTATTGAATCAAAGGTCAAAAATTTAATTTCATTAAATAGTTTTTTTAATTTATCTTGTTGTTTATAACCATATATCTTTTTATTAATTTCTTGAATAGCTATTTTTGACACTTCGTTCATATATGTTAAATTATTGTTTGATATATCAATTATCATTTTTATTTGATTAGAATATTCATAATTTTCATCAGAAAAACTCCATTTTTCCGATTGAACTCTTTTTTTTACTTCTTTTTCTATATTTCTTTCATTTATTTTTTTCATTTGATATTTATTATTTGTACCAGTTATATTTATTATTTTTGAAAAATCATCCATATATATGGTTATAATATATATTTATTTTTAAATCAATATAAAAATTTTTCAATAAATATATATTTTACGAAACTGAGTTAAACTCATCCCTATATATTAATATATAATATATATAATGGAAGAAATTTCAAATAATGATACTACTACTGATGAATGCCAAGAACTCAAAAATATAAAATATAAAACAATGCTATTAAACGGAGCACCATTAAGTGAAACTAAATCTTCAAATGACCTTTCAAATCTTGAAAAATTTTTGGAAGCTGAAAAATTAAATAATAGTAATGAACCTTGGTGCAAATTAAATAAAACTATTAAAACAAAAAAATTATTAGAGTTTGTAGACATTTATAGTAAGGACAAAAATCTTGATGAAAATGAAATTAAAATGTTAACTGCGTTTTTAAAAGACAGCATTGATAAAAAAAAATTATCTCGAGTTAAAGATGTTATTTATGATAAATTAACAGGAATAGTTAAAGAAATACCTTCTTTAACATACACAAAAGCTAATAAACATTTCACATTAAAAAATATGGATAAGCGTGTTTCAACATTAAAATCACTAGCTCCTAAGAAAGTAAATGGAACTATTAGACATAAGGATTTACAAACAACTACTAAGATTGATGATTCTGAATCTGATGACGAAAATTAATTTTGTTTTAATATAACTTAATAATTATATTAAAAACATTTAAAGTATTATATATAATAACATGTTTATTTCAGAAATAGAAGACCTTGAAGATATTACAGATACATTAGTATTTGAAGACGAACCTTCTATATTCACAGAAGAGTACGCAATCGAATTAGTTGATACTGCTTTGCATTTAATGGATGAGTATATGGAATATTTTCCACATGTTATTTCAGAGCCAAATTTTCACGATATTTTGTTAGAAGAAATTAAGGATATTTTTTATATTCAAATGGAAGACCATATTGACGATATAGATATTGGAGATGATATTGAAGACGATATGAATGACCTTTTAGAAGATGCTTTTAATATTTTTATTACTATATTTCATCCTGATAAATCACAAGATATTAAAGATAAATTCATAGAACCAGAGGTTTATAATGATGAAGAACTTTTTAAAATTGAAGAGAAAATTCAAAAATTGAGAGAAATACCTCAGCCAGTTCAGAGAACGCCAGAATGGTATAAATTTCGATGGAATTTAATTACTGCAAGTAATGCATATAAAGCTTTTGAAACACAATCTTCTATAAATCAGTTAGTTTATGAAAAATGTCAACCTCTTAAAACATTTAATGATGAAGATGAAGAAATTAAAATGGTTAATACAAATACCGCAATGCATTGGGGTCAAAAATATGAACCATTATCAGTTATGTATTATGAGCAAAAATATGGAACAAAAGTAGAAGATTTTGGTTGTATTCAACATTCTACTTACAAATTCTTAGGTGCATCACCTGATGGTATTATTGTTAATAAAGAATCTGACCGTTATGGCAGAATGCTTGAAATTAAAAATCCTGTCAGTAGAGAAATTACTGGAATACCTAAAAAGGAATATTGGACACAAATGCAGCTTCAAATGGAAGTTTGTGACTTAGATGAGTGTGACTTTTTAGAAACTAAATTCATTGAATATCCGGATCGACATAGTTATAAAAATGACTGTAAAGATGAAGATGAATATGATGATATTGATGAAGATGCTTTTGATACAACTATATCATCTGATGGAAAACAAAAAGGTATAATTATTTATTTTCACACTAAAGAAGGAACACCTTTTTATGCTTATAAACCACTTAATTTAAAAACACATCAACAAATTATGGATTGGGAAGAGGATGCTATCGCTATATATCAATCTGAAAAGTACAATTACACATATTTAAAATTTATATATTGGAAATTAGATGTTGTAAGCTGTATATTAGTTTTAAGAAAGAAGGATTGGTTTAAAAATAATATTGGACAATTAGAAAATGTTTGGAAAATAATCGAAAAAGAAAGAATAACTGGTTATGAACATAGAGCTCCTGTTAAAAAACAAAAGAAAGAATTATTTAATACATTTGTTGAAAAAGAATCACAAGGGTGTCTACTTAAATTTAATAAAATAATTAAACTAAACAATACTAATAACGGCGAACTAAATTAATACAAAATGTTAGATATGTCAGTTCTATAAGGCAAACTATCAACTAATTGAACATTTGTGTCAAAATAACCAACACGAGTACCACATGTTGGATTAAGAGGAGGCAATGGTTTTACATAATTGCTTTGTGCTTTTATATTATGATATAAAGCTCCACACATTGATGCTGGCATACATGTTCCTTCATCTGGATTATCTTGATATCTAATATTATTTGTTATTTGTTTATAAGAACCTAATTGAAATATTGGATACTCCCACCAAATATCAGATGCTGAATTATTAGATATTTGGTTTTTTCCAATTGCAGGAAAAGTATCTTGAACTAATACTTCATTTTGAGCTTTTGGAAAATCTCCCATCGCTCCGTCTAAAGAATAATTTGAATATCCTTCAATAGAATTATACATTTTAAAAAAAAGTGGTAATCCAACTGCTAACACTAGAATAAGAAATAAAAATACTATTTGATTCATATATATAATTTATATATTTTATAAATTTTATATATTATTATACACCTTCAATTAAATCATTTACATTTTCTATAATTTTATCAAAAAAATCTTCATTAAATAAATATCTTACACAATAAGCTGTAAAGGGTCTTAATGTTATATTCTTATCAGAAATTAAAAAAATAAATTTGTCAAGTTTCTCTCTATTCGCTTCCAAATCAATTTCAGTAATAGATAACAGTTTATTAATTTTATTTCTAAACATTTCTGAATCAGGATAGTCAAACTTATACTTTCCGCTAATTCTGTTGATTAGTGCTTTTTCTTTAAAGATGACATCACAGTTATTTCCAGTAAAGAAACGGATTGTATTTGCGGTGTCGTCAAAACCATCCATAGCATTTAAAATTTGTGCTAGTAATACTTTTGTGTCTTCACTTTCTAAAAATCTATCAAAATCTTCAAATAATAATAAAACATTTTTATCCTTACCTTTTCCAGGATTTAAAATACCTGATATATTTGCACTTCTAACTGTAATTGAATTAATAACATAAACATCCATATTATATTTTGATGATAAAGCTTTAATTAATGTAGTTTTTCCTGTTCCTGGAACACCATAAAGTAAATAACTTAAACTCTTAAATTCACCTATTTTTTTTAAAAGTGTCTTATTCTTCTTATGACTTATAATATCTTTCTCAATTGATTCAAAATAATTTTTATATCCAATAAAATATTTTTCGTCAAATTCTGAATAAGTTTCAGTTAAAACCCAACCTTGTTTTTCGTTATATCTGTATAATTTATTCTGGATTTTTTCTTCAGCTTTATTCGACAATAAATTAAAAGTTTTAACCAAAAAATTATAATCTAGAATAGATTTAAAATAAAATATCAAAAATCCTTGTTTTTCTTGATTATAAACCCAACAATCAGTTCCGTACCAAGTATAAAATCCTGTTTCAGGACAAGCGTGCATTTTATTATTATTTTCATAAATTCTTTTTACAGTGCAATGTTTAACTATCAATTCTAAAATATATGAATTTAAATGCAATCTTGTAGAGAATTCAAAATCGGCAGGTTTATTAACATGAGTAGTACTTAATGACATTAAAATTAATACTATCTATATATTTAAGTTAATTAAATAAATATATAGTAGTATCTTTTATAAATTTATAAGTAATCGGTTTAAAACTAAATTTATAAATTATATAATAATGGATAGTTCAACAGAAATGCGTGTAACTAAGCGTGATGGAGAATTACAAGAAGTCGCATTTGATAAGATTATGGAGAGAGTAAAAAAATTAGGACAAGAAGCTGGAATTCATATAAATTATTCTTCACTTGTTATGAAAGTTATTGATCAATTATATGATACAATTCCTACTGCAAAAATTGATGAATTGGCTGCTGAACAATGTGCTTCACTGTCAACAAATCATCCTGATTATGCTACATTAGCCGCTCGAATTATTGTTTCAAATCATCAGAAAAATACAGAACCTATTTTTTCAAATGTTATCATGACATTAAACGAATTTAATGATATTAAAGGTAATAATAAACCTCTTGTTTCTGAAATGCTTTGTGATTTTACAAAATATTTTTCAAAAGAAATTAATGAAATGATTGATCATGAGCGTGATTATCTAATAGACTATTTTGGCTTTAAAACATTAGAAAGAGCTTATCTTTTTAGAGTTAATAATACTATTGTAGAGAGACCTCAGCATATGTGGATGAGAGTTGCAATTGGAATTCACGGAGATTTAAATTCTATAGATAAAAAAGAGAGTCTAAGATTAGTAAAAGAAACTTATGATTTAATGTCTCAAAAATTCTTTACTCATGCTACACCAACTCTTTTTAATGCTGGAACTCCTAGACCTCAAATGAGTTCATGTTATTTAGTTGCAATGGAAAAAGATAGTATTGAAGGAATTTTTAGTACATTAAAGGATTGCGCTCATATTTCTAAATGGGCTGGAGGAATTGGATTACATCTTCACAATATTAGAGCAAAAGGTAGTCATATTCAAGGAACAAATGGAACTTCAAATGGTTTAGTTCCTATGCTACGTGTTTTTAATAACACAGCTCGATATGTTGATCAAGGAGGTAATAAGCGCAATGGCTCATTCGCAATTTATTTGGAACCATGGCATGCAGATATTGAAGACTTTTTAGAAATGCGTAAAAATCACGGAGACGAAGAAATGAAAGCACGTGACCTTTTTTATGCTCTTTGGGTTTCAGATTTATTTATGGAACGTGTCAAGGAAAATGCCAAATGGTCTCTATTATGTCCTCACGAATGTCCTGGTTTATCTGAAGTATATGGTGACAAATTTAAAGAGCTTTATACAAAATATGAAACATCTGGAAAGGTAAGAAAGACAGTAAATGCTCGCGATTTATGGTTTAAAATTTTAGATGCTCAAATGGAAACAGGTACACCTTATATTCTTTATAAAGATGCTGCTAATTCTAAGTCTAATCAACAAAACCTTGGTACTATTAAGAGTTCAAATTTATGCTGTGAAATTATTGAATATTCTGACAGTAAAGAAACTGCTGTTTGCAATTTAGCTTCTATTGCTTTGCCTGTTTTTGTAGATGAAAAAACAAAACAATTTAATTATGAAAAGCTTCATGAAGTGACAAAAGTTGTAACAAATAACTTAAATCGCGTAATTGATATTAATTTTTATCCAACAGAAAAAACTAAAAGAAGTAATTTTAAACATAGACCTATTGGAATTGGAATTCAAGGTTTGGCTGATACATTTGTTCTTATGGATATACCATTTCATTCAGATGAGGCAAAAGAAATTAATAAATTAATATTTGAAACAATTTATCATGCAGCCTTAGAGAAAAGTAATGAAATTTCTATTGAACGAACTAGTTTATTTAAAGACCTTTTAACAAATGGAAGAAGGGAAAAATTATTTGAAACTGTAGATGAATATGAATATCAATGCATTAGACGTAATAACCAAGACTTATTAGGTGCATATAGTTCATTTGAAGATTCACCTGCATCAAAAGGTATTCTTCAATTTGATATGTGGTCTGTAACTCCTTCTGACCGTTATGATTGGAATAAATTAAAAGAATCTATTATACATTATGGTTTACGTAATTCTTTGTTAGTTGCTCCAATGCCAACTGCGTCCACATCACAAATTCTCGGTTTCAATGAATGTTTTGAACCATTCACAAGTAATTTATATTCCAGAAGAACATTAGCAGGAGAATTTGTCGTTGTCAATAAATATTTAATGAAAGAACTTATTAACTTGGGTCTTTGGAATGAACAAATTAAAAATAATATTATTGCAAATAAAGGTTCAGTCCAACAATTAACTGTTTTATCTGAGCATATTAGAAATAAATATAAGATTGTTTGGGAAATGCCGATGAAACATCTTATTGATATGTCTGCTGATAGAGGTGCATTTATTTGCCAAAGCCAAAGCTTAAATTTATGGATGGAAGACCCTACTTACAACTCATTAACTTCAATGCATTTTTATTCTTGGAAAAAAGGGTTGAAGACTGGAATTTATTATTTAAGAAGAAAAGCAAAACATCAAGCTCAACAGTTTACAATTGAACCAGATGCAAAGGAACCTCCAGATGAAAAGGATGAAATTTGCGAAATGTGTTCCGCATAAAATTTAGGAAAATAACTTTTTTAATGTTATTTAACCTTTTTTCGGTTAATTAACTTAAAAAACTTCTTATATTATAATATAAAATGGAAGAACATAATTCTTTAAATCCTCATACACAATATTATTGTAGCATTTGTGATACTAAACCTGACCAATTATCTCATCATAAAGCTCATTTAAAAACACAAAAACATATTTTTAAAAGAAAATGTTTTGAACAGTGCGTTAATATGACTATTTTTCATATTCATAATACTAAAAATATGGAAAAAAAAGAAGTTATTCAAATGTTTGAAGATGACACAAATATTAAATATAATTCAAATAACGAAGAAAGTATTTGTAAATTTAGGTATTGGAGATTATCAAGAGAAGAATTTCTTAAAAATGAATTCCCAAATTCTATCATACCTAACCCTGAATTAAATTCAGATAGTTCAGAATTTCACTCTAATTGGTTAAAAAAGATTATTGAATCAAATGAAACTGTCGTATTAAAACCTAAAAAAACAATTTCTGATATTAAACAAATAGTAAATACAGAAAAATATAAGTCTTTTAAAGATAACACAATTGAAGAATTAATTAATAACGCTATTGATTGCCAGACAGCTTATGATATTGCTCTTGTTTTATATAAATTAAATTATGAAAAATTTTCTTTTAAAAGTTTTTGTGGAAATATTTGGGTAGATAAATTAGATACAACTATATTAAGTTGTATGGTTTTAAAAAAATTAAGAAATGAAATTAGTACAAACCTTAAAAATAGTTTTGAAGAATTTAGTAAAACATTTCCTTTGGAGTCTGAAAAGAGAAAAAAATGTTCTTTAATAATTCAAGAGCTTGTAGTAAAAAAAATGAAAAACGATATTATTAAAGAATCTAGAGAGATGTTTTTTAATAATTAATATAATATACTATAATTAATTAATAGCATATTATAATTTATTTATGATGTCTAGTATGTCTTTTTTTATTTGAATTTTTTCTCTTTTTTGTTTTATTTTTTGTATTTCTCTTTTTTGTTTTATTTTTTGTATTTCTATTTTTTCTCTTTTTTGTTTTTCCACCACTCGATTTACCCATTGATAACAAAGCACTTAAAGCTGTATCTTCATCAGGAGTTGTAACTCTTATATTTTCTGCAGTATTTGTAATTTGTAGAGGTGGGGATGCTTCTTTAGAAATAGCTATAACATCTTTCTTTCTATAAATATATCCAAAAGGTGTTTTTATTAATTCATATACAAACATAATTCCACCATAAATAATTGTGACGAATAACTTGGATCCTTTTTTAAATATAGTAATAAATCCCATCATGCTTCCAAACCAAAATGAAATAGCAATAAAACCACTACCAAGTACTAACCAACCAGATGGATTTGTAGCTAATAACCAAAGGACACTATTAATAAATTCTAAAAAGGATTTTGTGACTCCAAGAGGAATCTTAAAAGCAGTATCACCAATGACTTTTGTAAAATTACCTAATCCTTCACCAACAAAAGTAGTACCATTTAATGCCAAATCAATATAACTGTGAGCTATTGTTTCTGTCGCTTTCCATGATGCGGATACATTTTCAGCTTTCATTTCAGCAACACGCTGAGCAATTTCATTTTGTCGTTGTTGACTTTCAGCATCAGCTTCGGTTTGTTGTAATTTTAATTCATCTTCAGCTTTTTTAATAAAACTTTCAGCCATAAATAAAGATGTCTCTTCTTGGAGTTGTTGTTCTCTTTTTGGAAATTCTTTATTAAGACTTGTTAACATATTTTTTAATTCTATTATTTGTTTATCAAAATATATTTCTAATGTTTCTAATGAATCTGGTGTTGCTGCTCTCTCAATTCTTGAAATATGTGTTTGTAATGAAAAATTAACTATACCGTACAATTTGTGTGTTATAGCTTTTAAAACCTGTAAACGTTGTTGTAAACTTATTAACATATTAATTGTAACTTTATTTACATCTTTTTCGAGAGAAGCATTTGTTATCTTTAAATCTAAATTATTTTCTAATAAAGCAATTATATTCAATAACAAATTATAATCTATTTTATCTCCAATTACTTGAATACTTGTTCCTTGAAGGTCTAATTGTAAGTTATAACCATTTGAACAATAAATTTTTGAAAAATGATATATATTATTTTCTAAATCTATTTTTTGCTGTGTAGTTAGTTGTGTTGATGTTTCATTATTTGTTTTTTCAACCGCTAATACTTTTTTAGTTTCTTCAGAAATTTTTTTTGTATTAGTTAAAGAATCAAATAATGAACTACCTAGTGATGCTATATATGGTGCTGCTGCTGTTAATGCGGCTATAGGATCATTTGTCATAATAGCTGTTCCAACAGCTGAAACAACTGTTCCTACTGAACTTCCGACAACTTGTTCTTGGATATTTGAATTATGTACTTTAACAGATTCTTCAATATCTTCTATTTTTTGAATCGTTTCATCAATAGAATCAAAACTCATATAATGACTAAAAACACTATTGTCATTTGCTTTATCCATCAAATCCCAACATGAATTTTCTACACCTTGTGAAAAACCTAATGATTCTGTATTAAATTTATCTATTATACTTTGAAGTAATTGTATACCTGTTTGTGGTGTTGTAAATTTGCTTAAAAAAATTGTTATTAATTGATTTTTTGAGGATTCATATTTTTGGTCATATTTTACAACCATTTTATTTACGCTTGTTTGAGCTCTTGATTTTATTAAGGGTGATTCACTTATTGATTGACTAAAATCTTCTAAACTAATACTAACCATTTGAGAATTATATGGTTGAACTAAATTATTTTTATTCAATACTAACTGCATTCCTGAAGAATCTTTTCCGATATCAATATTGGCGAAAGAAGGTAATGATAATATTGTAATTATTATTAAAATTGCTATCATATTTAAGGAAATATCTGGCGAACCACCAGATTGTGCACCTTTAAAATTATCCATATAAGTAATTAAATCATCAATCGATTTTACATCTTGTATTTCAGGTGATGACAATATAACTTTATCCATTTCTGATTTCATAATAGAACCTAGAACAAATTGTTGAATACAATATTGTTTTACTGCTTTTTGAAGTTGTAATAATATTACATTACTTTCTTGAATAGATTCAGCTTGTTCACTAGACAATCCTAGTTCTGAATTTATTTTTGTAAAATCATCAATAAAAGGTAGTATAGATAATTTTGTTAACATGATTAGCAATAATTCATTTGAGTTTAAAAGTAAATTAGGAATATCCCAAGTTACATCTAAATCTAAATGAGTGGTATTACTATTACCTGTTAATCCTTTAACAAAATTAGAAAAAATATTTTTATTCATAGATTATACTTAGATTTTTTATTAGTATTTTTTATTAAATTAAAACAATTTAATTGATTTTGCAGTTTCAATGAATTTATCACATTTTTCATTTAAATCTATATTATGTTTTAACTTCATATAACATCTTAATGTTACTAGAATGTCATTAAATGAATTATGAAGATTGTTTGGTGTGCTTTCAAATAATTTTTGATGTAATTCTATTAGTTTTGGAAACTTTTGATATTCCTTTCCATATTTATCTAATGTTTTTATGTCACAAAACTTAATAGAATCTTTTAATGTACAGCATATATTGTTAAAATTTGTTAAGTAATGCAAATCATATTTATAAGACTTTATTTCATCTTCAGAAATATTTAATTTACATTCATAAATTAACCTAAGAAGCTCTACTTTTACCATATTAATATCAAATGAAATATTATGTCCAACTAATAAATCAGAATTTCTAAAATTATCAAAGAAATCCTTTAAAACCAAAGCAATATGTTTGCCATTTATTTTTGAATTATCATTTGTTATTCCGTGTATTCTTGTCGATTCTTCAGATATAATTATGTCATCTTTTACTTTAACTATTGTATCGCTTGATTTTACAATATCATTTAATTCAGTATCATATAATACATAACTAAATTGAACAATATGTGGCCATAAATTTAATGCGTATGGGTTTATAAATTTGGAACTTGGAAGTCCTGTTGTCTCAGTATCAAAAACTAAAACTCTCATTATAATAAATTCAAATTAAGGTTTAAGCCTTTGTTTTTAAGTATTTAATATAATTAAAAAAATAATATTTTTATTCAATTTTATTTTATATTTTAAACATAATTTTTACAAATTCCAAAACTTCTTCTATGCCAAATAGTAATACCGTGCTCTTTTATTCCATCCATGTGACGTTTGGCACCATATCCTTTATTTGAATCTATGCAATAATATTCAGACAATGTTGGATTTTTCTCACATAATTCATGAATATATCGATCTCTTTCAACTTTTGCCAATATTGATGCAGCAGCAATAGATGCATATTTGTTGTCACCACCTTCAACAGTTGTATATGGAATTGTTTCTATTTTATTAGTGTTCTTATTTAGATAAGATATAGGTTTAAAATAATTTCCATCAATTAATAAACTATAAGAATAGTCTTTTTTCTCTTCCTGACCCTTTTCCTTAAGCAATTTATTAAATTGTTTTCTAACTTCTATTATTGAATTATGCATTGATAACTGAGTTGCTTGTAAAATATTTATTTCATCTATTTTTTTCTCATCTTCAAAACTTATGTACCATGCTAAAGCATTCTCTTTAACATAATTTGACGCTTCTTCTATCTTCTTTTTAGAATGAAATTTTTTACTATCTTTTACCATTGAACAATCAAAGCTGTCATCTTTAGGTAAAATTACTGCTGCTGTATAAACTCTCCCAAACATAGGACCTCGACCAACTTCATCAACACCAATTTCATACACTTTATCATCTTCGTTATAACACTTTTTTAATACTTGTTGAGGAACTCTTGTTTTAATTGTTTTTATTTTTTTTGTTTTTGGCATAATAATATACTCTTCATCTGATTCTGAATCATCAATAATTTGTGCGCACTCGTAGTCTGTCTTCATCTTTATATATAATATATTTTTATTTCATTAAATTCTATTCAATTTTAAATATTAAAATTTTTAAACTTTTTTCACTATATAAATTATACAATGAATACGGAAGCATTATTTCTTTTTTTGATTTTATTATTAGGTCTAGTTTTATGTTCCTTTTTAGGAGGTAAATGTAATAAAGAAGGGTTTGATTCTATTTCTGGTATGTTTGATGCAGGTGCTAATGCTGTTGAAAATACTGCTGATTCTGTCGGAAATGCTGTTGAATATACTGCTGATTCTGTCGGAACTGCTGTTGGAAACACAGCAAATGCATTTGGAAGCGCAACTAATTCAATGGTTAACAGCTTTGATAATTATAATCATTATAGCGGTAGTGGTTCTTCATCTCAACTTCAAAATGGAATGATATTTACTGATACTAGTGGAAATACTATAACTGTCGTAATTAATAGCAATGGAACACAGAGCATACAATTGCTACAAGTTGGACAAACTACACCAATGGTATTAAATTCAACACCACCTGCATCATCTAATATAACAGCTGCTGTTAACACATTTTATGCACCTGTAGGAAATATGACTGCTACTGTTATAACAGGTAGTAACGGACAGATTGCTATACAATTTAATCTTCCAAATGGTCAAAATATTCTTTTTACCCAATCTGGAACAAGTTCTAGTCCTAGTCAAAATCCCATAACATCAACTCAATATTATGGAAGTACTGGTTCTCCTATTCAATCAGGTGGATATAGTTTAGCATATCAAGGACCAAATGCAGGTTATGCCCAAGGACCTTATGGAGGAAATGCAGGTTACGCTCAAGGACCTTATGGAGGAAATGCAGGTTACGCTCAAGGACCTTATGGAGGAAGTGCAGGTTACGCTCAAGGACCTTATGGAGGAAGTGCAGGTTATGCTCAAGGACCAAATGGAAATACTGTAGCAGGAGCTTCTAGTAGCGGATATGGCAACCAATATTATAGCACAATGCCTCCAGGAATTCCAGCTAGTCAAATTCCACCTGGTCAAGAAGATTTATACATTTTAAAATCTGAAATTGTTCCTCCTGTTTGTCCTGCTTGTCCAAGTAGTGCTGCTTGTCCGAGACAAGAAAAATGTCCTCCTTGTCCAGCGTGTGCTAGATGTCCAGAACCTTCTTTTGAATGCAAGAAAGTTCCTAATTATAATGCCATAGATAGTCAATATTTACCAAGTCCTGTATTAAATGATTTCTCTACATTTGGTATGTAAAATTAAATTATTTATTGATTTATTAAATAATTTAATAAAGATGTTTCTGTGCTCATATAAATAAAATATACATTTAACTATTATTCACGCGTCTTAATACATTTTTTATCCATTTGAAATGTAGCAGTTTTATCTTCTTGAGGAACTATGTTTATAACACATTTTGATTTCTTTCCATATAATGGTTCAGTGCATCCTTTTTCTCTCTTCTTTCTTGTTGCAGTTTTTTTAAAAGTAAATATTTTTTGTTTTTCTTCTGTGCATCTTGACCTGAAATGTTCATATCTTTCTCTCACATCGCAATAAGTTAAATTTGAATTTTTATTAAGCATTCTGTTTACTACTTCATGCAGCTCATATATATAGCGTGAAAATGTTTCTCTGCTAGCCATATGACACATTTTCAAAGGTTTCTTTTTAAGATTATTAGCTAAATTAATTCTGCAATATTTACATGGTAATATATAACGAAGATTTAAGACATAATCTCTATAGTGGTTTTTATCTTCTATTGTAGGATTTACTGGATAGTTGAAACTCATTGTATGAAGAAATGTCCATTGTAAAGGCCCCCATATTTTTGTCATCATACCATCGCCTGATGAAAAATCTTTTTTAGAAAATACTCTTTTTTTTGTTTTATTATGTGTATTTCTATTTCTACGCGTTTTTGTCATTATATATTGTATATATAAAAAAAATAAAATATATATTAAAATTATATGGATTCAAGCACCCCATTTAATTTAATGATTTTCACTGACAGTACAAAAAAAGTTTGTATGTGCTCTGCTAGCTCTATTTTTATAATTGTTCTTTTTATTATTAGTCCATTAAGCAATTTTTTCTTGACGTCAATTTTAATGAAAGCAATAGCTTTAATACTTCTAGTTTATACAATATACTTAAATAATGAACAAACTAATTTATTAAGATTAGCTACTAATTCTTCACAACCAGAACAAGTTAAATCACAATTGAATATGAATATATTATGTAGTTATGTATTTACTATATTTATTGGATTATTAATTATTTTTGTTATTAAGAGTTTTTTTATAATTTAGAGAAATATATTTGTTTAATCGGTTTCTTAATTTCCATTATTTTATTATAGTATAATTTATCATTTGGAAAATCATATTTATTAATTTCAATTAACTCTCCTTTATTTGTTCTGAACAACATTAAATATAATAAATTAATATCTTTATATTGTATTCGTTAAAAGAGAATCTTAATTTCTTCTAGAATATATATAAATGTCCAACGCAAAATATGTTAATTTTAATTTAAACCAAGGTTCTATGGAAGATAGTTCTTCAAGTATGCTTTCACGCATTAAAAGTGCAGGAGGAAACTTAAATACCACTACAATTATGATTATTGTTTCCGTTCTTTTATTTGTTATTTTAGCAGGGTTATACTATTATTATTATATTGCACCACAAATGAATGCTAAATACCATCCAAATAGTGAACAAGTACCTCTAGGCACAAACACTGGAAATACAGCAGAGTTATTATTTTTCTATGCCGATTGGTGTCCTCATTGTAAAACAGCTAAACCAATTTTGAACGATTTAAAATCTGAATATGAAAACAAGACAATTAATGGATACAAAGTAATTTTTACTGATATTAATTGTTCTGAAGAAACAGCTGAAGTTGATAAGATGATGAATCAATATAGTGTAGAAGGTTATCCTACCATTAAATTATTAAAAGATGGACAAGTTATTGAATATGATGCAAAACCTTCAAAGGAGACTCTCACTCAATTCTTGAACACAGTCCTTTAATCTAGAGAGAAAATTATCAGCTGTTTCCGTACCATTTTTAAATAAATCACGTCTTGTTTCAATATCGCTTAGAGCATTTCTTAAAACATTAAATGTTAAGTATTGAACGTCACATATAACTTCATTTTTTATTTGAGGTTGGCTATGGTCAGTATTTACACTAAGTACTGCTTTAAATAAAAAACTTAATAAAAAATCTAATAATGTAGATTCTAAATTAATATTATCTTTTTTATCACTATATTTATTTTTAAATCCAAGTATTTCATCAGGTATTTTTCCTGATGTAATGCAAAAATTTAGGGGATAATTACATGACATTCCTCCATCAATATAACATTTATCATCAATACATACAGGTGTAACTAATACGGGTAATGCGCAAGTCATTTGAATAGCTAGCATAAGTGATAAATTTGGGTGTGTTAAATAAGATATATCATGAACTTTATATTCATTTATTTCAAAAGAAAATAAATGCAGTTCTATTTTGGTTAAATTATAAAAATTTTCTAAATTTATATCCATGGGAATATCTTTTGCATCTAGTAATGGTTTAAAACATTTTTCAATTGTTTTAATATCAAAAATACCCTTCTTAGTATAAGCATCAAAAATATTTTGAACTTTAATTGGAAATACATCTTGCCAAGGTCTTTTGATAATATAATCATTTATTGTTTCCCAGTCGTATTTAAGGCAAATTAATACACCAACAATTGCTCCAGCAGATGTTCCGTAAATAGATTCAATATTTTTCATATCTACATAATTATTTTGTTCAAGATGTTGAATAGCTCCTAAAACCAGAACCATTATTGGACCTCCTCCAGAAATAACTAGATGTTTAATTGTCATTTATTAAATGTATTACATTAATTTTAATAAGTTTTTTTCTTAAATTAATTTAAATGGCAAATATATTCACATTAGAAAATGTAGAAGATTTCTCAGAGAAACTAAATATTGATGAACTTTATGAAAAAAAACGTCAACAAGATTTAACTAAATTAGCTTTATTTAATAAAATTTTAAACCGTATTCATGTAAAAATTAAAACTATATCAAGACAAAAAGTAAATGAACAATTCTGTTGGTTTTTAGTTCCTGAAACAATAATTGGTGTTCCTAGATATGACCAAGCATCATGTATAGCTTATTTAATTGATAAATTAAAGGAAAATGGATTTAATGTTCGTTATATTCATCCAAATATGTTATTTATATCTTGGAATCATTTTATACCTTCATATGTAAGAACCGAGTTTAAAAAGAAAACAGGAATAGTTGTAAATGAATTTGGACAAAAAATAGATGAACAAAATCCAGATAATGAAACAAAATCTATAACAAATGAACCAACAAATCCAAATGATTATATGTTAAATATGAAAAACCAAGATAATATGGATAAAAATAAAACACAAAAGAAAGAATATACTCCAATAAAATCATATAAACCTTCAGGTAATTTAATTTATGGTGATGATGTTTTAAATAAAATTGAAGATAGGTTTCTTTAAATATTATATTACACTTTTTATAATAAAACAATATAAATATTTGTATTATTATAAATGTATATATGAAAATTTTTTATACTGGAATTGGTGCTAATAAAACAGGAGAACATGCAGAAAATGAGTTTTTGAATATTATGAGTACAGAATTCGCTCATAAATCTTGGAGATACGAATTAATAAATATTCCAAGAGAATATCATTATCAACTTCAATTCAAAGATTGGATTTTACCTGATGATTTTATTTTTTTTACATTAACTGATTGGATAGAATATTCAGGTGCCGAAATCGTCATTTAATCTACATAATGTAAGGAACTTATAAAAATAATGCTTCAAAAAGTTCCCTTCATATGAAGAGAAATGATTGAAATTTTGTTGGGAAAGTTTTTTCTATTTTTGAAATTGGACAAAAAAAATGTCCAAAATTGAAATATACAAACACTTTATGTCGAAAATGATTCTTTCACTGCATAATTGAATTTTATGGTCTGGTCACAAAAAAAATAATTCTAGCTTTGTTACGATATTTTTTATATATATTTTGTGAAAAGTATTTAGGGGTTTTTTATATTAGTATATTATACTAATGGATACTAATGGGAGAAACCCAAAAAAACCCATAGAATATTCCTGTAAAACTTGTGACTTTTATACGTCTAACAAAAAAGACTTCAATAGACATAATATAACCGATAAACACAAAATCCTACAAAATCCTACATTAAAAACCCAAAAAAACCCATTATCAATGTGTAATTGTGGAAAGGTGTATAAACATGCATCTTCTCTATGTGCACATAAAAATAAATGTAACTTTTATACAAATCAGTTAAATGAAATAAATGACGATTCTAAATTTGATATAAAAGATACAACTGTAATGTTACATATTCTTAAACAAAATGATGAATTCAAACAATTAATTATTGAACAAAACAAAACTATAATTGAACAAAATAATAAACTTTTTGAAATTTGTAAACAAGGAACTTCAAATACTAATATTAGTAATATAAATTCTCATAACAAAACATTTAACCTTAATGTATTTTTAAACGAAACATGCAAAGATGCAATGAATATAACTGACTTTGTTGATTCACTTAGTCTTCAATTGTCAGACTTAGAAAATGTTGGAAAGGTTGGTTACATTGAAGGAATTTCAAGTATTATAATTAAAAATTTACAAGCTCTAGAAGTTCATAAAAGACCTGTTCATTGTAGCGACTCAAAGAGAGAAGTAATGTACATTAAAGATGAAGATAAATGGGAAAAAGAAAATGAAAATAAAAATAAATTAAGAAAGGTAATTAAAAAAGTTGCAAATAAAAATTCCCGCCTACTTCCAGAATTTAAAGCAAAACATCCTGATTGTAATAGATCTGTTTCTAAATACTCAGACCAATATAACAAATTAATTGTTGAATCAATGGGTGGTTCAGGCGATAATGATTTGGAAAAAGAAAATAAAATTATTAAGAAAATAGCAAAAGAAGTAGTAATTGATAAAGAAGCAGACTAATATAAAATAATTAAATATATTATTATTTTATATGACAGATAACACAATAAAAAAAATTAGTAACTTAAAAAATAAAACAATCAAAAGAAAAGATATATCACTTAAACCATCACATAACTTTACATCTAAGCAAAAAGATATATTGTGCAAAACATCTTCTAACACATATAACACTTTTGAAGATAAAGTAGATGAATTATTTAAAAAAAATAAAATAGATGTTGTGTCAACAAGTTTTAATTTAGAAAAACAAATAGTATCTGAACTTAAAGAAGCTGTTAATCCAACAGGTGTTCAACCAAACCAAGATTTTTATTCATATATAAATGACAGATGGATTACAGATTATGAATTAACAGAACAACAACAATATATTGTTCAAGTAGATGACTTTAGAATTACTCAAGATAAAGTCTATAGAGAATTAATTGTGATAATTGAAGAATTTTTATCAAAACCACAACAAACAAACAACAAACAAACACAGTGTATAAAAAATGCTTATGAATCATTTAAAGGTTATAATACAAATGAACAAACAAGATGTTTATCAAAATCATTTGTAGAATATAATGATGAAATTATGAAAGATAAATCAAACTTATGGCTAAAAATAGGAACTATAAATCGAAATGAAGTAACATCGTGGGGATGTCCATTTGTTTGGTCGATAAATCCAGATGATAAAAATCCAAAAAAATATAGATGTTATTTAGAACCTCCGCAATTAACTCTTATAGATATTGATGTATATTTTGACGATGATACTGATACAGAAGAAGAAAAAAAATATAAAAAAAAATACCGAAATGAGTATTTTAAATATTTAAATAATTTATTTACAATTTCTTTTGGAGATAACCACGGTTTCAATATTAAAGATGTTTTTGATACAGAATTTGAAATATTAAATGCTATGGCATGTGAATTAATTACAGAATCAGACCCAGATGGATATAATTTAATTACAAAAGATGAAGCTTTAAAAAATTTTGGATTTAATTGGGAAGAATTTTGCAAAGCTCTAGACTTTGATAAAGTGCCAGAAGATTTTGTTACATCAAATGTAAATTATTTATTATGTGGAACAAAATTATTAATTGAAAAATGGAATAGTCCAAAATGGAGAACATTTTGGGTTTATTTATATATACGCCAAGAATGCAGATGGAATGAGGAAGGTTCTAAAAATTACTGGAACTTTGAAGGAAATTTTGTGAGAGGTCAAAAAGGAAATATAGATAATTATATAAGACCTATTTTCTCAATGAGTTTTTGTTTTAATACTTTTTTAACAAACGAGTATATTTCAAAATATAAAAATCAACAATCTATTAATTATGTAAAAACAATGGCAGAGGATTTAAAAACGGTTTTTATTAGAATTATAAAGCGTAACAAATGGTTGCAACCTAAAACTAAAAAGAAAGCATTATTAAAACTAGCAAACTTTAAATTAACTGTTGGTTCTCCAGAGATTCTAAGAGATGATCCCTTACTAGATTATAAAAGTGATGACCCTTGGGGAAATATCGTTAAAATGGCTATGTGGAGACATAAAGAAGCTATTAGTTTAGTTGGCAAACCAGTAGTCGATATTCCAGTAATTGATTGGTCTCAGGTACCTCCAAAATTTATTGGAACTCAAGCATATGTAGTAAATGCAGCTTATACTCCTACAGAAAATGGAATTTACATACCTTTAGGATATATACAAAAACCGTTTGTAGATTTAGATGAGAGAGGTTTAGAATATAATTTGTCTCGTATTGGTTTTACAATAGCACATGAAATGTCGCATGCTTTAGATGACTGGGGAAGCAAGTATGATGAATTTGGAAGATTAAATGATTGGTGGACAGAAAAAGACAAAAAAGAATTTCAAAAAATCCAAAAAGATGTTATTAAGCAATATGAAGTTTTTGCATCATATGATGGTATTGTTTTTGATGCTGAATCAAGTATTGGCGAAGATTTAGCAGATATTTCAGGTTTAGCAATATGTCAAGAATATTTAAGAGATTTTCAAATGAAAAATCAAGATATTTTACCAATACAATCTTTGTCATTTGAAGGTTTTTTTGTGTTTTTTGCCGTTCAATCTAGACAAAAAATTTCAAAGAAAGCTATTTTAGCACAATTAAAAACGAATCCACATCCTTTAGATAAATATCGTTGTAATGTTCCGCTTACTAGAACCAGAGTATTTAGGGCAATTTACAATGTTAAAAAAGGAGATAAAATGTGGTGGCCTTCAGTAAATAGTGTTTGGGGTGATTAAGGAATTATTATTTAATTAAAAAAATAAAACCAAGCGTTTAGAAATTTTTTTGTTTTCATAATATATAAATGGCAAGAACTCAACGTCGTCGCTCAATGTCTAGATCTAGATCCGCATCCCGTAGTGCTGCTGCTTCTCGCAGTGCTGCCCGTAGTGCTGCTCGCGGTAGATCCCGCGCTGCTTCCCGCTCCGCCTCTGCTGCCGCTTCTCGCGCTGCCTCCGCTTCTCGTGCTGCCTCTGCTGCCGCCTCTCGTGCTGCCTCTGCTTCTCGCTCTGCCTCTGCTTCCCGTAGTGCTGCTGCTGGTCGTGCTGCCTCTGCTGCCGCTTCTCGTGCCGCCTCTGCTTCACGTGCCGCTGCCGCCGCCGCTTCTCGTGCTGCCTCTGCCAGTCGTGCCCGTGCTGCTGCTTAAGCAATAAAATAATATTTTTTAAATATTTAATACATTAATTAAATATTTAATATTTTAATTATATATAAATGGCTACAAAACGTCACAGATTTTCTAAAAATAATAGAACTAGAAAGATGGCAGGTGGAAAAAAATCAAAGTCTGGTAAAAAGTGGATAACTGCTATTGATGCTGCATCAGAAACTCTTAGTAAAACAGGCTCAATTAAAGCAGCCAAGAAAAGTTTAAGAAAACAAGCTCTATTTAATGCTCGTAAGTTATTTGGTTCTGTATAAATACATTTTATAATTTATTTAAAGATATAATAATAATAATATTATATCCTTAAGATGATAATAACCCTATTTGATTTAATTATTTTTGCTTTTTTTATTTTAGTAATTTTTCCAAGCTTTCATATGTTTTTTTTAGTTTTATTAGATTATTTGGTGAAAAATTTCGAACCATAAAAATATTTTACACAATTTCAGAAGATTTAATTAATGTTTTCTCTGTATATTGAATTCTATATGTTTTTGCCCATTCTTTAATTTTTTTTAATAAAATATCTAATTCAACAAGTAAAATCATAAAAACAACAAGTGGAGGAACAACAAATACAGCTAATCTTATATTAAATGACATTTCAATTATTATATAAAAACCACCAAATTTTATAGAATCTTTGTCTGATGCAACTAATAAAAAATTATTATTATTATTATAACTTTGTAATAACATATAGCTCATTTTAATAAAACAACTAATACACATAAAAAATATTTTAGCATCATCACTTTTAAATTTTATAGATATATCTTTGATATAAAATATGCCAACTGCTGTAAATAATGTTATAGCTTGGCAAAACTCTAAATTTGATTCAATTAAATCAAAATTTGTCTTATAATCAGGAAATTCAAATTCAAGTCTTTGTAAATCTTTAATTGCATAATAGTTGAACATTATAATAAATACATGATATGCTGTAGAAATTATTAATAATTCATTTTTAACACAAAAATCATATAATGTTATTACTTTAACTGCAGTTTTTGTTTGCATTGTAATAAATTAAATATTATATTCTGTTTAATTCATTTAGTTATATTATTTATTTGTGATGATTTTTGCGTGTTTTTCTGTGTTTTCTACGTAATGTTCTTTTTCTTCTATTAGTTCTTCGTTTTCCAGCTTTTTGAACTAAACCATAAGAATCACTAACGTTATTAATATTAGCCATTATAATATTAATAAATATTATATTTTTTATTCCGAGAAAATCGGCGTTTCACTTCGTAGTAAATGTTAAAAGGTGTAAAAAAAGTTATACAGTTTTAGTAGAAGGCAAACTACTTGTAGCAATTTGAGTTACACCTGATACCAAAGAAGAAGTAGTTGGCATTGTTGATGCTTGTGAAATATTAATATTAGGTGTTGTAGTTGTTAAAGGAATTGTACTAGAAGTTGTACTAGAAGTTGTTAAAGGAGATGTGCTAGAAGTTGAACTAGAAGTTGTTAAAGGAGATATAGGCGTAGAAGACATATTTGGTGTCAAAGAAGAAGGAACAGTGGAAGAAGTAAGACCAGATGATTGTTGTGTACTCATTGTGGATGCTGAAGATGTTGTGTTTGATGGAGCTGCTATAATAATTGGAGCTGGAGCTGCTATAACAACTGGAGCTGGAGCTGCTACAACAACTGGAGTTGGCTTAGAAGCCTTTTTAGTTTCTTGTATAATTTTGGATGCTTCAGTTTTAAGAGTTTCAATTTGTTTTTGAGTTGTTTCCAATATTTTAGATTCAACTATTGCTTCATATAATTTAACACCATTTACATAATCGGTCTCACACTTAACATATAAATCAACAATTAATTTTCTAGTTTTTTCAACTGATTTTTGTAATAATTCATCATTTAATTTTGGATTAATTCTAATAACTTTTTTACCGGAATAAGGGTCAATAATAAAAGTAAACAATTCATTAATGATGGATAATAATTTTGATTGGTTATCAGAAGCAGTTTGAATCATTTTTTTAGTATTTTCAGCATAATCAATAAATAATTTATCTTTTTTATTAAGAGTATATTTATTTTTAAAAATAGGATTTGTCCCTTGACATCCATTTTTTTTATTATAATTCTTCAATTTAATATCACTAAATTTAGTTATTTCTGATGGCATAGTTTCATTTCCAGTAAAAGCAGTATAAAAAAGTTTTAAGTCTTTCATAAATTGTGTTTTTGTAGAATCAGACATTCCCATAAAGCTACCATTAGAATAATCATAATTATCATCTAAATAAAGTTTCATAAGCTCAGTAATACCAGGTTCATCAGATAATGTTTTATCAAGACCGGTTTTAGTAATATTCATATCACACACATTTGGTTGAATTGTGACGTTTCCAGTTGCTTCATCAACAGTCTCGCCTTTTTTGAGGGACCTAATTCTATTGTCGCATATATTAAGTTTATACATTTTTCTATTAACATTTTTAGGAATTTTGTCTTTTTCTAATAGTCCTGTTTTAACAGTTTGTCCCGTAGCATCTTTGTATGTATAAACTGGATTAATTGTCATAACAATTGCAGCAAATATATGGGCAACTTTAACATAAAATTTAGCAATTCCAATACATACACGCTTTTTTTTAATGCTTTTCTGAGCATCATTTGATATATCTAAACTCTCGAGATTATCCTTGTTTATAAAAATAACTTTTTCTTTACTAAGATTATTAACCTCAGCTCCATCTTTAATTCTTTGGGCTAAATATGTAATTTCCATATCATTAAAATATCTTTGAATAATATCTGATGTTAAAATTACCAATTTATCACAGTAAGCTTTTTCAGATAGTTTGCTTAAACTCTTAAAATCCATTGTTAAAATGTAATAAGTGGCAATATAATCAATAACATCATAAAAGTTTTTGAATTCTTTTTCTTCTGATTTGTTTGAATTAGATGAAGTAGTATTTCCCATATATTATACTATCTTAAAAAAATATATGAAATTTAATATAAATAAAATTGAATTAGAAATATTTTATCTAATGAAAGATAATACAAAGATGAGCAAAGATAAAAGTCAAAAACGAAAGAACAATAATATAAATAAGACTGAACTATGGAATATATTTGATTCTGAAATAGAAAATCCAGATAAACAAAAGGTTCCATTAGAATGTATTTATGGTTCAGGAAATAGAGAAATTTGTGAAAGATGTGAAAATATTTTAGCATTTTCAGAAGAAGGATTTTTGACTTGCACAAATAATAAATGTGGCATAATTTATAAAGATTTAATAGACCAAAGTGCTGAATGGAGATATTATGGTGCTGATGACAATCAAAACTCTGATCCAACAAGATGTGGAATGCCAATAAATCCATTATTACAAGAGTCTTCATATGGTTGTAAAGTTTTATGCTGTGGACCAATGTCATATGAGATGAGAAAAATAAGACGTTATACAGAGTGGCAGTCAATGCCATATAAAGAAAAATCGCAATATGATGAGTTCCAAATTATTACAATTATGGCTCAAAATGCAGGAATTCCCAAAATGATTATTGATGATGCTATTGTTTATCATAAAAAAATTTCAGAATATGAACTAACATTTAGGGGTGATAATAGAGATGGAATTTTAGCTGCTTCTATCTACATTTCTTGTAGAGTGAATAATTATCCAAGAACAGCAAAAGAAATTGCATCAATATTTCGCTTAGATGTTACTAGTGCCACAAAAGGTTGTAAAAATGCTCTAGGAATTATTAATAATTTGGAGAAAGATATGGATAACAAAGAAAAAACAAATTTTGGAAAGACAAAGCCAGAAGCTTTCATTGAAAGATATTGCAGTAAACTTAATATAAATAATGAATTAACAAAATTATGCCAGTTTATTTCGATGAAAATAGAAAAAATGGATGTTATGCCTGAAAATACACCGCCGTCAATCGCAGCAGGAGTTGTATACTTTGTTTCACAAATGTGTAAATTAAATATAAGTAAAAGAGATGTTAAAAATGTAAGTGAAACTAGTGAAGTAACAATTAATAAATGCTATAAAAAATTAGAAAAAATTACAAAAGATGATAACATAATTCCCGCTTCAATTCTCAAAAAATATAGCGTCTAAAAAATAAATTTATCACTAGTTATATTTTAAATAGTTATAAATTTGGAATCAAAAAATATATTATTTTTATTTATTTTATTCTTTTAGTTTTATTATGTTTTTTATGTTTTCTTTTAATAGTATTTAATTTTTTATTGTTATTTTTTGTCTTCTTATTTTTATTTTTTGTCTTCTTATTTTTATTTTTTATATTTCTTTTAGATTTTTTATGTTTTAATCCTCCCTCATAATTTTTAGAAGATTCAGATGGATTAGGTTCAGACAGATTAGATTCAGACGGATTATTTTCACATTGACTATGTTCATATGGATTAGGTTCACATGGATTAGGTTGATTATTTTTTGGATTTGTATATTTACTAACAATATAGTTATTAGAACCAGAAACATATCCACCTAATGATTTTGTATTTACTTCAGTTTCAGCTCCATTACATAGTATAAAAATAAATCTTGATGCTGATGGACGGTCATTTGCAGCAAAGAATCTGGTTTGATTACCAGTTGTATTATTATACGATAAGATTTTTTCATCACAATGATAATTGTCACCTACATAACCTCCATATTTGCAAACACTATTTATTTCTTGATATAAATCACCTGTTCCTTTAATTAAAATTTTATTAAATACAACACCAAATATGTTTAAATTTGCATTTACACTTGTATCAATTATAAAATTTGAATAATTGAAATTAATTTCACTTTTCTCAGCACCTGTTTGAAAACTAGTTACTTTTTCTTCAGTTGCCATTGCATATAAATTTTCGAAAATTTCTTTCCCCTTAAATATCTGGTCTAAAACAGGTCTTTCTTGGACCTCTATGAATTGAATCATGTCTGTTAAGGTTGTGCGTAAAGAATCTTCTGCGCTTAATTGACTTCTACCATCATAATTAACTTTTACATCCACTTCAGATTTAATTGTTAATAATGGTAATTTTATATCTAGATTTGTTTTTGAAAAAATATTTCCATCATCATTTTTTACAATTTTTGAACTACCATTATAATACATATTTGAATCGGTGTTAATCAAATTAAAATTAATATCACCATATTCGAGAAGGCATTTTTTTTTAGAATCATTATATTTACATTGAGGCATAGCATCTAATATTGATGAATATGGACAAAAAATCTCTAAATCCAATTGTTTTGGAGAAAATTTTACTAAATTAGAAGCATTATTAATTACATATTTATCATTTACATCAATACATTCATATCTTTGTTGCGATTCATTTGTATATTCATATTTTTTAAAGAATTCTTTAATAAAATTTATCAAAAAACCATCGTAATCTATATTTTTATTTAGATTTAACACAGTTTGAAAAATAATATATTCTTTAATATAAGGCAAAATAAATTCATTATTTATTTTTATTGTTTCGCAAATTTCAGTTAACGCAGATTTTTGTACATCATTTATTTCATATCCTTTTTCATTAATTTCATTAATTATATTAAATTGGTTAGTTATTAAATCTATTTGTTCCTGACTTATATCCGTAATTATTGGTTTTTGTTTTTCATCAACACACCCGGTTAAATATAATGAACCTTTTATAATCATAAAAGCAAATGATTCTTTTACATCGTATGCAGGAGATTTTACTTTTAATGTAGAACCTACTAATTTAGCTCTTTCTTTTTTATCAATATCACTATACTTCTTCATTAATTTATTATATTGTGAATTTATTTCATCTTTAAGGCTAATTAATTTTGTTGCTTTATCAAATGATAATGGTAATAAAAAATTATCAAAACCTCCTGCTAAGGTATCTTGTTTATATTCTCTAATAATAGCTTTAAAATCTGACAAAATAGATACTTTAAATCTTTGGTAGTTTTTAATCTTATCATCTATATTTTGTTTATTATCTGACGAGACAATATTAACTATTTTTGATATAAATCCGTTTGGCGGTTCTTCCATTTCTTTCTTCTTTTCTGCCATTTTTTCTACAAAGGTAGTATTCTCTGAAATCTCCATTGGCTCATTGTTTGCAATATCCATTTGCTCATCATCATCATCACCGCCAATTTGATTATTATTTATTAAAAAATTATAAATTGTATATGAAAAATAATAGTCATCTGTTATAAAATCGTATAATAAGTTAAACATATTTGTATATGTTATATCTGGGTAGACATTTGAATTACCTGAATCTATTTCCATTGCATTATCATTTGTACTATCACTCAAATTGTCAAAATAATAATCAATAAATCTATCACGCAAAATTGAATACAATTTAGATTTTATTTCAGGAGTATTATCTGAATCATCAGACGATTTTAAATCATTAGGAATAAAAAAATCAAAAGATGAACTAATATTTAACTCTTCATTTGCATTGTTTACTTTATTATTATAAATCACATTTGCAACGACATAAAATAATTTAAATTGAATATCATTACCAATATCAGTGCAGAAGCTACTGAATTCTTCTTCATCATTAACTAAGTTGTATAGTGGAGTTATTTCACCAATTTTTTGTACCTTGGAAGGCTGGTCTTGATTAGATACTGAATCTAATTCTGAATCTTCACGAGTTCTTTTTTGTCCTGTTACTAATCTAAGATTAAGTATCTTTTGATTATCACTAGTATTTGTTGATGATGTAATAGTTTCAGTTTCAGAACCACCTGCTGTCATTGTAAATGATGATTTAAATTGATTAGCAAGAGATTTAACTTTATCCCATCTTTCCTTTCCTAAATTTCCATAAAAATCATGTATTACATCATGACCTAAAATATTTAATAATAAAAATTTTATATCATCTTTATTAAAATTAATTTTTTTTTGGCTTTCTTTATTCATCTTATATAATATAATAAAATATATTATATTATATTTTATATTTTATTATATTTGTGGTTTATTATATTTGTGGTTTATTATATTTGTGGTTTATTTTACAAAATAAAAGCTTTAGTGTTTATATTATGACAGATTTCACAGAAAAAATTCCAAAGCGTATTTTTATTGTGCCTTATAGAAATCGTGTTCAACATAAATTCTTTTTTAGCAAATATATGAATTTTATTTTAGAAGACAAAGACGATTATGAGATATATTTCTCTCATCAGTGCGATGCTAGAACATTTAACAGAGGAGCTATTAAGAATATTGGTTTTATTGCTGCTAGAAATAAATATCCAGAACATTATAAAGATATTACTTTTATTTTTAATGATGTAGACACTATTCCTTTTTATAAAATATTTGATTATGAAACAATACCTGGTGTAGTAAAGCATTATTATGGATTTAAATATGCTTTAGGAGGAATAGTTGTAATGAAGGGTGGAGATTTCGAGAGAACAAACGGATTTCCAGGATTTTGGGGATGGGGAATGGAAGATAATGTTTTACAAAAGCGTTGTGAGGCAATAGGATTAAAAATAGATAGAAGTGTATTTTACAACATTGGAAGTCCAGAAATGCTTCAATTATTTGATGGAATATCAAGAATTATATCAAAAAAGGATCCTTGGAGAGGAGAACACGATAATGGATTAGATGGTTTAAGAACTATATCACAGTTAAAATATAATTTGAGCGATAAATCAGATAATCCAAACGACAATATATTTACTGTAGATAACCCAAGAATAATGGTTATAAATATTTCGACATTTTTAACTCATATACCATTTGGTTCTGAAGAATATTATAATTATGATTTGAGAGAGCCAAAAAGAAAAATAATTAATCCAGATAAAATAAGAGAAACAAAAAAAACTGTTGTATCAACAACTGATTGGTCAAATATACCACATTATCCAACAACTTTAGAGAAAAAAGAAAATGTAGTAAAATATTTAATGTCAATGGGAAAACCAGTTCCTCAAAGTTTATTACAACAGATAGCAGATTGTAAAAGAAGTGAAATTGATAATGATGCCTTTAATAATTTTAATACAAATAATAAACAAGAGGAAGAGGAAGAGCCATTTTATCCTCCACAACCTCCATTACAACCTCCAGTACATCGTCAATTTATACAAAACAGTCATATCTCAAGAGTTCCAATACAACAGTTTCAAAGACAACCTCCACCAAATAAATTTTCACCTCAATATGCGTCTTATATTGGAGTTAAACCTAGAGCACAAGCAAGTGCCAGAATTGGAATGGGAGGTGCTTTTTAAATAAAAATTAATCAATTATTTAATCCAAACGTATACCATCTCAGTATAATCATTTTGGCGCTTTGATTTTTTAAGAGGGAATATTTCGTGAGCTTCTCCAAGCAATTTTTTTAAAACATTGTCGTAAACTTCTTTGCAAATATTAATTATATAATGTCCTCCAATTTGAAGACCATTATATGTCTTAGTGAATAATGGTTTGTAAAATTTTTCGTCCATCTCCTTTTTCGATTCGTATTTCACATTGTTGGCGTATTTTTCTAAGAAATAATAAGGTGGAGACGAGAATACGGTGTCATACGTCATTTTAGAATAATCAAACGTCACTGCATCGCAAAATTGCATATCAAAAAACGTCGCACTCTTTGTCTTCAAAAACGAAACCATGTTGTCGTAAGGTTCTTTTAATTCTGTGTTTATTTCCACACCATAAAACGCATCCAAATTTAAAGCAGCTGCAGCAACAGTTGAACCTCCCCATCCAGCACAAAAATTCAAAACCCTTTTTGCTTTATACTTTGTGTAAATTTCCATACAATTTAAGGGTCTCATTATGTTAATAGCGCTTATACATATATTATACACTTCTTTTAAAACAATGTATTCATTTTTGGTGTTATTTTTATTTTTTACATCTTTATAATATTTCAACATAGTTTGAATAAATTTCTTTTTTTTGAATTCTTCTATTTTTTCAATAAACTCAAAAAAATTTATATCATACTTTCCTTTTGTTTCAAGACGCTGAAGAAATGTAAAATAATCTACAACATTATTTCCTACTCTAGAACGAGGACCAACAGTATTAGAACTATTACCTATTTCTATAAGCTTTTTCATTTCTTGCTCAATATCACTAATATTAATATTTTTAATTTTACTTGATATGATTTCCTTTTCCTCTTTAGACAACATATACTTTTATTGAGAGAAAAAAATCAGTTTTATTTAAAATTAAATACTCATTTAAATAATATATTTACAGTAACTAATTTAAAATAATTTATTGAATATAAGTATGAATTCTATCTCTGATATTACACATGCATATTATATAAATTTAGATTCACGTACTGATAGAAAGGAACATGTTGAAGAACAAATGAGTCTTATAGGAATACAAGCAGAGAGATTTAAGGCTATTAAATTGCCAAATGGTGCTATTGGATGTAGTATGAGCCATCTTAAATTATTAGAAACAGCTAAGGCTAATAACTTGCCTCATATATTAATTGTTGAAGATGATATAAAGTTTTTAAACCCTGAATTATTTAAACATCAATTAAATACATTTTTATCTAATCATAAAGGATGGGATGTAGTATTACTTGGTGGAAATAATATTCCTCCATATAAAAAAATAGATGATACATGTGTAAAGATAACAAGTTGTCAAACTACAACAGGTTATTTGGTAAATGGTCATTATATTAGTATATTAATAAATAATTTTAGAAATGGAATTAATAAATTATTAGAATCTCCTCATTTACATATTATGTATGCAATCGATAAGTTTTGGTTTAGATTACAAAGAAGTCATAATTGGTTTTTAATTATTCCTTTGACTGTAACACAAAGAGAAGATTATAGTGATATTGAAAAAAGAACAACTGATTATACCCAAGTAATGACAGATTTAAACAAAGAATCATTTTTTATGGCACAAAAACAAGCTAATACAGATAGAAAATATAAAGCGGAATTAGGTAAGATTAAATTTTAAATTTTTCCTTCTTTTAATAATCTTGGGAAATCGGAAAGTTCTATATCTGTAAAAAACGCATTTGTTGCTAATGATAACATATTGGTTTTAAACCTATTATCTAAATAAAAACCTATAGCATAGTCTTCAAGAAATTCTTTTATTATATCTTCTCTCTTATTTATTAAATTTGAAATAGCACTTTTAGAGAGAAAATAAAATCTACCACTGCAGTATTTTGTTACATATAATGGTAAATGTTTTGGTAGCTCGGGATGTATTCTACTATATTCCGATAATTGAGGTTGATTTATATCAACAATATATCCTCCATAATGCTTTATAGGAAGCTTGTTTACAAGTAAATTTGTAAGTGTATTAAAAAATTGAGGTTTTACTAAAATTTGGTCATCGTCTGTTTTAAAAATATATTTAAAATTAAATGTCTCGAATACAGCTTCATATGCAGTTATTACTTTGTTTGGCAAAGAATTATAATCATCTGTATCTTTTACCCATAATATATTATTGTCATAGTCAAATCTGAATTTTGTTTCAAGCGAATCATCTCCAATTACATGATAGTAACACAAATAAGAAGGGATTTTTTTTAACCATGTCATTTTTTGAAACCTAGCTTTTTTTATATATTTCTTACAATTAATTATAAGCATTATAAAATCTTGTTCAATCATTATATAATAATTAATGTAATTTATTTATTATATTATTTAAAAAAATATAATAAATAATAAATTTAAATATATAAAGATTTTTATTATATTAATATATTAATGTATTCTCAATATCAAATACAAGTAAGTAATATGTTAGAAAATAAAAATTTAAATTTTAAAAGTGATAAAGCATATAATTCTATATTAGAACATGTTTCATATGAGCAAGGCAAAAGTTATATATCTTTAATAATAAGTATTATAAATGATGATTTTAAAGAAATTACGTTTGAAAATATAAATAATTTTTTACTAATGAATGATACTTATGGAAATCCTAAAAAGGAAAATTTTATGTACAATAATATGCAAATTTTCTGCAGCCCAACATCATTAAGGTATGTTTTACATTCATTACTTATTTTACAAAGTATAAAAAATAATAATAGTAAAAAAATAGTTGAAGTAGGTTGTGGATACGGAGGTTTATTTTTGGGAATAAATCATTTTTCAAAAATATTAAATATTGAAATTGATAAATATTACTTTATTGATTTGCCAGAAATTTGCGGTTTAATTAAAAATTATATTGAACTGCATAAAAATAATATTTATATCAACTACTCAATACATTCAGCTTATAATTATGGATTAGATATAAATGAAAATGATTTATTTTTTATTTCAAATTATTGTTTTACTGAAATTGATGAATTACATCGAAATAATTATATTAAACATTTATTTCCAAAAATATTAAATGGATTTATTATTTGGCAAACAATTTTTAATCTACCAATTAATAATGTAAATATTATTGGTAAAAATATAAAACATGTAGTTGAAGAATATCCTCAAACGGCAACAGTAAGTAAAAAAAATTATTATGTTTATTTTTAATATAAATATAAAATTATATTATAACAAATGGAGTTTACTTTTGGTATAATAACTTCTGGTGGATATGATAATTATATAGATGAGATTATTGAATCAATAGTTAAAAATAATATTCCAAACTATGAAATAATTATAGTAGGAAATACAAAAATAAAAGGAACAGATAAAATAAAAATTTTTTATTTTAATGAAAATATAAAGGCTGGTTGGATAACAAGAAAAAAAAATATAATTGTTTTAAATGCAAAATATGAAAATATTGTTTTATTACATGATTATGTTAAATTAGGAGATAATTGGTATGAAGGATTTTTAAAATTTGGAGATAATTACGATTGGTGTGTTACAAAAATAATAAATAGAAATGGGAAACGTTTTAGAGATTATACATTATTTCCATATGAAGTTGACTATTTAAATATTTTTTATTCACCTGGGAAAGATATTGATAGATATTTTGATAACTACTGTCTACTTCCTTATAATTTTGAAAATAATATTAAAACCAATAAATATATGTACATATCAGGCACATATTACGTAATAAAAAAAACTGTAGCTATTAATAATTTATTAAATGAAAAGTTAGTTCATGGCAGAGGTGAAGATGTTGAATATTCAAAAAGATTACATTCAAAAGGTTTCATAATTAAGTGCAATCAACATTCTAATGTTATATTCTTAAAACAAAAAGAATCAGTTCATTGGGAAAAAGAAATTCATCCATTTTATTTAAATAAATTTATTACTTATTGTGAAAATAATTAAATTGTATAAAAATTAAATAGCTTGTTAATAAATTCACTTGGAAACTTTTTATCAATTAACTCATCTTCATTTAATGTTCCAAACCAAATTGCTACAAAAAATGGAAAATAATATGAAGCATTTATAAAATCTTCTTCATATTCTTCCTTTGAATAATTTATTATTCCGTTTTTAATTAATGTTACATAGTAATATTCTTTAAATAAATTTTTATATATTTTCATTTTTTTTGAATCAAAACTTTCTATCATAAAGAACACTAGGTCTTGCACTCCTTTCCCTAATATTATATATTGCCAATCAATAAAAACAGGATCATATGTATCTCCATTTATCTTATAAAATATATTTGCCGATTTAACATCTCCGTGACAAAAAGTCAAGTTTTTATCACTTAATTTTTGTTGTATACTTGAAAAATTTTTAAAAATGTGTTCAGAAATTTGAAATTGTTCTTTTGTTAATAATGTTTGCCATTTTTCTTTAAATATGTGCCATTTTGATTTTATAAAATTATGCCAAAAAGGATTAAATAAACTATCATTATTTTTTTTCAATGATGAAAATTCTTTTATATTTTTTTCCCAAAACATTGAATGCATTTTAGATATTTTTTCTATTACCTTAAATGAGACATTTATGTCTTCATTATTTAAATTTAAATTAAGCCTATGGTCATCATCATGTATATTTTCAAGTAATACTCCAATATTTTTATTATTATCATCACAAATTAATCCATAAAATTTTGGTGTTTTAACAGGAACTAAATGTGAAATATTTTTATAAAAATAATACTCACGGTTATATAATTCTAAGTCGTTTGACATTTTTGTCAAAAAATTATCATTTTTATTTTCCATTTTTCCAACACATTTTATTATTTTATTTTCTGAATATATTTTTATATCAATTACATCTGATATAAATCCTCCTTTTAGCTTTGTATTATTTATTTCAATATTATCAATTGTAATATTAGTTATCGAGTTACTAATAAATTTTTTTATTGTATTGTTTTGGTAATAATTAAAATCTAATAAAGAATTTATATTAAATTCTAAAAAATTTTTCATTGTTATATTTGCGAAACATTTTAATAGCTCATTAGAATTATAAATAGTTTCAATTCCAACAACACATCTAGGTGAAACACTATACGCACTTAATAATCCTGTTTTTGAATCTTCAAATATTATTGTTTTTTCATTATTACAATTAAATTTATCAATTGCTTTTTTATAAGGGTCTGGAAATGGTTTTGGATTATTACACTCATTGCCTACAACAATAAATTCAAAATATTGTGTTAAATTAAAAAAAGATATTATATTTTCAGATACTTCTCGATTACAATTTGTTACAATTGCTAATTTATGACCATTTTTTTTTATTTGTTGAAGCATAGGTTCTACTCCATCTATTAGAGTAATTTCACTTAAATTGTTAATAAATAGTTCGTCCTTTTTTTTTGATATTTTATCTAGTGAAAATTTTTTATCCTTTAACAAATTTTTTAAAGCATTCTCATCATTATTACCAGATATATATGTTTTAAATAAATCTTCTGTAAGAGTATAACTATACTCTTCTAATAATTCTTTCCATACTTTAAAATATATATGTTCTGACAATACAAGAGTTCCATCCAAATCAAATAAGAAAATATATGTTCTATCTATATAATTTTTAACTTGTTTAGGAGTTCCAAGATTAAAAACATAATCTTTATTTAACTGAATTCCAATGAATAATTTATCTTCCTTTATCATTTTATCAATTATACATGAAGTGTAACATTCATTATTAAATGTAATATTATTTTCAATAACAAATTCTGCATAATTATTTAATTCATCAATATTTTTAAAGCAATATATACCTGTATTAGCTTTATCGCTTATCTTTACCTTTTCAACAATATTATTAATAAAATTATTATTATCAATATCTATATATGAATATATAGGATTTTCATCTTCATTTATAGTATAAAAAACTGCATTTTCTTCAATATTTCTATATAATGAAATAACATCTTCTGTATAAAATGTATCACAATCAAATAACATTGTTTTTTTATTAGTAGTTAAATTACGTATTTTTTTTAATCCTTCAAATATTGTTTCTGAAGCTCCTCTTGTTTGAAAATTAATTTTTATAAAATTTATGTATGGATATTTTTCAAGTATCACATTTTTAAATATATTATCGTCAATGTCATAATATATAATAAAAATTTTATCGTCATTTGTTATTTTTAAATTATCTAAAACATAATAAATCATCGGTTTACCTAGAATATTAATTAATGGTTTCTTTTCTTTATAACCTGCATTTATAAATCTTTCTCCTTTACCACCAATAGGAATAATAATATTCATTTTTAATATTATTAGTCATTATTTATTATTTTTAATTACAACGATTTTTTAATTATGAACATTATATCATCCCATCTATTTTTAACATGTCTTAAATCTTCGATTTGAATAAATTTTCTATATTCTTCAGGTGTATAACTTATTAAAATATTTACCCATTTAATGTCAGGAATATCTTCTATAACAAGAATACCATTATCATTTAAAAGAGGCAAATAATGATTAACAAAAAAAACCATACTATCTAAAGTATGAGGACCATCATCTATTAATATATCAAACTTAATGTCATTTTTAACAAATGTATTTTCAATAAATGTTGTATCATATGCATTAACAGATGTGATTAATTTAATTCTATCATTATTTTTAATAACATCATTTACATTTGAAATATCATGTATATCTAAACCATAAATAGTAGAATTTGGAAAATAATCATGCCATAATTTTATACTTCCTCCATTTTCCTTGTTTTGTTTTGGTTCGCCTATACCTATTTCAAGTATATTATTTTTATCATTTTTTTTTTGAGAAAATAATCTTTCATATGTGTTTATATAACTATGACAAGTATTTTTATCTGTTAAAGAATTATCAATTAAATCTACTAGTTTTGACATATTATAATTATATTTATAACTATTATTTTAAATTATAACTCATTAATAAATATTATTTGTATATTTGTATTTATTAAATCTAACTCTTTAATATAATTTCCAGCTCCACTAATAAATACACATATGTTTTCCTCTTTGCTTTTTAATAACTCGTTAAAAGATGAACATAATAAATTATATCCATAAATATACTTATCTATTTTATTTGGAGAGTTATCCAAAACACCCGATAACTTTTTATAATCTAACCCAAAAATAAAAAGAGGAATACTGTGTATTGACATTGGCCAAATATAATATTTTTTATTGGTGTTATTTTCAATATATTTATTTATTTTATTTGTTATTAATGAAATGTCATGAATATAACGTTTCACATCATTTTTTGTATTTAAGTTAATTAATTCATCATTATCTTTATTTTTTCTATCAGTTCTAATAAATTCAATAAAAAGAGAGAAATTTTCAAAATCAAATCTTCTATTTAATTTGAAACCATATTTTTCAAATAATTTGAATAAAAACGAATGTTCAATTAAAAAAGTATGTTCACAATTTAAGTTTATAAATATATTATTTTTAATACTATAATCAAAGTCAGGATGATTTAAATAAATATATTTAATTGAACTATCCTGTATTTTTTTTAGAATATCAATAGGATTATAAAAATGCTCAAACACATCAGACATAATAATTGTATCAGGATTAATATTGTTTAATTCTACATTTTCAAAATATTCATTTATAATATTTAAGTTTTCTTTATCACCTGTAAATGATGGTTCTATAATTGTATAATTTAATTCTTTATTTTTTTCTACTATTAAACTTGATAAAGTATTATGGCATGCTCCAACTTCTATAATATTTTTAATATCGTTATTTTTCATAATAAATTCACTAAATAATTTATGTTTTTTATGTTTTGTATCTCCAAAATTATCTAAATGGTTTACATCATACACAACTTGTAAATTTCCAATATATTTATTTTGAGCTGTATTACAGTTATTACATAGTAAAATATTATAAGGCATAAAATATGATTTTTTGATTTCTTTGTACATTCCCAATGATAAAGATGTTTTATAATCTTTTTCAATGCAAATATCAAAATTATTATTTCCGCAAAATATACATTTCTCTCTTTCTTCGTATATAAAATTTAACAATAATAACTTGTTTTTAATTTTATCTTTTATATCTTCGTTAATATTATCATAACAATTTCTTATTTCTTTAAATTCATCATAGCTAAAAATATAATGACATGTTATTAATATTAGTTCATCTTTTTGTGTTTTATAATCAAAATCGCTATTCACCCATTTTTTCCATTTTTCTGATTTTAAACATAATTCATATATTTTATTATAGTGTTCGCTGTTATTTTTTATATTTTCAAGAATAATACTAGATTCAATCATACCAAACTCAGGAGCAATATTTATACATTCCAAACCTAGTTCTTTTTTTTGTTTTATTATATTAATAGAAACCCAATCACCATTATGTTCTTTTGAAATAAAATTATATTTATTAACTAACTCAACCATATTTTTTAATTTATTTTTATCAAAATTACCACTATTTTTCCCATTACATAACCCATTTCCACATTGAACAACACAGTATTTTATTTTTTTATAAATTTTTTCTTCTAAAGCATTTCTTAGAGATGTAATGATTTTTTCAATTTCTTCTACTGTAAAAGGTCTAATTGCTTCTTCTGTTCCTATTTCATATTCAATATTAGGATTCAAATTATAGCAAAAATTTATCATATCGATAGTCCATTTAATACCATCTTCTAAATTCTGATATTTTTTCCAAGGGTCAATATGTATTAAATCAAAATATTTACAATCTTCTTTTAAAGAAACAAATCCATCATCATCATATAGTCCTTGTCCAGGTCCGCCATGGTCTCTTTCAATTTTAATTTTAGGATTTAAGTTTTTAACATATTCCGAAAATTCTTCAGTTGTCCAATTATTTACATAACCACCATTATGTTCTATTTGTCTTCTGCTTGGAATAAAAGTTATTTCTACATTTTCATATTCTAAAGAATAATTAATTATAGAATCTACTTGATTTTTAGACATAACACCAAAAAAATAATTCATAATATAATATATATTATATTTTTTATTATATATATTAACTATGTCTAAAACAGTTTTAATAACTACTAGTGGAATAGGAGAGAGACTTGGTTCGGTTACTAAATATACAAATAAATCTTTAGTAAAAGTTGGGGACAAATATGCTATATGTTACATTATAGATTTTTATGAAGAGCCTGATACAGAATTTATAATAACTTTAGGATATTATGGAAATTATGTTAAGGATTTTTTATTATTAGCATACCCTAATAAAAGATTTACATTTGTCGATATTGATTTATTTGTTGGACATGGTTCGAGCTTAGGTTATTCGATGCTTAAAGCAAAGGATTATTTAAAAAAACCATTTATTTTTCATTGTTGTGATTCTATAATATTAGATAAATTTATTTTTGAAGATAATAAAAACTGTCTATGTGTATATCATTATAAAAATAGCAATAATTACACAAATATAAAAGGTGAAAATAATATAGTTAATCAGATAAATAATAAAAATCATAAAGATTTTGACTATATTTATACAGGAGTATCATATATACATGATTATGTATTATTTTGGAATTATTTACAAGAATTATATGAAAAAGATAAAAATAATTCAAGTTTAAATGATGTAGATTCTATTTTGTTAATGTTAAAAAACGGTACATTATTTAATTATACTGTTCTAGAAAAATGGTATGATACAGGAAATTTAGATAGTTATGAAGTAATTAAAAATGAAATTACATGCAATTATAATGTTATAGAAAAAAATAATGAATCTTTATGTTTTTTAGATAATAGAGTTATAAAATTTGTAAATGATTCTGAAATAAATAAAAAGCGCGTCTTAAGAGGAGAATACTTATATCCATTATCTCCAAAAATATTAGGTTATTCTGATAATTTTATGTCAATGGAATTAATTGATGGTCAAATATTATCAGATTGTTATGAAAATAAAATTATTTATAATTTATTAAATTGGTGTAATACAAATTTATGGAATGAGAAAATATTAAACCCAAATTATATTGATTGTTGTAAAAGATTTTATATAACAAAAACACTTGATAGATTATCAAAGTTAAAATTTTTAGAAAATGAAAAGAATATAATAAATGGTTTAAAATGTGAAAATATTGTTAAATTTATAAAAGAATTACCAGAAAATATGTTAGTAAATGACACATTTACTAAATTTCATGGTGATTTTATTCTTGATAATATAATTAAAACATCAGATTCATTTAAGTTAATTGATTGGAGACACGAATTTGATACAGAACTATACTATGGTGATATATATTATGAACTAGCTAAATTAAGACATAATATAATATTTAACCATTCGAATATTTTAAATAACCTTTTTGAAATTGAATATAAAAATGATGAAGTAATCGTAGATTTAAAATGTAATTATTTTTTAATTCAACAGTTAAATGATTTTGAAAAATTTGTAAATGAAAATAATTATGATATTAATAAAATTAAAATAATAACTTCAATAATATGGTTAAATATGTCACCTTTGTATGATGGTAAATTAAGTGAATTTTTATTTTATTTTGGAAAATATAATTTATTTATGCTGTTTTAAAAGTTTAATAAAATAAAAAATTTAAAATATTATATTATTTTATTTTATTATGTCAAAAATTTCTATTTTAGTTTATACTCATTCAGAATATTCATTTATGTGGAAGCCTATGTGTGAACTTCTTAAAAAATATGTTAAAAATATAGATATTCATTGGCTTTTTGAGAAAAGTGCTGATAATGAATTAGTAAATTTATATCTACCTTTAGAGTGGTATAAACATACTTATAATGAAAATATGATATGGACAAAAAGAGTTCTTAAAGCATTAAATGAAATAAATGATGACTATATATTATTTCTTCATGAAGATTGGTTACCAATAAATGATATTAAATTAGATGTTTTAAATAAAATGATAACTTTTATGAAAAACCAAAAATGTGGCTTTTTGTTAAGTTATTCACATATAAGCAGAACATCTACTCAAGAAGGTATATTTACAGGCATTAAAGATTATTTTTATTATTCTGAAGATAATCATATATTTCAACCAGCTATATGGAATAAAAATGTTTTTATTGAATTTTGTAGTGTTTTAAATAAATCAAAAAATCAAAATGAAGATAGAGAATGTTTAGATTTTATGAAAAGTAAAAATTGTTGGTCTGTTCAAAATCGAGAAACAGTAACTACATTTAGAACAACTAATTCTTTGTTATTTCCACATATGCATGCTTTAAGTGAAGGGTTATGGAACTTTAAAAAATACCCAACATTAAAAGTTTTTTTAGAATCGTTTGGTGTTGATACAAATACAAGAGGAACACATACGTGGTGGGAACTAGACACACAATAATTAAATTCTATTATAATTATCTTTTAAACGAATTACGTCCCATAACTCATTAGTTGAACATTCTATATATAATGAATCTTCTACTGCCTCCATACGATGTATTGTGTATGGTTTAATTGTAATAGTATCACCATAATTATATTCAACGCATTCAAGATTTTCTAATTTATCTCCTATATATATATTTAATTTACCAGATAAAACAACTATAGTTTCAGTTTTTAATTCGTGATATTGTATACTACAAGCATTTCCCTTTTTCATAAATAATTTTTTTACAACATATTTATCATTACATTCAATTAATTCTTCAAACCCCCAAGGCTTTTCTATTTTACCAAATAATAAACTATCTTTTATAGTAACATTTTTTGAAGATAAATCAATATTTTCCATCCCTTTATTTCTAACTAAATTAATAGCAAATGCACTATTTTCTGGAGAGTTAGGTTTTTTATCATTTATTAGTACTCTTGAACCATTAGGTAAGTTCATTATTAAATTATCATAAACAACACCATGATGTAGAAGTTGTTTTTCTGTTATATCTCGAAGGCATTCTTTTCTTCCTGTTGTAAGAATAATCTTATAATTAAGTTTTTCCCATTCTTTTATATTCCTTATAACATCATTTAACACTTCTGGAGTTTCTGAATAATTTAAAAATATATCAGATTTATGTTTTAAAATTGTACCATCTATATCACAAAAAATAGTTTTTGGTGAACTCATATATTGTAATTAATACGTAATATATTTATATTATTATTTATTTAAATATATTATAAATGTCTGAAATTTTTAATTATATAAGCTACAATGATATTATTCATGTTGATAATTATAATAATTCTCCTTTATTTTATGCCTTTTCTGAAGTTAAATTTAGAACACATATTTCATCACATATGAATTTTTTTACTCCAATTGGATTACATAATAATAAAATTATTAGTTTAACAAATAAACAATTTTCTTTTTTAGTTCAAAAATATATACATTTTTTAGGTAATGAATACGCTAGAGAATTAAAAAATACTTATGATAAAATAAATTCAACTCCATCTAATGATATATTAACAATAAATGAAGATGTTTTTCAATTTTTTGATTATGAGTCTATAAATGGAACAGGACATTCTTATGATTTAATGTTTTATCTTTTATATTTTTATAAAACTAATAATTTAACATCAAAGCTACTTGTTGTTGAATCAAATAATAAGTATTATAATTCAACATTGGGATTAATTGAAAAATACTTTGGAGTAGAGTTTATATATATAAAACCTTATAAGACATATTTATTTAAAAAATTTTATTGTACAAGAAGTTATCAGAATATATTTTTTAATGAAGTTAAAAATTTTATAAATATAAATTTAATACAACCAATAATTAATAAATTTGAAGGAATGAATGAAAAATATTATGATAATATTATTAAAATTAAATATAAAAATAATAATTCAATCGATAGATTAAATACAACTTATGAAAAAACAAACTTATTTAATAAATTTTGTTTTGAAAAAAAAATATTTGATTTAAATGATATTGATGATAATGAAGAATTAAAAATATTCTTAATTAATAAAGCCAAAAAAATAATAATAGCTTGGGGAAGTAATTATTATATTAATATTAATTATTATTTATGCAATACTCAAGACAAATTTATTTCTATAATATTTCATAATAATATAATAGATGAATCTATTTTTATAAGTAAAATTAATGATAATACATTTAAACAGAATATGCCTAGTAATTATTGTTCTAATATTACAAATCAAGTTTATAATAACTTTATTTTTAAAGGTGAAAAACTAGAAAATATATCAAATATAGATGATTTTATATTAAGAACTACAGTATAATATTGAAGGGTATCTATGCAAATGTCTTTCATATACATTTATACCACAATCCCACATTGAAAGGTGTTTTTTATTTCTATTATAACAAACCCAAAATTCTTGATTATGTCTGGCTGAATTTAAAGGATTTGGATATCTATTTAAATTGTTAAAACTTATAGGATTTGGTAAAGAAATTATATTATTAGCTGTTGACCACCAAAAATTACCAGAGTAATGTAAAGTTGGGTTGTTTCTTAAATCAACGCCACAAGTATCGCATTCTAATAAATTATTTATACATTTTTCCCATTTTTCTACAAGGAAATATAACATATATTCAATCTGGTCTTCTATAGAATAATTAATTTCTTTTCCTACATTTTTTGTGTGTAAGTATAAAACATTATTTTTCTGATTTTGAATACAAAAATTATATAAAAAATTTAATGTAGGTAGTTCATAATCAGATAAATTATTTGATAATTTAATAAGTTTTATGTTATTATTGTAATTATAATTTGTTATATCAGCTTCTTTTATAGGGAGTTCATTATCACCTACAAAACATATAAATATTGAATCTATAAAATTTATTAGATTACTATTTTTAATAATATTTAAATATTGTAATATTCTTTCTTTACACTTTTCCAAAATAGCAGCGTGAATAATTATAATATTTTTATTCATGATACTATTCTATAATAATAAATATTTAAATATTTAATTATTTAATTATTTAATTATTTAAAATATGTAAATTGTTATTATATAAGCTTAAAAACTTTTAATTTAATTATAATTATGGAATTGCTAGTTTTTTATTTAACTGATAACAGAAGACATTTTACTTTTCCACATTTCATTGAAATGTTAAATAAGTCTGAAAAAAAAAATAATTGGAAGCTTTTAATACTTACTCATACTAATGACACTCAATTTTATATTGAACAATTACAAAAAAGCGTTATTTGTTATGATATCAAAAATGTTCCAGAAAACAATAATTACTTAGTTAAAGTTAATTATGCTTGTGAATATGCCGAAAAATCATCTATACCATATGTTATGAAATGTGATAATGATATTTTTCTAAAAGCTCAAACATTAGATTATATGATTGATAATTTAAATTTACTTGAAAATAATAAACATTTAACAATTGGTCCTGTTTTAACATCTGGAATACCTGGAATTGAATATTTTAAGGACGAATTTTTAGATGAATCTGCACAAAGACACATTGAACAATTATTTTTAAAAACACAATTTTACAACAGAGATGGCGCTTCTTATGAGTTTTTAAATAATAATACATTACGTTCAAATGAATGGAAAAAAGATAATTTTTTTAATAATGTAAAATCTATGAATCATCATTACAAAGGAATACATCCTATAAGAATAAATGAAGAATCATTACAGTTTTTAAATTCATATATAATTAATAATAAAGAAAGATTTATGGAAAACTATGATTTAAGTATTATTGATAATGATAATTCTCCTTATTTATGCAATAGTATTTTCTGTATTAAGACAGATAATTATAAAAAAATTTTACAAGACAACTCATTATATGTTGATGGATTTGAAGAAGTTCCGTTAAATAAATATGCTTGGTTAAATAATATGAACCATTTGTTTGTTAAAAATGGCTTTGCTATTCATATGTATTACAATTGGAAATCAAATCATATATTATATGAAGAAGATTTTTGTAAAATTTTTTTTAAATAAAAAAAAATAAATTTAAAATATTCATTTTTTAAATTTAATATAACAATGGTATAATATTTCCATATCCATCAGCTATCTTACAAAATAATTGAGGATATAAACAAAAAATACGTGTTAATATTACTTGTTCGGTATATATCCATTTTTTTTTAGGAAGTAACTCATCTACAAATTGTTGATATAAATCAACAAAATTATTAATAAAATCTTTATGCATTATAAAAACACCAGCTGATACATAATGATAATACATATTATCACTTACAAACATTTTATTGTAAAAATCAGTTGATGATGTAAATATAAATTTATCTTTTGGTAAACTCATTAATTTATTTATATTTGGAAATGGTTTTTGTGGTGGATTTTCATCTCTAAAAATACAAATTCCAGAATCAATCCAAGCAAAAAATTCAGTATTAAAGATATTAAGTCCCGATGCTTTTTTTACTAAAAATAATTTTTCATTCCAAATTAAATTTAATTGTTTTGAAGGACAATGTTTATCATGCGTTTCAATACAATCAATATATTTATATGTATAAAAATCAGAAATTTCACAATTAATATAATGTGTTGGCAATGAGTTTCTGTGTTTTTTTACAATATTAATACTTTCTTCATTTCCAAAAAATATATAAGGACAATTTATTTTTAATGTTTTACTAAACCAATTATCAAATTTATTATCGTGTTTATTTACTACTTTCCAAAATCCAGAAACAATTGTTAAATTATTATTCATTTATTAACAAATAATAATTTATTTATTTATATTGTATTTATTTTAAATAGTATAAATACAAATATAATATACTATATTAAATGATTAGTGTAGTAATTCCTATATATAATGGTATTGAATTTATTGACGAATCTGTTTCATCTGTTTTAAACCAAACATATGATAAATGGGAGCTATTAATTGGTGTAAATGGTCATCCACAAGATTCAGAAGTATATAAAAAAGCAAAGCAATATGAAAATGAGAAAATAAGAGTTTTCGACTTTTATAATATAAAAGGTAAATCAAATACTTTAAATTTTATGATGCAATTTTGTAATTTTAATTATGTAGCAATTCTTGATGTTGATGATATATGGCATCCACAAAAATTAGAATTACAATCACAAGCGCTTAATGACTTTGATGTTGTTGGTAGTCAATGTGTATATTTTGGAGAAAGATTAAATGGAATAAAACCAAATATACCTTTTGGTAATATTTCAAATATTGATTTTTCTCTCGTTAATCCACTTATTAATTCAAGTTGTATTATTAAAAAAGAGCTTTGTTATTGGAATGGCAGTTGGGATGGAGTAGAAGACTATGATATTTGGTTAAGATTAAGAAAACAGAACAAGAAATTTTATAATTTTAAGGAAATACTTGTTAAACATAGAATTCATAATCAGTCAGCATTTAATTCAAAAGGAAATGATAATAAAGTAGATAAGTTATTATCTAGTCATGGATTCAAAAATCGCACAGAAAATAATATTGATTCAACCAAAATGCATATGCCTAATCAAATGAATAAAATAAATATGAAATTAATTTAAACTTGTATTTTTACCCAATTTGGTGGACATAAATCTTTTGTATCATTATTTGCTAGAGCACCAAACCAAACAGACGGATAACACACAATTTTGTCAACATGTGAATTTAAATAAGCAGACCACCAACTAAAAGAACTGTTTGCAATTATGTTATGATGACAACAACTCATTAAAATCATTTGTTGCCAATCTTGAAGACTATTTAAACCTCTTTTAAAGGTATATATTAGAAATTTATCAGATAGTTTATTTATTGTAACTAAAACTTCATCTATATCATCATCTTCACAAAAATAAAGTATATTAAACTCTTTATCTGGGTTTGAATTTTTAATGTGCAATAAAGCTCTTTCGTAAAAATCATAAGTAGCTAGTGGATGAACATCTGGAAATTTTTTATAGTCACCGATTCTAAAATGCATACTAACGGTATTTTCTAAATCCAGATATTCTGGAGAACTAAAATTGAGGTTATTTAATAAATCATTTTTCATTTTATCGATATTTAATAATCTGTAAATAATTGCATAATTTTCTTGAAAATACTTATAACTTTGAAAATAACCATTAATCATAATATTTTTATTTACCATTTCAATAACAGATAATGGTTTATATGTAAATCCATTCTCTTTAATAACCTGAACTGGAGGAAATTCTGTTACCAAAAATGGTTTTAAATTTACAAAAAAAGTTTCCCAAAATGTATATCTAAGTGTTGTAGCTCCACCACCTAGCGTGTGTAATTTTGGAAACTTAAATTGGTTTCTGCTTTTTATTGCATAAGATATAGTAGCAAATATTTGAAATATTTGGTTTCCCAAACCACCCATTAGATTGCAAGTAATCATATTTATTTTATTTAACAAATTGTTTTTAAATAAAAATGATTTTATTATATTATTAAAATAATAATGTAATAAAATACTCACAATGTTTACTTCAAAGTATAGACCAAATAAGATTGAAAATTTTATTGGAAACAAAAATATTATCCAACCTTTTATTGAATGGTTATTAGAGTGGGAACCAAATGAAAAAAAAACAAAGTGTGCATTAGTTTCTGGAGTTAATGGAGTTGGTAAGTCATTGCTAGTTGAGCTTTTGCTTTACAAACACGATTATAACATTATAAATTTATCAATTGATGATGATAGAGATAAAGAAACTATAGTGCAAACCATTAAACCAATATTAAAAACAAAAAAAACATTTGATGGACAAGAGAATGTATTAGTTGTAAGCGATATTGACAGCAGTGGTGGAGATTATGGTTTTATTTCTACTCTTGTTGAATGCATAAAGGAAACACAAATTCCAATCATTTGTATTTGTGATGATAGGTACAACCAAAATATCAAACCAATATTGAATTATTGTATAGATTTTAAGCTTATAAAACCTAGTTATGATGAGGTTTATAGATTAGTTTATAATGTTGTAACAAATGAAAATATAAAAATTAGTAAACAAGGAGTGGATAAATTATATCAACAATCAAATGGAGACATTCGTTTTATATTAAACAGTTTGCAATTAGGTTTAAAAAAGGGAGATACAAGTAAAAATATTCAAAGCTTAAATATATTTGATACTACAGGAAAGTTATTCTCTATGGAAACAAGTATTGATGATAAAGTTAAATATTATTGGATGGCACACGATATTCATACATTAATGATTCAAGAGAATTATATTAATAATACGTTGACTACAAAGGATGATGTTAAACGTTTGGAAAATATATCTTATTCTGCGGATTCATTATCAGATGCAGATTTATTTGATGCTGTGTTTGACTTTGAATTATCAACACATGTTGCTTTAAATACAATAAAAGCTACATCAAAATGTAATAAAAAAGTGATGGTTAAATTTCCACAGTTTCTTGGAAGAATTTCAACAATGAATAAAAATAAGAGAGATAAATTAGATTATGAGATAATAAATTTATTTGGAGAGAAACCAAAAACAAGAGAAACTAAAACAAAGGAAAAGAAAGAACCAACTGTAAAAGAAGCAAAAGTTAAAAAAGAACCCAAAGTTAAAAAAGAACCCAAAGTTAAAAAAGAACCCAAAGTTAAAAAAGAACCAACTATAAAAGAAGCAAAAGAAAAGAAAGAACCAAAGGAAAAGAAAAATAAAGAAACTAAAGAAAAATAAATAATAAAATCTAAATAATTATATATAATGTCAAAAGACCCATATTTTTTCCCTTTTGAAATTATTGATAAGAATAGTTTAATCCCAGGTGATAATTATTATATCAAATTAAATGATAATATTATTAGAAAATCTGTTGATAAACGCCAAAATATTCCAGTATCAAACTTAAAAGGAACTTTTGTTCGTTTACATAAAGAACCTAACAGAATAGTTGAACCTAGAGAATATGCTGTATTTAAAAATGTATTTATAATGAATAAAATTTATAAACAAGGTTTATGTAGATTTATGTTAGTTAGATATCCTGAAGGTTTTCTTGCAGCTGCTGATGGATGTGATACATTTAGTGACCAATCTCAAAATAGAATTGTTAATACTGAGAGAGAAGTATTTTTAGATGTTAATTATTGGAAATTTGGTAAGCCAACTGAACAGAAGTTATTAGCAGAAAGAGCTATGAATTCATTAAATTTGCCTCAAACTATGACTGGTGAAATTAGTCAATTTAGAGGTACACAAAAACCATTAGGTGGAAGAAAGTCTAGAAAAAATAGAAAATCTAGAAAGAACAGACGTTCTAAAAAATCAAAAACAAAAAGACGTCGTTAAAATAATATATTTTAAATACATACTTAAAGAGAAATACATACTTAAAGAGAAATACATACTTAAAGAGAAATACATACTTAAAGAGAAATACTACATAATGTAAGGAATTTGTAAAAATAATGCTTCAAAAAGTTCCCTTCATATGAAGAGAAACATCGACAAAAATGACGGGAAAGTTTTTTCTAATTTTGAAATTGGACAAAAATAAATGTCCAAAAATGAAATATACAAATACTTTATGCCAAAAATGTGTTTTCGCTGCATAATTGAAATTTATGGTCTGATGACAGAAAAAATAATTTTTATTTTATTACGATAAAAATTTTTTAAAACTTTGAAACTATATTAAAAACTTATTATATACTTATTATATATGGAAGTAAATGGAAGTGAAATTAAGCAAAAAACTAGCAAAAAATATGTTTGTAAAATTTGTGACTATATTACAGATAAAAAAAGTAATATGGATAATCATTTTAACACACCAAAACATATAAATAACAATGATGGAAATATAAATAAGCAAATTTTAAGCAAAAAATATAGCTGTCAAATTTGCAACTACAATACGGATAGAAAAAGTAATATAGAAAATCATTTAAATAGCCTTAAACATATACAGGAAATAAATGGAAATATAAATAAGCAAATTTTAAGCAATAATTTTGAATGTGAAATTTGTAATAAAATATATCAAACATCAGGAGGATTATGGAAACATAAACAAAAATGTAAAATAAAGGAACAAGTAAATATAACTAATAAAGATGAACTAATTATGATTTTAATAAAACAAAATGCAGAACTTATAAAAGAACAAACAAGTATTAAACAAATGATTATTGACCAACAAAATGCTGTATTAGAAATTGCAAAAAATGGAACTCATAATACTATTAATAATAATAATTCTCATAACAAAACATTTAATCTACAATTATTTTTAAATGAGACATGTAAAGATGCGATGAATATTATGGATTTTGTGGACTCAATTAAATTACAACTTTCAGATTTAGAGAGAGTCGGTGAAATAGGATATGTAGAGGGAATATCAAATATAATTACTTCAAATTTAAATGCTTTAGATGTGACACAAAGACCAATCCATTGTGCTGATAAAAAAAGAGAAGTTTTATATATAAAAGATGAAAATAAATGGGAAAAAGAAGATGATGATAAAAAGAAGATACGAAAAGCAATAAAAAGAGTTGTATCTAAAAACCAAAGATTATTACCAAAATTTAAAGAAGCTCATCCAGATTGTAACAGATCATCGTCAAAGTTTTCAGATCAATATAACAAAATAATAGTTGAATCAATGGGAGGTTCAGGAGATAATGATTCTGAGAAAGAGGATAAAATAATTAAAAATATAACTAAAGTCACAACTATTGAAAAAACTTAAAAATCGTTATTCTATAATATCTTATACTGTCTTATAACATATTATGTTTTATTATAGTCAATTTTATTTTTAAAAATCATCAGACAAAATGAATACATCATCAGATATAGTTTTATTTGCCAAAGCATAAGAATCATTACGTTTCTCAAAAAAATTGGTTTTCCCTTCCAAACTAATGAGCTCCATGAAGTCAAAAGGGTTAGAAACATTATAAATCTTCTTGTATCCAAGTTGAACAACTAATCTATCTGCAACAAATTTTATATACTGCGTCATTAAATCAGAATTCATACCAATTAATTTACATGGTAAAGCCTCACAAATGAATTCAATTTCAATTTCGACAGCCTCTTTAATAATTTCATGAATGCGAGCTTTATCAATTTTCTTTACAAGCTTTGAATATAAAAGCATAGCAAATTCGCAGTGAAGAGCTTCATCTCTAGAAATCAATTCATTACTGAATGTGAGACCAGGCATTAAACCACGTTTCTTTAACCAGTATATGCTACAAAATGCACCACTAAAGAAAATACCCTCTACACACGCGAAGGCAACTAATCTGGTCGCAAAACTACTACGATTATCATGAATCCATTTTTGTGCCCAATCAGACTTCTTTTTTATACAAGGAAAGTGTGTAATAGCATTAAAGAGTTTCGACTTCTCTTCTTTGTCTTTAATATATGTTTCTATTAAATTACTATATGTATGACTATGAATATTTTCCATCGCAATTTGAAAACCATAAAATGCTCTGGCTTCAGAAACTTGAACCTCAGTCATAAATCGTGAAGCGAGGTTTTCCAATACAATTCCATCACTAGCTGCAAAAAAAGCTAAAATCATAGAAATAAAATATTTTTCGTCTACATTTAAGCTTTCCCAACTTACAAAATCCTTAGATAAATCAATTTCTTCAGGTCTCCAAAAACATTCAACTTGTTTTTGATACATATCCCATATGTCTTGATATTTAATTGGAAACATAACAAATCTATTATCATCTGGTGCTAGTAAAGGTTCTGTTTGAATTTTCGACATCCTAAATAATATATTACGAAGATTTTAATATTATTTTTTATATAATATTAAAATAATTAGTTATTTTAAGAATGGAAATTATCCCTGTTAATGCTCATTTAATTAAGAGTGATGAACAATTATTACATATAGAAGCTTTAATTGACTCAAAAAGAAGAATGCTTCTCGATAAACAAAAAAAACTTAGATTTATATCAAAGCAGAATCGTTTTTTAGATGCAGTAAAAAATGACTATGTTACTTATTATAATTATATTTCTCAGCAAAAACAAGAACAAATTTCAGCACTCGAATTATTAAATAATTATATACATGATTTGTCTTCTTCGGGCAAATTAAGTAAACATAACATTGAAGATGCAAAATTTGAACAAAGCAAAATACTTCATGAAGTTAAGTCTATTAAAAAAGGTTTAGACAATATAATTAATAATACAAATTATATTAATTCTGAATTAGAAGAAAAGAATATTTTACATTAAATAATGCTTTATATTAAATTTAATATAAATTAAATATATAGTTATGACACAAAATCAACAATTCTTACAAGATTTTCAAACTAGCATGAATAAACTTAATGGAATGAACCAGGTAATTCAAAATAGTCTCCAGCAAAAAAAAGATTTTAGTGATAAATTAATTGCTAAGTTAAAAGAAATTAATGACAAGATTACAAATTTAGCAGGAGAAATTAATAAACTCAAAACCAGCCTTGATGGTTTAAATGGACAAGTCAAATCAAATACTGATTCTGTAAGTGACAAAGATAAACAAATTGCTTCTTTAACACAACGAGTTACTTCATTGGAAGCTGAAAAACAACAGATTGCACAACAATTAACTGATTTTCAAAAGCAATCAAATGATAACAAAAATGCATTGCAACAAAAAATTGATTCTGATGAATCACAAATTCGTAAATTAACTGAAGATAATACTGCTCTTAAAAATCAATCGGATGCTTTAACTGCTGAGCTAGCAAATAAAGGTGACAATCAAAATCAACATGCTGAACAGATTAAACAACAAACTGACAATTTTCAAAAACAATTAGCATCTCAAGAGCAAGCAAACCAAACTCAAATTAATGAATTAATGGCTAAAATTAAAGATTGTGATGACAAAATGTTAGAATTACAAACACAATTAAAAAATAAAACAGATGAAGCTGCTACTCATGCCCAGACTATAACTGATACACAAAATACAGGAGCAAATCAAATTACTCAATTAAATGAACAAATTTCACAGCTTAAAAGTCAAAATGAAGATTTAATTAAAAGAATTATTTCAGCAACAGAAGCTATTAATCTAGCTACAGATAATTTAGAAAAATTAGCTAATTCAGTTCCTAATCAACAATCTGAACAGTACATTAGCAAATTATTTTTAGAAATTGAACAATCTATTCAAAATATTAGCAATATAATTCAGGGAAAAAATTCACAACCTATCACTCAAATTAATCCTGATGAATTAATTTCTATTATGCCACAAGGGGAAACAACTCCTGTGCAAGTTTCATTTAAAGACATTGTTATAGGAGTTCAAAGAAAGGCTGGACAAGGAGGAAATGTTCAAAAATATAAAGATGCACTAATACAATTAAGACAAGCAAAAACAATACAAGATGTAATTCCAATCCTAAGTCGTAATAATATTGCATATAAAAATGGAGCAATTATGGGTGGTAATAAAACAAAAAAAATAAGAAAACAAAAAGGAGGATTTATATACAGAAATAATACAAAGAGAAGAAGTATTTCATCATCTTCATCTAGAAGAACAACTTCTTCAAGAAAGAGCAATTAAAATTATTTAATAAGCATTCCTTTTACACTTGGATAAATTCTACAACTTTCAGGCCATTTTCCAGTAATTTCCCTTTGTCTTAAAGAATTTGGATGACATCTTATTTTTATTATATGTTCTCTCTTTTTTAAAATATTTCTCCAAGAACGCTGTATTATTTTAATCCAAAATGTTTTTTTAATAGCAATGCAATGACCTGTGTCTAAATAAATACATTCTATTATTTCTGGTTTAATATAGTTTTCATTTCTTATAATTTCACTATAATTTCTAAAAATATCATGACTTTTATTTGACAAATTTAGATATTCTAAATTCATTAATTCTATTGTTTCTTTTATATGTTCTACATTTAAATTTTTATATCTAAAGAAAACTAAATAATGATACAATACTTCTGAATTTACATTTCCATGTACAGTTTTGTTATATAATTCGCATAGTGATATATTAAACCGAGTTAAACTTTCTTCTTCTGTGTCATAAATTATATTACTAATGTCTACATCATAATCGCTTTCATTATCTGAATCAGTATATTCTGAATCTGTCATTATATTATCATATTTATTATTATAAATTACATAATTTATTCAATTTTTTTTAAATAATATATATATAATGAAACTAAACTCAACTGTATCGAAAATCCTTACAAACAAGTGGGTATTAAATATTGTTGCTTTTCTTGCTTTTTTAAATGTAATTGGATACGCTGTTATGGGAAACTTGAATAATGCCGCTTTTTTTATAGTATTAGCTGTTCTAGTTAGATACTTTAGTAAAAATATGATTATTGTTTTAGGTGTTCCTCTTATTTTAGTAAACTTATTTAATTTTAAAAATGGTTCGTACCAATTTGAGGGTATGGAAAATAACACAGATGGTACGTCCGACAAATCTTCACAAAAAAATATTTTAAATAAAGCGCTTGAAGATAAGAAGAAGAAAGATTCACCTATAATTGTTCCTACTGACTCACACAATGATGGAGGAGTTGTTTCTTCAAATGTTGCTGATGAAAAATCTGGTTTTGAAGTTGGACGTCGTAAAAATGGTGGTTCTAAAATCGATTATGCTACAACTATTGAAGATGCATATGATCAATTAAATCAAATTCTAGGAAGCGATGGTGTTAAAAGTTTAACTGATGATACGCAAAAATTAATGCAACAACAAATGGAACTTGCTAAATCAATGGAGGCAATGACACCTCTTATTAAAGGCATTATGCCTATGGCAGAAAAAGCTCAAGAAATGATGAAAGGTATGGATAATGGAAGCGGAGGATTAGGAAATATTATGGAAATTGCTAAAAAAATGTCTAGCGGTTTAGGAGGTGTTCCCAAAGCTTAAAACAACTTTCATAATATTTTATTAGTATTTTATATTATAATAATATAATATGAAAAAGTGTCCTCCTGGAGTTATATGTGTTGAAAATTATTCAATGTTTTTTATTATAATTTGTATTCTAGTTATTATTTATTTAATTTACAACAGCGTGAATACTCAAAATATTACTGTCAACAATAAACCATCTGAAAAAATTATTATTAAAGACACTCAAAGAGAGAATGGTGGATGGTTTGGGGGTTTAATTCCTAGTTGGCCTTATACTAATTTGCCAAGTGACCCATTATTAAATCCTTATGCTCCACCTTTAAGAGATGAGCGTTATTTTATTCCTGGATTTAATGGCGTCCCGATGGGTGCAGTTCCTATTAATGTTTCTACTAATATAGGTGCTGTTGATACTTCATATAGACAACTTGGAATATTAACACCATCAAATGGTTCAAGTAAAGATAATATAATACCTTTAATGGGACGTCCTCTTTTTACAAATAGAGACAAGTGGCAATATTATTCTACAAGCAATCAGCATAATAATGTAAAATTGCCTGTATCACGCTCTGGAAAAAGTTGTACAAATGAGTATGGTTGTGATAAATTGTATAATGCAGATACTGTTTATATTGAAGGTTCTAATGAGGTATATAGAGTTACGATATATGATAATGATACTATTAAGTATTTACCTTTTGTTTAAATAATATAAAATATATAATTTATAATTTATATTATTAAGCTAAGTGTCTTGTTTTATTTTTATTTGTTTTTATTTTAAATCTACGCGTTCTGCGTTTTTTTCCTCCAGATGTTGCCATTGTTTCTGCAACTTTATTTATAGAATTAAATCCATTTTGTTGACCATCACTGGATTGACTTGAAATATTTTGGGATACTTTTTGAGCAACTTTATCTGTAATATATTCTACTACAGTATCAAGTGCGTGTGTAAGTTCCTGTTTATCTGGTGTTTCTCCAGTTGGTTGCTCAACTGGTTCTTTAACTGGTTGCTCAATTGGTTCTTCAATTGGTTGCTCAATTGGTTGCTCAACTGGTTGCTCAGTAGTTTCTTCAATTTCAGTAACAGGTTCTTCTTCAGTTTCAGTAACAGGTTTTTCTTCTTCAGTTTCAGTAACAGGTTTTTCTTCAGTTTCTTCAACTGGTTGTTCAGTAGTTTCTTCAATTGGTTGCTCAGTAGTTTCTTCAACAGGTTGCTCAGTAGTTTCTTCAATTGGTTGCTCAATTGGTTGTTCAGTAGTTTCTTCATTTTGTTTTTCTTCAGTTTCAGTAACAGGTTTTTCTTCAACTTGTTTTTCTTCAGTTTCAGTAACAGGTTTTTCTTCAACTTGTTTTTCTTCAGTTTCTTCATTTTGTTTTTCTTCAGTTTCAGTAACAGGTTTTTCTTCAGTTTCAGTAACTGGTTTTTCTTCAGTTTCAGTAACAGGTTTTTCTTCAGTTTCAGTAACAGGTTTTTCTTCAGTTTCAGTAATTGGTTTTTCAGTAATTGGTTTTTCTTCAGTTTCAGTAACAGGTTTTTCTTCAGCTGGTTTTTCTTCAGCTGGTTTTTCTTCAGTTTCAGTAACAGGTTTTTCTTCAGCTGGTTTTTCTTCAGTTTCAGTAACAGATTTTTCTTTAGTATCTTCTAATTTAGGCGACACTTCTTCTTCACTTTTATTTTCTCCTCCTCTTAATTTCTTATAATGTATTCTTTTTAATGATTTTCTAGCTAAATTTACTCTTTGTTTTCTTCTAAATGTCTTGCTTCTATTTGAAGTCTTTCTCTTATTAACTTTCTTTTTTAAACTTTGTTTTTTCTTATTGTATAATTTTGATATTTTTCCTTTAGTTAATTTCATTCTATATAAATAAATTAATATTTTTATTTATATAGTTATATTAATGAGTACTCAAAATATAGATATATCACCTCAAAATGTTTCAGGTAAATGTGATTTAAAATGTGCTTATAATTTTAAATATTCTGAAAGTAATTCAACTGCTAGAAATAATGGTGTTATGATAGGATTATCTTATGATAATAGTAGTGTTCCTCCTGTTTTATACAATAATCAAAAATATAATGTAACAAATATTCTAATTACATGTCCTTCACTTCATACATTTAACGGTTCTCAAGCTTCAGCAGAAATTGTAATTGAACATTCTCCTGTAACTGGAGGTGGTCAATTATTTGTTGCAATTCCTTTTTCTTCATCAAGCGAATCTTCAACTGCTTCAAATCTTGTAACTGAAATTATTCAAAGCGTTGCTACAAATGCTCCTAGCCAAGGTAATTCAACAAATTTAAGTTTATCTGATTTTACATTGCAAAATGTAGTTCCAAATAAGCCATTTTTTAGTTATACGGATTCTGATAAAAATGATTGGATTGTATTTGGAATGTTATCTGCAATACCTTTAAGCAGTAATACACTAACAACTCTTGGGCAAATAATTAAACCGTTTCCACTCCCAATGACAGGAAATTCTTTATTCTTTAACTCTTCTGGACCTAATTCAAGTGGAAATGTTGGAGATGGAATTTATATTTCGTGTAAACCAACAGGTTCTTCGGATGAAGAAACAGCAGTAGAATACTCTAAAAACACTCCTTCATATGACTTATCAAATATGATGAATAGTCCTATAGCTTCTTTAATAATTCAAATAATAGTTGGATGTATTTTATTTGTTATTGTTTTTTTAATGTTTAACTATATTTACTCATGGATTACTACTGGCGCTACAAAACTACCTTCCCTTCCAAAAGTATCTGGATTAAATATTTAACATAATTATTAATTTATTTAATTATTAATTATTTAATCAGAACCATTTACAGGCGAAGCATCGTAAAGGTTATCTAATAATGGTTTATATGAAGCTTGATTTAATGATGAGCCTGACTTCATTATAGGAGCCATTTTAGCAACAACTTCTTGTTCTAAAGTATAAGGAAATTGATTAAATGCTGTAAATTGAGATGATTTTTTTTGTTCAGATGGAGCAAATCTTTGAAGAGCATCTATTCCAGTTGTCATAGAAGAACGACGAATAAAATCAAAAGCAACAAAAAGAGATAATATAGCTAAAATTGGATTAGAGTGCATAAATAAATAAATTACAACAATAAATATAACAACCTTTCCAATTAAAGAATCAATCATACTAGCAATTGGTTCAGGAGTCTTGAAACCTAATATTAAATAAACAATTAGCAATATTACCAAGACTAGTTCACCCATGTGTTCTTTTTTAAATAAACTAGAAAAACTTTCCATATATCATATTAATAGATTTTTATTTATTAAACATTAAAGATTAGTAAAATGATATAAATATAATTTACTAAATAATATAAGTCAAAAATGGAACTTAATACTTACTTAGGACAAAAAGGATATACTATACCTAAAAATGAAATTACTGCTGAACAAGAGAAAAAAATAAGAAATGATTTAACAATAAAACCATTTGTTATGGGTTCACCAATGAATAATGACCAAAAAACTTTTCCAGCATATCGCGAATCTGGAAACAAATTTTATGTTCCGCATTATTACGGAGTTGAAAACTATGGACCTCCTAAACAATATAAAATTTCTGAAGGGATTGATATAAATTTAGAATTTGTAGGTATATTAAGAGATTATCAAGAACCTGTTGTAAATAAATTTATTCAGCATTGTAAAGAACAAACATGCGGCGGCGGTTTATTAGAGCTTCCATGTGCTTGGGGAAAAACATCAGGGTCTTTATATATATTATCACAACTCAAAAAAAAAACATTGGTAATTGTTCACAAAGAATTTTTAATGAATCAATGGATAGAGAGAATTCAGCAATTCTTACCAAAAGCACGAGTAGGAAAAATTCAAGGTCCTACTATTGATGTTGAAAACAAAGATATTGTATTATGTATGTTACAAAGTTTAATTTCAAAGGATTATGAACCGTCAATATTCGAACAATTTGGGTTTACAATTTTAGATGAAGTACATCACATATCAAGCCAAACATTTTCTAACTCACTTTTTAAAGTTGTAACAAAATATATGTTGGGTTTGTCTGCAACTATGGAGAGAAAAGATGGAACCACTAAGGTGTTTAAAATGTTTCTGGGAGATGTAATTTATAAAACAGAAAATAAAAGCGACATTATTGTCGAAGTAAGACAACTTACTTATAAAGTAAATGATGATGAATTTAATGATACTATTTTAGATTATAGAGGAAAGCCCCAAAATAGTTCCATGATAAGCAAATTATGCGAATATAACCGTAGAACTGAATTTATTATTCAAACATTATGTGATTTTATTTGTGTTGATAATATTGATAAACAAATTATTATTGATAATAAATTAAAAATGGATAATGCTGTACCAAATTGCCAAATTTGCAATAAAAATAATAATTATTTAATTCGCAATACGTGTTGTGATGTTGTCAACTATTGCATGCTTTGTATGGAAAATATTGAAGCAACGACCCCTAAAAAGGAAAGACCAAAATGTCCTAGCTGTAAAAAAGTTTTAAAATATGAACAAAACTATATTGAAAATAAATATGTGAAACCACTAGAACAAACTCATACAATTGTAATGGCACATAACCTTAATATATTACATTATATGTATAAAAAAATTGTTTGCAAAAATTTAGCAAGTGTTGGCTACTATGTTGGAGGTATGAAAGAAGCTGAGTTAAAAAAATCAGAGAAAAAACAAATAATGCTGAGCAGTTTTTCGATGTGTTCCGAGGGTTTGGACGTTCCCACTCTAAATACAGAATTTTTAATCACACCTAAGACTGATATTGTGCAAACAGTTGGAAGAATTTTAAGAGCAAAGCATAAATTTTCACATCCAATTATTTATGATTTTGTTGATACACACGATGTTTTTCAAAGACAATGGTTAAAAAGAAAAGCATATTACAAAAAACAAAATTATAAAATTATAGGTACAAATAGTTATGATTATTGTTCAGATACAAAAAAATGGAAAAATATATATGAACCAAAAATTGAATCTTTATGCATTGCAAAAAAACAAATGTCAATAAAAATAAATGATTCAGACAAAAGTATTACAGACGATTCTGATATTGATTCTGAAGAAGATAAACCAAAAGACAAGTATTTATCTGGACAATGTTTATTAACGTTTAAAAAATAAAAATTTATATATGAGTTTCTAATCTATTTCCTTTACAATCATAAACCCAAATTTCATAATTATAGCCTATTTCTTTAGCTGATTTTTGTTTTTCAAATATATTGCTACTTTTCTTTAGTATTGTCCATGATGATTTCACTTCAATACATTTATTTTCTGAAGGTATAAAAATATCTACATAATGTCTATGTTTTTTACCAGATGCATCATTATACCAAATAGTAGGAACATTTTTACAACCTGTTATAATATCAGTTTCATAATATAATTCAACTAACTCTTTTAATGCAAATGGTTCATACCCTTGACATTTTATAATGTTGCCTGAAGGAAAACAAAATTCTTTAATTTTATATGCATTTTTAGAAGTTTTTTCCATTACTTCTTTACATTGATGTGGATATTCTACACCATAATTTTTAATACTAGTTACAATTTTTTTATCTTTAATTAACTGGCATTGTGAATTATGTTCAACACCATAATTTTTTATTGTTGTCTCTTTTTTTTTATTTTTAATATTTTCTAATTGAGAAATATTTTCAACTCCATATCTAAGTATCATTGTTTTTCTTGCCTTATTACCTTTATCACTATAACTGCAATTATGACATAATGCATCATACAAAGTAATATATTGAAACCTTTTATTTGTTATTAAATTACATTTATTACATAAAAACTCAATCTGAGTTAAACTATTTAATATTTCATCTGAATAATCTTTTTCTAAAATAAGTGATTTTTCAAGACAAATTTTGTGTAAATAATTTAAATCATATTTAATTTTATTTTTTGTTGAATAATAACTACATTTCTTACAAAAAGAATTATATTTTTCTATATTTATAAATTGTTTACACGTATTATCATTACAAATTGTACAATTAAAATGAATAATTGTTTTATAATTTAATTCTTTTTCATCATATTCACGAAGTAAATTAATATTATATTCTTTACATAAGTCATATAAAAATACTCTTGTAAATCTTTTATTAGACATTTTATAATATAATCAGAGATTATAACTTTAAGTAATTTATGTAAAAATCTTATTCCTAAATATTTTCTATTTTTGTTATTTTTTTATTCAAATAATAATTTTTATTATATTCTTTTCTCTTTTCTGATGGTATAGGATTTTCTTTCATTTTATTAAGTAATTTTTCTTTATTTTCTTCGTAATATTTTTTACATCTATCAGGTGAAGTATATTTTTTTAAATGTTCTTTTGTATCTTGTAGTTCAATTTTTAAATTTTCATTTTCTTCTTCTAACATCTTTATTTTATTTAATAATTCTTGCTCCATTATAATTATATATTTTAAAATTATTTTTATATAATTATAAAATATTATATAAAAAATTATCGTCTTAGGAACTTATTAATGTCCTCTACTTGGGAAACCCTTACCTGTAAAATGATTATAGTTGTCAATGCAACTAGTTGTATTAGGTAATACTTGGATAGGAGGAGGATTAGCTAAACCTAATTGGCTTGCTGGCAAAACACCTCCTACTGAATAAGTAGGCGTCATTGGTAAATTATTTTGATATTGAGAATATCCACCAGCCATACTTCTTCTTCTTCTACTTCCAGCCATACTTCTTCTTCTACTTCCAGCCATACTTCTTCTTCTACTTCCAGCCATACTTCTTCTTCTACTTCTACCACCACTTGGCTCATCCATACTTCTACTTCTACCACCAGCCATACTTCTTGATGCCATTCTAGACGCCATTCTAGACTTAATTCTTTGTTTTAAGCTTTTTATCTTTCTGCTTCCAGCTTTCATCTTCTTATAATGTTTAGTGATATTTTTTATTTTTCTTTTAAGTTTTTTTGCACCTCCTTTAAATAAACAAATACCTGGGACATTTCCTGCCGCAGCATCTATATTGCTTTTTGCTCCTGCTAAACCTGGAAGACCAGGTATTTGATTACTTCCAAAAGTTCCAGGCCAATTTGAACTATCTACATTTGCATAAGCTCCATTAATATTACTTAATGGAGCTACATTACCATAACCTAAATTTGAAGCTCCAGATCCTGACATATATATATATATTATATAATTTATTAAAATCTTCCTGTTTTGCTCATATGTTTTGTTGATCTATTTTGTTCATATATTTTGTAAATATTGTTAAGATCTTTAATTGTTATGATTCCTTTTTCTTCATTAGCTAAATTAATAGGAACCCATCTTTTAAACTTGTGGTTAAAATGACATAACATTTTTAATGATTTATTTAAGTTAACAAATTTATCTACATTCTCGTTTTCAAGTTCTTCTTCATCATCACTTTCTTCTAACGCATCTAAATTATCATTTTCTTTAATTATTCTAAATAACTTATTCATCATTACACTAGTTTTGTAATCAGATATATGAGCAATGCCATGTTCTTCTTCTTTTAATTCATTATTTAAACAATATATATGATAAATATCATTCTCAATATCTGGCCGAATATTGAATATTGTTTCTCTCTTAGTTTCATTTTTTAAAGTTATTTTTTCTAATGGTTTGTTCTGAATATGAAGTTTTTTTTCTACTTCATTATGTTTATCTAAAATATATTTTTGATATTCCATAATTAAGTAATTATTAATTCTATTAAATAATACAAATTGTATATATTGGATTTTATAATCAATATTTTTAATTTTTCTCTCTAATTCATCTTGCGTTTTGCAAATTATAGGTAATCCAAAAACAATAAAAGAATTATTATATGAAATTTGCTTTAAATCTTTCTGTAAAAGATTATTAATTTTAATTAATTTTTCACCCCAACACATTCTCTCAATATCATTTCCTTTATAACAAAATATATCTTCAATAGAAAAAAATCTATTTTTCGAGCTATAAAATACAGTTCCATAAAGTATTGTCCCATATGATAATTCACTTGAAAAGCACGCATTTGTTATTTTTATATCCTCAATTTGTTTATTAATTGTTAGTTCCATAATTAAACATACATTTTTTTCATTTACAGATGTAAACCAAGCAAAACATTTTTTCCCTTCAGGAATAGCCACTATATAATCTGGATTGAAAACTTTCTTATGGGTTATATTTTCATAAGAAAGTTTTATATTTGGAAATTCATTTAACACATTTTTTTTATCAGCTTGTGACAACATTAATTATAAATATTTATATATTTTTATCTTTATATCATTTAATCATTTTTATAAGAAGAAAAAGAATTTGAAATTGTCATAGAATCTAAAGCTGTTATCTCTGTTCCTCCATCTTTGGGAGAGTTATGTAGTTGATTTTTTAAAAAGTTTTTTAATTCGCTTTTCATTGTAGTCTCTTCTTTTTTAGGTAATAAATCTATTAAAGTATAATCTTCATTTGTATAATCTTCGTTTGTATAAGTATTTGGCTTTTGCTTTATAATATTGTACATATTTTCATATTTTTGTGTCGGAGTATTTACTAAATCTTTTATTTTTGGAACAGTTAATGTTGATTTAAAAAAATTTATTAGATGGTGAACTAAAAATATTAAAATTGTTGATATAACTGTAATTTGAATAACCCAAGATAACATATTATATTACGATATTGTTTAAGAGAGATAAAAACACAATTATTTCTTTTTTAACTAAAGCATCATTTATATCAATATTATCTGATATTTCAAAGTATATGTCACTAGGATTTATATTGTATTTATTTTTTTTACTAAAATTTATGGCTTCTATACCTTCTACTACTAGATTTAAAAAAGATGTTTTATTTATTTTGAAAAAACATCTTTTCACATTTGTAGATATATGTTCAGGGTTTAGACAGTTCATAATTTCCTTTGTATAATATGACGAATCAACAATTAATGTAAATTTTTCATAATAATTCTCAAATATTTGTATGCTTTTATCATTAGGATTTAACTTAGTTATATTTTTTTCATTTATTTGATATACTCCATCAGTAGAATAGATTTGAATGTATGTTTCAGAGCCAATATAATTGTCATCTAATTGTTTTATTATAGAGTCTAATAAATCTATATTAAAATTGTTTATATATATTTTCATTATAAGTAATATCGCATAAACTATTTAAACCTATTCAATTTATTATAATAAATGTCTCAACCACTAACTATAGTAATCGTTGAAAAGGGTGGGTCTTTAAAATCTCTATCTATAAAAGATTTTAAAGCTGAAGATTTGTATAAAAAGTGCGGTTTTAAAAAAAGTGAAGATTTTATTAAACAAATTGAATGGAATGCTAAATTTGATGGAAAAAAATATTTTATCGAAGTTTTTGCAAAAACTGAAGGACGTCCTAACTCTGAAAATAAATATGATTTTCCTCCACCAATTGATAATAAATTATTTTTTGGAAGTTGTGCTGTTTTAGCTTATCATAAAAAGGATGATGGCAATAAAGTTTATACAGATTTAAGTTTGGCTTTATGGAATAAAATTTATGAAAAATTATTTGGTGGGTTTGAAGATTTAGCAACTACAGCAAAAGAAGATGAAGAAGAGGAAGATGAACTTGCTAATGTTCCTAAAGAAAAGAAAACCAAAAATGGTTATTTAAAGGATGGGTTTGTTGTTGATAGCAGTGATACAGAAGAAAATGAAACATCTTCTAGTGTAGAAGATACTGAAGAATCTGATAATGAAGATATATCCGATGAAGCTGATTGTGATGTTGTTATTGAGGATTTAGGTTCTGAACTTAGTGAAGAATCATATGATTATGATTCTGATTCAAATAATGAAAAATAATAAAATTGATATTGATTTAAATATATATTTTATATATAAATCAATAAGAATGTCTCTTCGTAAAATCGATAACTCTGAATTATTTCGTTCTAATATTAGAAAGAAGTTGGACGAGAAATTAAATAATGAAAAAAATAGCAATAATTTAGAAAAAGGCATTTTCAATTATACTTTGAAAGAAGCTGAAAGACGCAAAATTGTTAAAAAGTGGGATAATAAACAGTTCGTTCAAATTTACGTTGACCATTTACGCAGTGTTATGAAAAATTTAAACGAAGATGTTTTGAAAAGTATAAATGATGAAAGTATTAAACCTCATATTATAGCATTTATGACACATCAAGAACTATATCCTGAAAAATGGTCTAAGTTAATTGAATCAAAATCTAAGAGAGATAAAAATAAATTTGAGACAAATATTTCTGCAGCAACTGATACATTTACTTGCAGAAAATGTAAAAATAACCAATGTACTTATTATCAAATGCAAACAAGGTCAGCAGACGAAGCGATGACAATTTATGTTTCTTGCTGCATTTGTGGTAACAGATGGAAATGTTAATTATAAAAATCCACCTTATTACCTTTATTATCGTAAACCCAAATTTCATATATATAACCTAACTCCTTTGCAGCATTTAATTTTAAAAATACTACTTCTTTTTGTTTTTTTAAAGTCCATGTTGATTTTATTTCAATACATTTATTTTTTGATTTAATATAAATATCTACATAATGACGGTGCTTTTTACCGGTTTCATCATTATACCAAATTATTGGCACATTTTTTGAACCAGTTATAACATCAGATTCAACCATATTTTCTTTTTTAAATAATTCATCTAATGCAAAATGTTCATAACCTTGAATTTTTATTTTAATTCCAGAAGGCAATAAATATTCCTTCAGATAATAAGAATTTTTATTTTGTTTTTCATAAATTTCTTGACACTGTAAAGCGTGTTCAACACCATATTTTTTTAAACATGTTTGTTTAGCTTTTTCTTTACATTCATGAGTTTGTGAATAAAATTCCTTACCATATTTTTCTAGATTTGATATTTTGGTTTTATCCTTCATAATATCAGTTTGTGTAAAATGTTCTACACCATATTTTTCTAAATTATTTTTCTTACATTTATCCTTGAATTCTTGGCACTGTGAAACATATTCAACACCATATTTTTCTAAATTAGTTTCTTTTATTTTATCTTTTATTTCTTGTCTTTGAAGAGGATTTTCAACCCCATATTTTTCTAAATTTGAAACTCGCCGTTTTTCTTTAACTGATTTATCTTGTAAACCATATTCTACTCCATATGTGTTTAAATTTGTTTGCCTAATTCTTCCCTTAACTTCTTCATTCTGACTTGCATGTTCTACTCCGTATCTTTCTAAGGTAGCGGCTTTCATTTTATCTTTAAAAGATTGTGACTGTGCAGCATATTCAACTCCATATTTATCTACCATTGTATTTTTAATTCTTTCAAATTTTAATACTTTAGCACATGTTTCACATCCAAAATTTCTTTGCTTATGTAACTTATTTAAGCTTTTATTAAAACTATTTTCACATAAAATGCATTTTCCAATAATTCTCGTATCTCTTGTAATAAATGTGTCTTTATAATCTTCTAACAATGTAACGCCTCCTGCATCACAAATAGTTTTCAACATTTCATAATCATATTTTAATCTTATCATTCTTTATTATTACTAAAGATTATATTTTAATATAAATTACGTAATATATATTAAATCAATTATTTTTTAAATTATCTTGTTCTAATTTCTCCTTCTTTTTCAAATATGCTTTTCTATTTCGCTCTTTAATTTGCTCTGGTGTTTGTTTATATTTTTTCATCTTTTCTAAAAGTTCTTCTTTATGATTTTCGTAATATATTTTGCTTCTAGCTGGAGCTGTATATTTTTTCAATTTTTCTTCTAATTCAACTACTTTATTTTTAAGATCTTCTATTTCTTTTTTTAAAATATCAGTTTCACTCATTATATAGTATTAAAGATTTATATTTAAATTAATTTTATTTCATTTTTATTTTATTAAAGTCTATAATAATAATGTCATATGGTATTCTTACTATTTTATAGCAAATTTTATAATTATACACTTAACATTTAATTTTATTAAATTCATTTATTTTTTCATCATTACTGAGAGAACTTTGTAAAATTTCTTTTATTTTATTTTTAATATTATCGAGTTCATATTGAGCGTAATCTATATGAACTGATTCTAATCCATCATATTCTTTAAAAGAAAAATAATTTTCATATTTTTTTGGGAAAATATCTATTTCAGTCTTACTATTTTTAGTGTCAAATTCATTACCTAATTCATGGTATATTTGAATAAGTATTGGGTCTGTTCTTATTTTTTTTATTTTTCCTCTTGGGCTTACATTATTATTTCGTGTTTTATATAATTCATAAGCTTTTGGGCTTATACGCCAACCTCCATAACAATCATTATATAAAACTTCAATTTCTTCTTCTAACATAGCTTCAATATTCATATTATATATATATAAATAAAGATTAATATATAAATAAAGATTAATATTTAATTTTTAATTTTTATTTTAAAAAAAATTGATATTGATATAATATACATATATAAATTATACAATAATAAACATGTCATTTACAAGAACCATTAACGGTATTAAATATTTACAAGTTCATAATGATAATAATTTTAAAAAATTATCATTAGAAGATAATGTGTACTTTACTTTGAGAGATATATTTACAAATATATCTGAATTTAATTATATCGTGGAAGCAAATGAATTTAATAATGAAATAACAGGTTCCATATATTATGAAGATAGAAAAGGTGATTTCCAATATACAGATTCATTAAATGATAAATTATTTGTTAACAGACTAAATAAATGGTTAAATGATATAAAAAAAACAGATTTTGTTTTTGGTTATGAACCAGACGATAAAGCTGATGATGAAGAAAAATATTGGTATTATGATATGAAAAGATTAATTAAGTTTGATGATTGGTGGTCTCAATTTGAAGAATTAAAAACTAGACTCGAAGAATTAAAATAAATATAAATACATAAAATAAGCTAACAATAAACCCATCATATATGGTGAATAAATATATAAATTAATTTTAATTCTATTATAAGTAAAAATATTAGGCTCTATCAAAATTAACTTGTCGTCATTATCTTTGTTTTGTTCATAAATATAATGTCTTAAAATATGGTCAGGAAATTCAGGAGATACTTTTCTAATAAACATGACATATTTGTTTTTTTCTAATGAAGAATCAATAAATTTTACATCCTTTTCATCTGCTTTTATAAATAAGTGTGGGCTTGTAGCACTTTCCATTCTGTTCCAATCAACAATATGTGTAGCTGATTGTATAACAGGTCCTTTTAATTCTAATTGCTTATAGCAATATAAAATTATAGCAAATAAACTTTCGTTTGCTAATCCTCCGCTGCAAATAGTTTTTGTTGTGTCTTGTTGTTTGTTCACGAAATCGAGAACGTGATAAACATTTTCTCTCTTAAGTGTAAACCACGGATCATTTGCAAGACGAAGCTCTTTTGGAAGTCTCGCCAAATTTGCGCGTTTATGAAAATCAACATTCCACCATGCTTCTCTCCAACTCATAATACTCTTGTTATAATTTTGATAGAATAAATATCTAAATTTTTTTGGAGATATAATAGGACAACAAGAATCTGTTAACATACAGAACCATGAATTATATGCATCGTGCAACAAAGCGAATCTCATAAGAGACAAGTAAGCTGGAATCACATGATAATAACTTGTTTCATGTATAAAATTAGGAGGTATTGTATGTTCCCTTATCCATTGTGATTTAATTTTATTAAAATCCTTGTAATAAAAATATACATTTATAATATCTTTATTTGGTTCTATCCACTCTTTCCATAGTTCTTCCTTGTTTAATATATGTTCATAACTAATAATAAAACATAAAGCAGCCTTCATAATATATTATTTAATTTAATTTTAAATCAAAAAATATATATTATAATTAAATTTTATTGTTATATATAATTGTTCGAGTTTTTACTAAAATAAAATGTTTCATCGTCATCAAGTTCAGAATAATTTCTTTTTTTACACGATAATCTTTCAAAAAATGATTTAATTCTAAAAATTAAATTTAAGTATGATTCATAAAAAGATTTTTGTAAATACATAATTAACATTATATTTGTATACTATTTATATTGTATTTATATTGTATTGTATTTACTTCCATTTAAATATACTATTAAATGCAGTTGCTTTTTTTGAATTACTGCAAGGTAATGCATCATAGCATTCATCAATTAAATCTGTATATTCTGATTCTGAATATTCTGGTTCTTGTTCTGGTTCTGGTTCTTTATATTCTGGTTCTTGTTTTGTTTCTATATTTGCATAAATTAAATCTTCTTTTTCATCATTAATAGTTAATATTGATAAACTAGATGAGCATTTTGATAATGTTCCTTTGCTTCCAAAGTTAAATAAAGGATTTTGGTTAATAATTTCTAATAATTCAGAATATTTTTCTAATATTTGTATAATTTTGTTATTGCTTTCAATTAATTCATTAAATTTTAATTCGTTTGTCTTATTTGTAGTGTCAATTTTTTTAATAAATCCAATAAAATTAGATTTATTTATTTCATTTATATCATTAATTTTTTGTATTACTTCATTATTGTGATAAATACTCTTTCTATAATTTTCAAATGCTATTAATCCTGTGACAATTGTAAATAAAACAATTCCAGTTGAACAATTTTTTATAAAATCTATTTTGTCAACTATTTTAGTTATACCAAATTTATCTGAAAATGTTGATACATATAAACTATTATTGTTTGACATATTCTTTTTTATAATTGTATATTTAATATGTTTAAATATAAAATTGATTCAATTTTATTAAATAATTAATAATTTAATAAATAAAATGAAAACTGAAAGAATATTAATTCAAGCTATAAAGAGAGAAGTTATTTTCTATATTGGAAAAAAACAAAGTGAAAATTTTACAGTTATAGATTCTGGAAAAGATGATGATTTATGGTTTCATGCAAAAACAGAATCTTCGTGTCACGTTGTATGTGAATTACCTGAAGATATCAACAAAAAAGAATTAACATATATAATCAAAGCAGGTGCTTTGCTATGTAAAAATAATACAAATAAACTTAAAATCTTAAAAAATGTTGAAATAATTTATACTCAAATTAAAAATATTACAAAAACTAATGTAGAAGGTTGTGTATTAACAAATAACATAAAAACAGTAATTTGTTAATAATTTGTTTTATCAATAGTAACTTCTTTTGCAATTTTTCTAATTATTTTTTCTTCTTTTTCATTATCATTATCTCCAGAACCTCCCATAGATTCTACGATTAATTTATTATATTGGTCTGAAAACTTTGATACGGATCTATTACAATCTGGATGTTCTTCTTTAAATTTTGGTATTAACCTTGCATTTTTATCTGCAACTTTTTTAATTAATTTACGTATTTTTTTCTTATCATTATCTTCTTTTTCCCATTTATTATCATCTTTAATGTATAAAACTTCTCTCTTTGTGTCTGTACAATGAACAGGTCTCTTTGTTTCATCAAGAGCATTTAAGTTTTTTACTATTATATTAGATATTCCATCTACATAGCCAATTTCTCCAAGTTTTTCTAAGTCAGAAAGCTGAAGTTTTACAGATTCAGCAAAATCCATAATATTCATTGCATCTTTACACGTCTCATTTAAAAAGAATTGAAGGTTAAATGTCTTATTATGTGAATTAGAGTTATTAAATGAATGATTATTTTGAGTATTACTTGGATTAATATTTTTACATACATCAATTATCATATGTTTAAGCTCAGAGTTTTCTTTCATTAGATACTCAACTAATTTGTCATTATTGTTAGTATTTGGAGTTTCATTTTTTCCTTTACATTCCTTTTTATGTCTATACATACTTGAAGAGTGATTAAATTTTTTTTCACAAAATGGACATTTGGCATTTTTTGTCTCTAAACCTGTAGCATTCTGTGCTACATCTATAGCATTTTTATGTTTCAGTGTCATAATATGATTATCATAATTACTTTTTTTAGAGCATTTAAATGCACATTCTTCACATTCAAATTCTTTGGCATTTTTCGGCATTAAATATGTAGCATCGTATAGCATATATATAGCATATAAAAAATGTCCAAGTTCTTATTTATATAAATAATAAAAAAATTATCATAACAAAGCTAGAATTATTTTTTCTGTGACCACACCATAAAATTCAATTATGCAGTGAAAGATTCATTTTTGACATAAAGTATTTGTATATTTCAATTTTGGACATTATTTTTGTCCAATTTTTAAAATAGAAAAAACTTTCCCAACGTTTTTTTCATCATTTCTCTTCATATGAAGGGAACTTTTTGAAGCATTATTTTTATAAGTTCCTTACATTATGTAGTATTTTTAGGGTTTTATTCTTCTTCTTTAATACAACATGTTTTAAATATAATAGAAGTTGCACGATATGGGTCAATATTTGAAGCTGGTCTTCTATCTTCAAAATAACCACGATTATCCTTTGCTGTTTGGTTTGGGATTCTGATTGAGGTATTTCTTGTTCCTATTCCCCAAGAGAAATTCTCATAACTAGATGTCTCATGCTTACCAGTTAACCTCATATGATTGAAATCACCATATTCTTTAATATGTTCAGAGTGTTTAGCCTCTAAAAGATTTATGTATCTATTTATAATATCAATTCCATTCTCATTTCTAGTTGCAAAAGTACTAAAATTAATATGACATCCAGAGCCATTAATATTTGGTTTTGGCTTAGGATGATAATTAATTGAAACATTGTATTGTTCAGCAATTTTTTCAAGTAAATATCTTCCAACTATTAATTGGTCAGCTGCATGAATTCCTAATTGAGGACCAATTTGAAATTCCCATTGAAAATCTGAAACCTCAGAATTAATTCCAGAAATAGTAAGTCCAGCTTCTAAACAGGCTTGAAGATGCTGTGTTACAATTTGTCTTTCATAATAATTTTCAACTCTTCCGCAATAATGATCACCATCTTTTAAATTTTTACATGTGCTAGAGTTAGACATAAAATATTCTTGTTCTAAACCAAACCAAGGTTCTTCCTCTTCTCCTAACTCAAATACTTTTGATGCATTATATCTAAAATTAGTAGGATGCGGATTATTTTCATCAATGTAAGTATCACATAAAACAATATAAGCACGATTATTTTTAGTAGTTGTTAGTGGGTCTTTAAAGTAGGCACAAGGTTTTAAAATAACTTCAGTATTTCCATCAATGTCAGCTTGTTTAGTAGATGAACCATCATAATTCCACTCAGGAAAAAAATCAATATCATTAGGATAACAAAATCCAGGTATAACCTTTGTTTTTGACCTTATCTCTCCGTCTCCTCCAATCCAAATATATTCACAAATTAACTTAATAGGAGCTCTATTCATAAGTATTTTATTTTTATACCTTTAAATAAAAATAAAAAATTTATAATAAAATTTATAACAAAGTATTATTTGATTGTTTAAAATGCAATAACTTCAAGATCTTTTAAATTCCAATATTCACAAGCTCCTCCAGGAATAGGTCTTCTTATAATAAAGGGAATTCTTTTCTCACGAAGTTCTAACTCAGCAATAATATAACTATCAACTATATTTTCAGGAACATTTACAAGAGGCTTAGCACCTGTTTCAATTTGTTTTGCACGTTGACCTAAAATTCTAGCTCTTTCATATTTTGTTAAATATGGAATAGTTCTATGAAGCGGATCAATAATAATTCCATTAGAGTTTTTAGTGACTATAGCTAATTTTTGTATTTCTTCATAGTTATGATTTAAACATTCAGGATGAAATTCGTTAACATAATTTTTAATAATTTCATTATCAAATTTTTGCAAATAATTCTCATCATACTCATCTTCATCTTCATCTTCATCATCTTGAATAATTAATTGAGGTTTTTTAGATTTATTTATTCCTTTTGTTTTTTGAGATAAAACCTTTTGAATTGGTTCTCCATCTTCGTCAATTTCAATATCACTATCTTCCTCATTTTCCTCATCTTCAGGCTCAGCATCATCATCATCATCAGCTTCTTTACCTCCACCTTCTTCAGATGCTTCATCTTCACTAACAATTTCATCTGCACCTCCAACTATATTTTCTTCTTCGTCTTCTTCAGGCTCAGCATCATCAGGGTCGGCATCATCAGGGTCCGAATCATCAATATCATTATAACTTTTAGTGTATGACTTAATATTAATTGATGGTTTAAATAAAGGTTTTTTAGTAGAAGGAATTACAATCTCATTGTCAGAATCTTCACTTCCAGAATTAATATCAGAATTATATTCGTCGTCACTCATTGTTGCTATATTATCTAAAGATTGTTTTAAATATTTATTTCAATTTTCTTTAAAAATAAAAATAAATTAAATTAAATTGAAGGATTATAATACTATATATATATATGCCACGTTTCGTAGATTTAGATACGTCATTTGGCGCAAATGGTAAAGTTATTACTGATTTTGGAGGAACTGATGAAGCTTATTCTGTTGCAATTAACCCAACTACAGGTAAGATTATTGTTGCTGGATTTACAAATGTAAATGGTTCGAATGATTTTGCTTTAGCGGGTTATTTATCTAATGGTAATTTAGATGCATCATTTGGAACTAATGGTTTAGTTATTACTGATTTTGGAGAAATTGATATAGCTTATTCTGTTGTAATTAAACCTGATGGTAAGATTATTGTTGCTGGATATACAAATAAAGGTTCGAATGAAGCTTTTGCTTTAGCGGGTTATTTACCTAATGGCAGTTTTGATGCGTCATTTGGCACAAATGGTAAAGTTATTACTAGTTTTGGCAGTTTTGGTGGAGCTTGTTCTATTGCAATTAAACCTGATGGTAATATTATTGTTGGTGGGTATACTGATCCAACTAGTTGGAATAAAAGATTTGCTTTAGTGGGTTATTTATCTGATGGCAATATAGATGCGTCATTTGGCACAAATGGTAAAGTTACTACTTATTTTGGAGAAATGAGTAGCAAAATTAATTCTATTGCAATTAACCCAACTACAGGTAAGATTATTGCTGCTGGATATGGGGGTACAGATTTTGCTTTGGCGTGTTATTTACCTAATGGCAATATAGCTACGTCATTTGGCACAAATGGTAAAGTTATTACTAATTTAGGCGGTTCTGATGGAGCTAATTCTGTTGCAATTAAACCTGATGGTAAGATTATTGCTGCTGGATATACAAATGGCAATTTTGCTTTAGTGGGTTATTTATCTGATGGCAGTTTTGATGCGTCATTTGGCACAAATGGTAAAGTTATTACTGATTTTGGAGGTAATGATAGAGCTTATTCTGTTGCAATTAAACCTGATGGTAAGATTATTGTTGCTGGATATAAGGATACAGATTTTGCTTTAGCGGGTTATTTATCTGATGGCAATATAGATACGTCATTTGGCACAAATGGTAAAGTTATTACTGATTTTGGAGGTAATGATAGAGCTTATTCTGTTGCAATTAAACCTGATGGTAAGATTATTGTTGCTGGATATACTGATGGCAATTTTGCTTTGGCGTGTTATTTTGGAGAAAAAGTAGCACCAATATCAAATGTATGTTTCCCTGCAAATACTCTTATTTCAACAAATCAAGGAAATATTGCTATTCAAAATTTAAATCCTGAAATTCATACAATTCGCAACAAAAAATAGAATTAATTACTAAAACTATATCACAAAATAAATATTTGGTGTGTTTTGAAAAAGATTCTCTTGGAAACAATTTACCATCTGAAAAAACAATTATTACAAAAAATCATTTAATTTACTACAAAGGTTCTGTAATGAAAGCAAAAGAATTTATTAACAAATTTGAAAATATAAAAAAAATAAAATATACTGGGGAAATTCTATATAATGTATTAATGGAAGATCATAATAAAATGATGGTAAATAATTTAATATGTGAAACGTTACATCCTGAAAATGGAACTGCAAAATTATATAAATGCCTTCAAAATTTAAATCCTAAAGAACAACAAAATTTAATTGAAAATTGCAATGAATATTCAATCAAGAATAATATATTTTCTTCAAAAAGATAAATTAATATTTTATAAAAATTAAATAAATTATTAATAAATTCTGAATACAACTATGTATTTTCATTTGTTTGCCAAACAGTATTACATGTAGAGCATAAATATACATACTTCATATTACTATCATCATATCTAATGTAAATTATTTCTCTTGGAACCCCTTCTTTGTTAGTAGCACAATCAGAATTTGGACATAAAACTGTATTTATACGAGGTAATGTAGGGTCTAACTTTGTATATTCATTAATAATATGACTAAATGTTTGTTCAGATTTTTTAATTTGTGTTTTAGATACACAAACGTTTTCTATAGCAAGTAATTTATCTTCATTTCCACATTTACGACAATAATACACAAGCTTATTTGGGTCATCGCTATTAATGCGAATATAATACATATTTGAACAGTTAGAACAGAAGTGCATCTTTGATATATAATATACTTTTAAATTATTTATTTATTTCAATTTTCTTTTAAATATTAAAATTAATAATTGTTAATTACATAATCACATAATTTCAATAATTTGTTTAGATGATTTTAATTTTTCAATTACTTTATTATAATCAACCATTATTCTCATAGAATAAAATCCAGTTCTAAATTCTTTAGATTCAGAATTTAATTCAGCATTTTTTTTCTCTGCAAAATCAATCAATTTATCGTAATTTTTTAAAAAGTTATCTTTAATAAAAGGGTAGAAATTTTCAAAAAAAGGCATAAAAACGCTTTGTTTCTTATCAATAATATCACAAATAGCTATATCAATATTAGAGAATTCAATAATTTGGTCATAACTGTTCATGTCATGGTTATTTTTATTAACGCCAGGCTCATTTAACAATGGATCTTTACAAAGCAAAGTGCAAAGAGTTAGAAGAACAGTAGAAATGGTTTGACAAGAAGTCCACTGATCTCCTCTCCATGTGTTTAAGAGAGAAATACAAACCTTTCCACAGACGTACAAATTAGGATTAAATCTAATATTATTACCATTAGTCCAATATTTAACTTTTGGAGGACTGTGAGGATAATCACAAGGATAATTTAATTCAAAAAAATAGTTTCCACCGAAATATGGCGTATCTGAGGGTCCAATTATGAGCGCATATCCTTTGAGCATATCGGTGTCGTCATGGATATAATATATTCCGTTTTCAATAAGAGGTGTTTTAAAAATTTGTTTAACATCCTTGAGTAATCTAGAAATTGTTTCTTTTGAAATAAATGTTGCCATAACTACATTTATTATAGTCTAATTTTTAAACCTATTTTTAAAATAATAAATGCCCATAATCTTTAAATATAAATTTTATATATATATAATTTTAATTATTTAATTTTAAAAAAAATGAAATAGAAAAATCTTAATATATTATATCAACAATGAGTATAACAATGACAACATCGTCACAATTTAAAGATTTAAATGAATTTTTAGCAAAGCATAGCGCTAAGAATGAACCAAAAACAGGAGATGCAATAAGTTTTACACATACAAGAATTCCTGATAAAGAACAAAACATATATGCTGGAGCATATATAATTCCTAAGGAAGAATTAAATGTGTTTTATAGCTTATATTATGATAGCATCTTTAACAAGAAGCGTAAAGAATATTTAACAGAAAAACAATTAGAAATAGGTGGTCCTATGGCAGTTGATTTTGATTTTAGATATAATTATGACGTAAGTTCAAGACAACATACAAGAGAACATGTTAGTGATATGGTTTGTGAATATGCCGAAGTAATTAAGGAATATTATTTAATAGAACCGAATAAGTCATTTGATATTTTCGTTTTTGAGAAGCCAAACGTAAATAGGTTAGCAGATGGAAGTTTAACAAAAGATGGCATTCATATGTTAATTGGAATGCAAATTGATCATACAATGCAGACCTTAATTCGTGATAAAATGATTGATAAGTTAAAAGATATTTGGGATTTGCCTCTTATTAATACATGGGATTCAGTTTTAGATGAGGGAATTAGCAGAGGTAAAACAAATTGGCAGCTATTTGGGTCTAGAAAACCAGGAAATGAAGCATATGAAATTACGCATCATTATACAATGTCGATTGATCCAACAGATGGACAATATGAAATGAATGAAGAAGATGTAAGTAAATTTGATTTAAAGAAAAATTTTGAAAAATTATCGGTTCAATATGATAAAAATCCAAAATTTGAAATTAATCCAAAAATAATTGATGAATATAATAAGCGTTTATCTACTGCAGGCGGAAGAGGTACAAAAATTAAGAAAGCATCGAGTAAAATTAAGATGAACTTAATAGTTGAAGATGATGAAAATGAAAATGATGAATATATATCTATAACTGATATTAAAGATAAAGAAACTTTAGAAAAAGCAGTAAATGTAATGTTAAATAATTTAAAATCAAATGAATATGAAATATCAGAAACGCATTATTTTGCACAAGCATTGCCCGAAAAGTATTACCAACCAGGTTCACATTTATTTAGTCGTCAAGTTGCTTTTGCTTTAAAACATACTGATGAAAGATTATTTATATCTTGGGTACAATTAAGAAGCAAAGCCGAAGATTTTGATTATAATAGTATTTCGGAATTATATTGTCAATGGAAGAAATTTCATAGAACAAATCATGATGGTATTTCTGTAACACGTAAATCAATTATGTATTGGGTTAGAAAAGAAAATTTTGAAGAATATGAAAAAATAAAACAAACCACAATTGACTATTATTTAGAAAAGGCTTTTGAAACAGGAACAGAATATGATATTGCTCAGGTTTTAAAGCAAATGTATAAAGATAGATATGTTTGTGTAAGTTATGATAAAAAAGGTATTTGGTATCAATTTAGAAATCATAGATGGAATACTGATAAAGGCTTAACTCTTAGAGCTAAAATATCAGAAGAATTATATAATTTATTAGCATCTAAGGTGGAACAATTATCAAAAGAAATAATCGAATATCAAGATGATGATGAAAGAAAAACATTTCTTCAAAAGAAAATGAAAATAATTGGTGAATTAAGTATAAAATTAAAGAAAACAGCTGATAAGGACCATATTATGAGAGAGGCTGCTGAAATCTTTTATGATGGAGAATTTATTAGAAATATGGATACAAATAAATATTTGCTTTGTTTTAATAATGGTGTAATAGATTTTACTAATAAAGTATTTCGCGAAGGTTATCCAGAAGATTATATCACGAAATCAACAAAAATTAATTACACACCTTATGATGATACTAATGAAGAATTTATTAGAACCGCTAATGATATTGATATATTTATGAATAAATTATTTCCAATTCCAGATGTTAATAGATATATGAGAGACCATTTAGCATCTTGTTTAATTGGTGCAAATAAAAATCAAACATTTAATGTATATCATGGAAGTGGTAGTAATGGTAAATCTATTATTGCCGATTTAATGTCAGTTACTCTAGGTGAATATAAAGGCACAGTTCCAATTACTCTTGTAACCGATGTAAGAGGTAAAATTGGCGGAACATCTGATGAAGTTTTAAAGCTAAAGGGTGTTAGATATGCTGTAATGCAAGAACCATCAAAGGGTGTGAAATTAAATGAAGGTATTATGAAAGAGCTTACTGGTGGAGATCCAATTCAAGCAAGAGGTTTGTATTCTGAATCAGAAATATTTGAACCTCAATTTAATTTAGTTGTTTGTACCAATAATTTATTTGATATTGAAAGTAATGATGATGGAACATGGAGAAGAATTAGAAAATGTGATTTTATATCAAAATTTATTGATGAAGGAGAAACTCATACAGATGAAACAAAGTATATTTATCCAAAGGATAAAAGTTTAAAGGATAAATTGCCTAAATTAGCATCTGTATTTGCAAGTATGTTAGTTAAACGTGCATTTGAAACAGATGGCATTGTTGAAGATTGTGATACAGTATTAAATGCTTCAAATAAATATAGAAAAGGACAAGACCATATTGCTGCATTTGTTAGCGATAAAATTGTTAAAACTGGTATTAATAAAGATAGAATTAAGAAAACTGAATTAGCAGGTGAGTTTAAGAAATGGTTTGAAGAATCTCAAGGTTCAAGAAAGACACCAAAAGGTGAAGAATTATATGAATATATGAATAAAAAATTCGGACAATGCAAGAGCAGTGGTTGGCATGGTGTTAAGGTTGTTTATCCTGAAGAGGAAGAAGATGATGTAATTGCTGACCTATAAATAATAAAATATTTATAAATTAATAATAATAAATATTTTAAAAGTTTTTTTCCCCATACACATTTTTTGGTAACAAATTATAAGCTTCATATATAAAATATAATATTTTCCCTAGAATCCAAGTTGAGAAAAATGGTAGAGCAATAAAAGCTATAAATGTGAGAAATCTTATTTTCCAATCAGTTTGTGATGGGTATATTAGAGAGAAAACTCCAAAACAAAAAACACAAATAATATAAACAACTAAAAGAAAATAATAGTAATATGTTTTAAGACTATCAATATTTTGGTCTTCATAATAAGTTTTGCGTTCATTAGTGAGGATATCATTTGATTCCTCTTTGAATTCTTCATATAATTCAATGTTTTCCTTTTTGTATTTTTTTAATAACTCAAAAATATTTTTAAAATTCAATAGTATACCATCATATGTATTGATTTGCACCATAATTTTCCCAACTTCTTCGTTAAAATTATTTGTAAATTCATCAGAAATTGTATCTGCTTTTTGTTGTAATGTATCAGTTTGTAAACTAATATATCCTGCATTACCTTGAGTAAAAGTGACATAGTTTTTTTGCGCAACTTGAACTTGATTGGATGCAGAAGCTAAATTAGTCTGCGCATCAAAATAGTTTTGCTTAAGTTTTTCAGTTTCTCTTTTTTTTTTACATTCAGAATTACACAATATTGAATCAGAAGCTTGGCTTACCATTGTATTAAACTTATTTATATCAAATTGATTACTCATTACTATAATATACAACTATAAGAATTTAATATAGTAAATTATTAAATTTTAGAATTATTTATAAAACTTTGTGATTGATTGTAATGAATATTACCTATATTTACATCAGGTTTATGTTTTCCATGTTGTTTTTTTATTAATGCGTTATTAACCATTGTTTCTGTAAGAAAAGATTCAGTAACAACAACAGTTGAATCACCAACACATTGATTTAAAGAAGCATCCCATGTTTGACCAGTAGAACAACACTCTTGTCCTACACAAGACCCCATATCATAAGTTAACCAAGGGTCAGTTGATGAAGCACTTCCAGAAGGAGCTGCATTTGGATCAAAGTACCAATTATATTCTTGATAATTCATATTATCGCGCATTATAATTGAAGCAATTCTAATCCAAAAGAAATAAGAACCAATAACAGCAACTATTATAAGTAAAATATAGTAAATTGTACTAGGTAAAATGCCTTTATTATTTAAAAGTGCTAAAATAATAACTGGAACAAGTGTGTAAATAATAATTTTCATAAGCTCAGAATGTTCAGAATATTTCTCACCGTAGTAGTCATTAATTTCAACAAGACGAATTTTGTTATTTTTTTCTGATTCTAAAAGTTCTAAATTTTTTTTGGCGTGATTTAATTCATTTTCAACAATACCTATAGCAACAGTTTGTTCTTGTAAAGTTCCAACAGATGAAGATAAAGAACTTTGAAAGAAACTATTAACTCCGCTTAATGTTTGGTATAAATTAATACGCATATTAGAAAGTTGATTCATTTTTTCAACTATTTGTTGTTGCTGTTGAGGAGATAGAGTTGTGTTTGTTTCTAAACTGTTAAAAAGTTGCTGTTCCATTTGTTGTAATGATTGAATATCAGTAAGTATTTGCTCATTATTTTGTGCTACATTCGGTTGCCCAGACATTATATAAATTATAAGAAGATAATTATATAATATTTATTTTATTAATTTTTAACAATATTCATTGTTATTAATACAGTTCCCGTTGCCAATATACTCCAAAATAGATAGTCATAATTTTTTTGCAATACAACAATATCACTATCACTTAAAATACGTTCAACATTTGTACTAAAATTATTAATTTGACCGTTTGTAGATTCTAATCCTTGTAAATAATCTTGAATACCTTGAACATTCGCTTGAGATTGTGTTTGTGCTTGATTTGTTCCAGAATCGAATTTTCCAGTCATTTGATTTATTTGACTTGTTAACATGTTCATTCTTGTTTGCAATTGATCAAGTTGTTGTTTTTGAGTACTTGTAGCATTTGCCAAACCATATTTATTTCCAATATTTCCACCATTAACATAATTTTGATATGATATTGAATCTACATTATTTACTGTAGATGGTGCTCCAATTGGAGGGGCAATAGGATTTTTTCCTCTTATAAACAAATTAACAGCTGGATTTAATGTCCTTGAACCATTTGGATACATACTTGAAGTTTTTGGATAGCATACATTATTACTAAAAGCAAATCCTGCACAGTTTGTATTATTATTACATGCACTTTCACAAGATTGAATTGTAGCATTTCCAAATGCTGCACTTGGTATATCATAACCAGCACTATCATTTCCAGGCATTTCAGTGTATGTGTTTGAATATTGTGTGTTTGAAGACGGATATGAATGCAATTCAGAGTTTTGGTCAATATAAGCAACTTGTGACATATTAGCTGGAATGCCAACTTCACCAATATTGTATAAAGCATTAGCTCCTAAGCCACCGCCTGTATTACCATCAGCCATTTTTTTACAATTTGATACCATTGTAAATGTATATAAAACAAGATTTCCGTCTGATTGCATAATTAAAGCCATATTTCCATTTGTTGAACCAATAAAATCTCCTGCAGCCAATGTAGAACCTTGTGGTATCCAATTTTGTCCATATTTTCCTTTTGCTGCAGCATAATTAGGATTTGCTTGTTGTTGTTTTCCATTAGACATTGCACACCATATATAACCTTGATTATCACTTGGACTTGTTCCTCTATAAATACATAAATTACCATCATCTTGAAGAATTAAAAAATAATTACTTTGAGGTAAACTTGTATTATAAACAGAATTAGACCATCCACCTCCAGACCATGAACCATCACTAATTTTAGTGCAATTTCCAGCTTTTCCATATTCTGATGTTTGTACCCAGCTATTACTTACAGCACATTGAGCATTTTGTCCTGAAGTAGAATTTTGTAAACCATAATAAGCAAATCCATTTAGTTGTGCAGCATATTGACACTGAGCATTATTAAATGATTGTGAACCGTTACTATATAAAGGCATAGCTCTATTAGGACCATCACCATAACAACCTAAATAATTAGAAGGTTTTGCATTCGAAGTTGGAGTGTTAAATACAGCTTGTCCAGAAGTATTCATAACTCTTAACGCTCCAGTAACTGAAAGTATAGCACTATTACCAGTTTGGCCAGATGTATTTGAAGCCCACAGTGGAACTTGGCCGCTAGGAACTTGACCCGGACCTAAACTAGTTATACTAGGTTGGTCATTACTTGCAGCACAATAGCCTTGTGAGGTAGCAGGGTTTACATCCTGAAGAGCAAAGTATTTATATTCACCATCAATAGCCGCTTGTTGACACATTTCATACGTATATGAGCTGCTTGAACCAGAAGAACCTGAACTTGAGATCGTAACGTTTTGAATTGCTGTAGAATAGTTGCCGTTAGGACCTTGTCCTGTAAAACCAAAAGCATATGTTTTTGATTCTTGTAAATTAACTGTAACAGAGTATTGTTTCCAAGCGGTTGTTGATGGCGTAAATGTATAAATTACTTCTGACCACCAATCTTGAATAACACTTACGGGGTTTGCACCACTATAACCTGGTCTTCCGCAAGCATAAAATGATATTGTATAACTTCCACTAGATAAATAAATCCATTGCGCTATTTGTGCTTGAGCTTGTAGACATGCTGCTTGATTTCCCGCGGGATAAGGCATTGGGTATCCCCAAGCAGTAGAATTATTTATTAAGCATGCAGAAAAAGCTCCCCATCCAGGAATAGAAGAATTTATATATTGATAACTATTATTAGCAATTTGAGGTTGGTCAAAGCTACCATTTTGTAAATTTCCAGAAGGAAGCGCAGGGGCACCACCAATAAATGTCATTAGTGGTGAACTAGTATTATCAGCATAACAACCTTGATAAGTCGCAGTTGGATTGTTAATTAATTTGTTAACAAATACATTATCTCCTTCATTTCCACAACTTTGTTCAGCAGTCATAGGTGTGCCAGTGATTAAAGGAGGATTAGTAGGAATATTAACTCCTGCTGTTGCATAAGAAGAGCTCCAAGGAATATTTACGGTTACAATTGTTTGTTGAGAGGGGCAGTTATTAGAACCAGATGTAGAATTTAAAATAGCTTGGGTTGGATACAATTTAGCTACTCCTTGTTGTGTAACATACATTACATTTTTACCAATCTTTATATTTTTACCTAAATATGGGTTATTAGGGTTGACACGATTTAAATAACTAGTAGTAGAACCACTGATTTGAGCTGTTAATGATTCATATTCAGATAAGGTATTTTTATATTCTTGTTGCAAATTAGAAATGGTTTGTTTCTGCTGAGTATCATAACTGTTATTTTCAACAATATTAATTGATTCTGATGTTAAACTATTTGGGTTTAGCTGTAAATTATTTTGAATGTCTTGAAAACCTTGGAAACCTTCTTTTGAATTTACATTATTAATATTTTTCTCTAAACTCTTTTGTAATTTTTTTTGATACTTTTTAAATTTTTCTCCTTGGCTTAAAGCGGGAGTAGGTGTATTTAAATCAATCTTACGAGCCTTATATTCTGCTGCTACTTCAGTGATTGATTTATTTTTTGTTGAATCATTAAAATTGGAAAATAGATTTACCACACTTGTCATAATAATATAATGATATACAAAAATATATAATATTAATGTTAAATTTATTTATTTATCATAGAATTAAAAACTACAACAAAACCTAAGAAACCAAAAATTAACAAATGATTTTTGCTGAAACTAGCTTCAGGACCTCCTCCTCTCTGCTCTCCAGAAACAGATAATTTTATTAAAATAAATACAAGAAATATAGCAACAAAAATTAAAATAATATAACTATAATAATTTGAAGTTACATTAATATTACCATTTTCATAAGCAGCATTTATTGTTTCAAATTGTCTAACCATGCTATCAATTTGTTCTCTCTCTTGAGTTAAAGTTTGATAATTACTTTGTAATACTTGTTCTTGTTCTTGATTTTGTTGTTGTGTTTGTTCAAATTTACCATAATTGTTATTTGTTATAGTCATCATTTGCTTATTAATATCCATTAATTGTGAATTTATATTTTGTAATTGATAACTATAATAAAGTGCTTGTTGAACAATTGCAGTTGATTGAGATGTAGAAACAATATTTCCATTTCCGCTGCTTAATGTACAACTGTTAGAATTATTATTAAATGTAGCTCCAGAACAAGATTTGTTTGATGTGCAAGAATTTTGACACTTATTAATACTAGAATTATTTAATACACTTATATTACTTTCTCCAACAAATGAAGTATTTGGAACTGTTGTTAAACTATTATCATCTGAATTAATTACACTAATATAATTTTGATATGTATCAGTATATTGTGAAATTAATGAATTAAATTGATTGCTTAAATTTTGCAATTGTGAAGACATTATATATAAATAAAAAGAAAACAATTTATCAATATATTTATTTTATAGAGAATAACCGTTTTTAATAAAATGTAAAAAAAACGCAACAATAATAATTCCAAATACAATATAATAAGCATTTATTCCTAATTCTCCTCCGCTTTGTAATAATGGAGGTGCAATTTCTGTTGTAGAAGAAAATCCGAATTTATATAATATAATTAAAATAACTATAGCTAGTCCAAGCAATAATAAGAAAGAATAATAATTTTGGTTTATCATTATATCTCCTTGAGTTTGTGCTTGGTCTAAAGTTTGATATTCATCAAGCATTTGATTAATTTTCTCTCTCTCTTGATTTAATTGAATAAATTGCCCTATTAATTCAATTGTTTGAAGACCGCGTTGTTCAGATTGTTCATTATAAAAAGGTTGACCAGCATTAGTTTTTTGTTGAATTTGTGAATTTACATTGGTAAGTTGTTGATTAATATTTTGAACTACTGAAAGAAGTTTTTGTGCTGTTGGTATAATTGCAAAATTATTATCTGTTCCAGGTGTTAAATTTCCACTACCTCCTCTTAAAAAACAATTAACTTGTCCATTGTTTGGTGGGTTAAACGTAGCACCTGTGCATCCAACAGTATTTGCACAAGAAGCTTCACATTGTTGCAATTTAAGTGAAACATTTTGTCCTACAGAAGTTGTTCCCCAATATGACGAGCCTTGAATTGTCGACATAGATTGTTCATTATTATTTTGCTGTAAAAAATTAACATAATTAGCAACAGCTTGTTGATATTCAATTAAATAGTTTCTATATTGAGCACTTAAACTTTCTAAATCTAGAACTATTGAAATACTTTCTTGGTATTCATTTTCGTTATTTTGTTGATTCATCTATATATTTACAATAAGAAAACATATTTGCTTTTCTGTTATAAAAATAAATTAAAAAGGAAGATATAGAGAGAAAACAAATAAAATGAACAATATTATTATTGTTGTTGGGTTCAGGACATGGATCATTAGTTGTTAAATTAAATTTTGTTAATTTATTTTTTCTCTCTTCATCACAATTTTCAATTATTTTTTTAATTGATTCATTTGTAGATTTTAAACAATAATCTTGTAATGATTTATTGAAAAAAATTGGTCTCTTTAAAATTGAACAAAGCATTTGAATTTATTTAATATAAAAAAATATAATTTCAACCGAAACAACAATTATACAGAAGAACTTTTGTAAATTTTTGAAATTGCAGTTCCAGCAATTAAAATACTAAAAAATAAAGCCCAGTTTCGTAAATAACCAGAATCATAAATTTGTTTATAATCTGAAATTAATTCAACTGATGCATTATTTTTATGTTCGACAATACCAAGCTTAACTTTTAAATCTCTGTTTTTTATTTTTTCTTCTCTTATTAAAGCATCCAAAATAAATAGTTTTTCATTAATCTCCTCCGTATTTACTTGAACATTATTTGATAATGTAAATAAATCTGAATTTATTTGATTCAAATTACTTTTAATATTATTAAACATTTGTTCATATTCGGGATATTCTTGATTTTTATTAAAAAAAACATAATATTTTGTAAAGTCATTTAAAATAGCTGGTAACTGAGATTGCAATGTTTCTAATCGTGTTGTAAATTGAATAGGTTCTTCAAAATTATTAAATGTATCCTCATTAAACTGTAATGCCATTAATATATATAATTATTTAAAATAAATATTAATTAAAAGCTAAAATTTTCTTCAAAAGATAAAAGAAGCCTTTCAACAAAAGTTGTTGTTTCAGAAAATCCTCCAACAAATGTACCATTATAAAAAATCATAGGAAACATTTTTACTTCTTCATTTGCATGTTGTTTAATAAAAGATAAAAAATTTAGTTTATCTTCAATAATATATTCATCACAATCAACTACATTAAAAATCAAATTTGTTTCTTTTAAATATGATTTTGTTTTAAGACAATTTGGACAACCACTTTTGCTATAAATTGTAAAACCAGATTTGCTAGGTTTATCAAATTCCATATATTATTTATATATTTTGTTTTTAAATTTTAAATACAAATTCTATAATAATTTGCTTCAATAGATGTTTTACTTGGTCTAATTACGTTACAAACTTGACCAGGTCTCAAACCAATTACTCGTGCTACTGGATCGAAACGAGAAATATCTGGAAATTGTACAGTATCTGTAATATTATATTTTTTCATAATTTCTTTTACTTCAGAAGGAAGCATAACACGATGAGGCGGAACAAGACTATGATTTAATATATTAAATTGGAGTCTTCTTATACTTTCAACAACTATGAAAATACCTTCACTTTCCCAAATATGCTTAATTTCATTAATTAATGTTTCATTTGGGTCATCTTTAATAATTATAAATAATGTATCATTTTTATTAAGAGTCTCAGATAAAATAAATAAATCATCAATCATTTCTTGAATATTTTTAGGAGCTGGTCTAACAGTTAAATAATATCTTATATATATTTTTCTTTTAATAATTTCAGTATTAACTTTATCATCTCTAATTTCTAGAAGCATATCTAGTTGGTTATTTTGTTTCATTGTATTAACCTCATTAATACTAAAGTTTGCATAATCATTTATATTATAACCTTGCTTATCCATTAATTCTAGAATTGTTTTTCTAGAAGTATAAATTTGAGAAATTAAAACACTTGAGTTTTGGCTTGCCATTCTATATTATAATATAAACATAATGAATTATTTTTATTTCAATTTTATTTATAATGTTATTTTCTTAATTCCAGAAGAAGTTGTAACTTCTGAAGAAGAAGGAGATTCAAGTATTATTTTTCTATCTCCTGATTCAGCATTAGAAGAACTTTCTGGATTTTCTGAAGCTTCTGAAGCAGGTTTAGTTTCTTCTTCTTTATTTTCTTCTTCAACGTCTAAAATATTTGGATTTATTTTAAATTCTTTATTAGTACTACTTATATCTGAACCAGGAACATATGGAGGTGAACCAGGAGCATAAGCTGGAGAACCTGATGGAACATATGTTGGAGAACCAGGGGCATATGGAGGTGAACCTGATGGAACATATGTTGGAGAACCAGGGGCATATGGAGGTGAACCTGATGGAACATATGTTGGAGAACCAGGG